TTTTCTCCTAGCTGTTAATAAATTTGTAAAGTTTAAACTTTTTGCATTATATTTGTCTGTAACTAAAAACTCATATCATGTCAGAAACAACCAACAACACTCCAGAGAGTACTACTGAAGAAAGAGTACCTACGGCTGCCGAGATGGAAGCATACCGTAAAAACATGCAAGCTTACTACAAAGAGCAGATGCCCTTGTTAAAAGCTCAATTAGAGTATGAACGTACGATTGCGGATATTGAAGAGCAGCGTGTAAAAGCTATGACTATGGTGATTCGTCAAGCCCAATTAAAAGCGGGTCCACCAAGAGAAGCAGCACCGGCTCCTTCTCCTGATAACGAAGACCGCAAAGACCCAAGTGGCGAAACACAACCAGGAACACGTAAATTAAGAACAGAATCATGACAGTAGACATTGCAACATTAAGAAGAACCATTGCTAAGCTAGGCTACAAGTGGTTCGAGGATCAGCCAAACATTATTGCTATCCGCAGTACCTTGAATGTACCTAATGTGTTCAACGACATCTTGACCATCGTGTACAAGAAGAACGGTGTTGAAACACTTTACACAGCAACAATTACAACTGAGCCAGGAGTTACCTATCAGAAGAAATTGCTTAACCCAAAAGGATGTTGGGTAATGATGCCTGCTCAAATGATTGACGCATATGCACCGGGATTACATCAAGGAAAACCTGACCACAGATGCTTACGTAGTGTAGGTAAAATCTACGGTCTTCGTGATGCCGATTTAGATGGAATTGCTGGAAACAGCGGTAAACCTGAATGGGTTGACGGAACTACTGTAGGTGCAAACATACATGGTGCAAACAAAGCGGGTATTACTCGTGAGATTGGACCTTGGTCAGCCGGTTGTCAAGTTCACAACGACTGGAAGAAAAAAGAAGAGATGATGAAGATTTGTGACCTTTATCCAAAACAAAAGAAGTTCACTTATACGTTAGTAACGGAAAAGGACTTAACATTTTAAACTGTCAGTTAAACCAACAACATGGCAAAAGTAAACATAGTAAACAAGCAGGTTCAGATGAGCCTGCCTGACATAATCAAATTTCAGTTGCTCACTCATTGCTATATTAATCATATAGCTTTGAGTGAACTGGACTTTGACTGTCTGACACAATTAGGTATTTTAGGAGAATCAGAGCTTACTGATTTTTGTACCTTGATGGCTGAAAGAAGACTTCAAGAGAAACTAAAGACTATGTCAGAGGCAGCTGGAAAAAAGCTAGATGCTTCACCTCAAACTATTCGCAACGTTTTAATTAAAGTAGAAAAAGAGGGTCTTATCCAAAAAACAGGAAAAGGTAGAAAGCGTATTAGTCTTAATCCAGACTTGAAAATTCAAACTGCAGGAAACATACTGTTAAACTATAAAGTGGTCCACATTGAATCCCAAGAAGCCTAAAGACATAATAAAGATGATGTCTGAGCCAGATAAAAATCTGGTGAATGACTTAGTATCTTTTTACTTTAAAGATGTCAGAAAAGCCTTGTCTGAAGCTCAGGGGGCAAACATTATAGTAGAGGGGTTGGGTACTTTCAGAGCTAAGTCTTGGAAGCTACCTGATATTATTGCTGAAACGGAAAAGATGCGAGACAAGTATAAAGCAATAGTTGATAGCCAGAACCCAATCACCTTTCAGAAGTTTTCTATCCTGAAAGACTATGAAGACAAACTTGAAAAACTGTACGCATTACGTGACAAACTAGAACTAGACAAACAGAAAAAAGAACAAATGAAGCACTTAAAAGAAATATGGAAACACCGCAAGCAAATACTTGAAGGTGTTGGTAACGCAATCTTTAAAAAGGAAAAGATTGAAGCTATTGCAAACAGTCGTATGGAGATTTGTAAAGCTTGTCCTATAATTGATTTAACTGGAGAGAAATGTGTAGTACCAGGTACGCAACCTTGCTGCGGTGCTTGCGGATGTAAACTTGCATTCAAGACTCGCTCTCTTTCTTCTCAATGTGAACATCCGGATGGACCAAAATGGGAAGCTGTTTTAGAGCAAGCAGAAGAGGATAAATTGTATCAGGAAATTAACTATAATCCAGACGAACATGGAGGGGATATCACAAGCAATACTGAAGTCTAGGTCAACGGGGCGTACCCAGGTTACACTAGATGCTTTGGAGAGTTTCATGGAATCTCTACACAAACCCTATACAGAAAAGCGTCAGCTTGTTGTATTAACTGGTCAAGGTGGAATGGATAGATTTCAGCTTGAAATTGAAAAAGGTAATGACCGTGACTTTGCTGACTTCCTTGAAATGAACAAGATTGTTACATCAGAAGAACGAGACCGTTTAAAAGAGATGATAAACGGTACTTATGAAGATTATGCTGTAGCCAAAGAAATTTTGTATAACTTGTCTGAGTCAGAAAAGCTACCTTACAAAAGAAAAAAAGAATGATGGAAACCTTGCATGTACAACAACCGCTTTATATACCAACTGGTCGTACCGGTCAAGAAAGACATGCAGTAAAACAAGTGTTGCAGTACAGTCTTGAACAAGGTCGTATCACATTGTGTGAAATGCTGAGGTTACAAGACCTTGTAGAATCACCTGATGCGGAAAACTTAACTGTAGCAATGTCAATCCTAGAAGTAAAACATAGTATTAAATTTGTATGAACAACCTCCCTCACATAGGTGTAATCTTTATGTCAAATGCTGAAAAAACAGCACTTGAGATAATCTCTAAAAACATAGAGGAACAACTTATGTGGGGTAATTCTGATTACTTTCAAAAGAAAGCTAAGGAGTCACTTAAACAGTTGCTCATAGAAAAAAAAGTAAGCCGAACCCAAGCAAAAAGTCTTCTTCAGATGATAAACTCACCTGCAAAAGATAATCTGGATTTTGCGCGAAATTTAATGGAAACCTTATCAACTCAAAAATCAATTCAACATGTCAGTCATATTTAAACCCGAAAACCACAGTTATGAAAGCTTAGATCCGAATGAACGGATAAAGTGGACAAGTGTAACAACCTTTGTAGGATTGTTCAAGCAAAAGTTTGACCCAGTCAAGCAATCCATTAAGTCATCAAAAAATCCTAAGTCAAAATGGTTTGGGATGGACCCGTTGGAGATTCAAGCTCACTGGGCAAAAGAAACAGACCGTGCGGTATCTAATGGTAGCTTTTATCATGACCAACGCGAGTCAGACCTTTTGGAACTTGAGACCATTGAGAAAGCTGGTAGAGCTTTACCAATTATCAAGCCTATTTACAACAATGGTATAAAACAGGCTCCTGTACAACGTTTAACTGAAGGGATTTATCCAGAGCACTTTGTGTTCTTAAAGTCTGCAGGTATCTGTGGACAATCTGATAAAGTTGAAGTTATTAAGGATACTGTAGACATCGTTGACTACAAGACTAATAAGGAAATCAAGAAAGAGTCTTTCCGTAACTGGGAAGGCATTTCACAGAAAATGACCGGTCCATGTGCTCACTTAGATGATTGTAATTTCAATCATTACTCTTTACAGCTGAGTATTTACATGTACATTATCCTAAAGCATAACCCTACTCTTAAACCAGGCAAGATGTTTCTTCACCATGTTATCTTTGAAAAGATTGGTGAGGATAAATTTGGTAATCCAATTCTGAAGCTTAATGAGCAGGGTGAGCCAATCGTAAAAACGGTTGTTCCTTATGAGGTACCTTATCTAAAGACAGAAGTTATAGCAATGATTAAATGGTTACAAGAACAAAAAGACAATGGGATACTGGGATAAATTAGAATGGGTGGATGAATCACATCCAGAAATACTACGAGTGCCAATCACACTTGAAAGTAGACAACACAGAAATTTAGGATTAGATGGAGAAGCTCCAAACTTCCAAACTTTTCAGTATATTGACATGAGTAAACTTACAAGTTTGCGTCACTGTTTTTTAACTGAAGAAGAAAAGCCTGATGAAGATACTTGTTTGATTTATACAGGAGCCGAGTCAGACGGTTTGATGGTAGATGTACCGTTATCTGACATGATGAAAATGTGGTTAAAACATAAAAAGTGGAAAAATGAGCAACGATGAATATCAACACCAGGATTTCTGGACAGAACTAAATAAAAAGTTAAATGAAGAACAAGAGTCAGTTTGCATTCAAAGTAATGAAAAAGGCGAGTGCCTAATGAGCATGAAATGGATGATGATTGACATGAGTGAAACACCTAAAACAAAAGAAGATGAACATACAAATGTTTGACATCCATGACGGGAATGTGGTAATTAACCACAACTGTCTGTCTATTCCAGAACTCAAAGCTATTCATGATGCGTATGAAGATCCTATTCCCGCATTCAACTTTTTGTATTACATGTTTGATATTAACAGTCCATATATCAACATTGAAGAAGAGGCCAAGGAAGAAACTCTCTTGACTGATTTTCCTGGTGAATACACCTTGGAAGATGAAGTCATGATTGCAGCCATCAAGAAAATGGAAGAGCTTTATGTTACACCCACTTACAGATATTATCTGGATAACAAGATACTTATGGAAAAACTTGGTAAATTTGCTAGGACTGCTTCCGTAACTACAGGACGAGATGGGAACATTGGAGCTTTACAGAGTCAAGTAAAATCCGTAGGTAAAACTATAATGGAGTTTAAACAACTTGAGAAAGTAGCAATGGATGAAATATCAGAGGGTAAAAACAGAGCAAGAGGTGGTAAAAAACTAGCATACGATCAAGATTGAGAAAGATAGCTTTTATAATAGTGTATTGGTTAGCCGTAGAAACATGGCGTTCATGGCTATTCTATAGTGAAGAACATAGACGAGTAGGAACTTATTACACAAACATTTTAGTACCATGAGTAATCATTATATAGAAATACCTACTTGGGAAAACGGTCAATGGAGTACTACCACCTTTGATACAATGGAAGAGTTCAGAGACTTCCTTCTTCCTCTGTTCAAGATTCCAGGAGAATATGGCTTTGATGAAACTGCCTTTGAGTTTAATGCTCAAGCTCGTCAGTTTACCAAAACCGGTGGAAATTCTGGAGGTGGTTATTACTGCCCTTATCCTGAGGGAAGTAAAGACTTCCGTACATACTGGAACTTTGAAAAACAGAAATGTAGAAACGGTGTTCTTTACAAGGGTAAGCATAACATGTGGTATCTCCCTAGAGAATACTACATGTGGATTAACTTCCTCCCTATCAATGATAAGGTGAAAAAGAAGTTTGACTTCCCATCTGTATGGGACAGTCAGTATCATATGGCTCTATATGAGCTACTAGCAGAGCTGCATTACATGCACTGTTCTGTTTTAAAGAAACGTCAGTTTGGTTCTAGTTATTATCACATGGCCAAACTAATCAATCAGATATGGTTTGAGGAAACACCTATTTTGAAAATTGGTGCTTCGCTAAAGGACTATATCAACGAGAAAGGTTCATGGAAATTCTTAACTGAGTATAAGTCTTTCCTTGACGATAAGACGGCATGGTACCGCCCAATGAATCCGGGTAAAGTACTTATGTGGCAACAGCAAATTGAAGATACTACACCGGATGGTCGTACAACATATAAAGGTTTAAAAGGTACTCTGCAAGGTGTGAGTTTTGAACAAAGTGATACAACCGGTGTCGGTGGTGGTATCAGAATCTTCTTCTATGAGGAAGCTGGGGTAGCACCTACTATGGATAAAACAGTTGAGTACTTATTCCCTGCACTTCAGTTAGGACAAGTAACTACTGGTATTTTTATTGCTGCGGGAACGGTGGGTGACTTGGATGCATGTGAACCATTAAAGCATATGACCTACCACCCAAGAGTCAATAGCATTTATCCAGTAACAACTAACCTAATTGATGACAAGGGAACTATTGGAGAGTCAGGTTTGTTTATTCCGGAGCAATGGTCTATGCCGCCATATATTGACAAGTACGGAAACTCTCTTGTAGAAGAAGCTTTAAAAGCTTTAAGCGAAGATTTTGAGAAGTGGAAGAAAGAGCTTTCTCCTGAAAAATACCAGTTGCGTGTATCTCAAAGACCGCGTAATATTGGTGAAGCTTTTGCTTACCGAAAAGTATCTTTATTTCCTCAGCATTTGGTTGCTGCACAGATGAAGCGAATTGAGGAGAAAGAATACCCGTATGAGTTTATTGACTTAACCAGAGATGCCGCAGGAAAAATTATAGCGGAACCAACCAAGAAGATTCCAATCAGCGAGTTCCCAATCTCAGTTAAAACTGAAGATAAAACAGGTGTTATTGTTGTCTATGAACGTCCTGATAAAGATGCAGCCTGGGGAACCTATTACGCATCAATTGACCCCGTGTCAGAGGGTAAAACAACAACCTCAGAATCACTCTGTTCAATCTATGTTTACAAGAATCCGGTTGAGGTTACCCGTCACGATGGGGATAAAACTGAAACCTTCATTGAAAGAGATAAGATTGTAGCTTGTTGGACTGGTCGTTTTGATGACATCAACAAGACTCATGAACGTTTAGAGAACATAATTGAATGGTACAACGCCTGGACAGTAATAGAGAACAACGTGTCTTTATTCATTCAGTACATGATCAGCAAGCGTAAACAACGATACCTTGTACCAAAAGACCAGTTGATGTTCCTGAAAGACCTAGGCGCCAACCGAAATGTATTCCAGGAATACGGTTGGAAGAATACAGGAACCCTGTTTAAGACCAATATCCTAAGTTACCTGATTGAGTTCCTAAAAGAGGAAATCGATATCGAGACTAAGGAAGACGGTACAATTGTTAAAGTGATGTACGGAATTGAGAGAATTCCGGATATTATGGCAATGAAAGAGATGCAGGCTTATAATGACGATGTCAACGTCGATAGGCTTGTTTCCCTTGCGGCTCTAATTGCTTTTGCAAAAGTTCAGCAAGCTAACAGGGGATACAAAAAGAGAGTTGAAACATTAAACAAGAAAGACTTGCAAAAGTCCCAAGATTTGTTTAAATTAAACAATAGCCCATTTAGGCATATTGGACATTCTAAGAGTAGCTCAAACAGTATGAGACCTCCTAGAAGTCCATTTAAAAACATAAGATAGTGTCATGAAAGTATTAAACGCAATGCAGCTTAAAGCTGGCGCCAAAACAGAGTACAACAGGATGGGTAGCATTACCCAACCAATCCAGTTCTTACCTCGTGAAGAAAAGGATGAGGAATGGTACGCCTGGAATATGGACTGGCTTGAGTGGAACGGATTAAAGCAAATCCGTAGAAATGCTCGTAGATTAATGAAAAACTACAAGCTGGCTAAAGGTGTTATTGATAAATCTGACTACCTGGTGGAAGAAGATAACGAGATGAGAGACCTTGTAGAAACTCTAATCCAGGAAGACGTAAGTGCCCTTGAATTAAAGTTCTATCCGATTATCCCTAACGTAATCAATGTATTAACTGCAGAATTTGCTAAACGTAATACCAAGGTTGTTTTTCGTGGCGTGGATGAGTTTACCTATAACGAGCAATTAGAGGCTAAACGTTCAGCAATTGAAAAGGTTCTTTACAGTCAGGCTGAGCAACGTCTTTTAATGGAAATGCTTGACCAAGGTTTAGACCCTGAAGATCCTGAAGTACAACAAAAAATGCAAGAGCAAATGAATCCAGAGAACCTTAAGACTCTTCCTGAGATTCAAAGCTTTTTTGATAAAGACTACCGTAGCTTATGTGAACAGTGGGCTACACACCAGCATAAGATTGATGAAGACCGTTTTCGTATGGATGAACTTGAGGAAAGAGGTTTTAGAGATATGTTAATCACTGACCGTGAATTCTGGCACTTCCGTATGATGGAAGATGACTATGAGGTGGAATTATGGAATCCGGTTTTAACCTTCTACCATAAATCCCCAGATGCTCGTTACATTTCTCAAGGTAACTGGGTCGGCCGTGTGGATATGATGACTGTTGCAGACGTTATCGATAAGTACGGATACTTAATGACACAACAACAACTTGAGTCATTAGAAGCAATTTATCCAGTTCGTTCTGCTGGTTACCCACTGCAAGGTTATCAAAATGACGGTACATACTACGATGCAACTAAAACGCATGACTGGAATACAAATATGCCCGGCCTTGCTTACCGCCAATACACATCTATGTGGGATAATTCAATTGCTCCAGGTGGAGATATTATCAACTGGATTATGGCAGAAGGAGAAGATTATGCACCGATGGGTGCTGCTTTCTTGATGCGTGTTACAACAGCTTATTGGAAGTCTCAATGTAGAGTAGGTCACCTAACAAAGATCAGTGAATCAGGAGAAACCATTGTAGACATTGTAGATGAATCTTACAAGATTACTGATAAACCAATTTACAACACACAATTGTTCAAAAACAAGACTAAGAACAACTTGGTATTTGGTGAACACATTGACTGGATTTGGATTAACCAAACTATGGGTGGTGTAAAAATCGGTCCGAATATGCCTTCCTTCTGGGGAATGAATAATGCCGGTGGAATTAGCCCAATGTATCTTGGTATTAACCAAAACAAGATGGGCCCATTAAAGTATCAGTTCAAAGGAGATAGTACACTTTACGGATGTAAACTTCCAGTAGAGGGTGCTGTATTCTCTGACCGTAATACTCGCTCTACAGCAATGGTTGATTTGATGAAACCGTTTCAAATCGGTTACAACATTGTAAACAACCAGATTGCCGATATCTTAGTAGATGAGTTAGGTACTGTAATCTTATTAGACCAAAACGCAATTCCTCGTCACTCTTTAGGTGAAGACTGGGGTAAAAACAATTTGGCTAAGGCTTACGTGGCAATGAAGAACTTCCAGATGTTACCATTGGACACAACCATTACAAACACTGAGAATCCACTTGCTTTCCAACATTTCCAAACTTTGAACCTTGAGCAAACACAACGTATGATGTCAAGGATACAGTTAGCTAATTACTTTAAGCAACAAGCATTTGAAGTGATTGGTTTTACTCCTCAGCGTTTAGGTCAACAGTTAGGACAAATAGATACAGCTAAAGGAACTGAACAAGCTCTTGTAGGTTCTTTTGCACAAACAGAAGTTTACTTTATTCAGCACTGTGATTATTTAATGCCTCGTGTGCATCAGATGAGAACTGACTTAGCTCAATACTATCACTCAACAAAACCTTCATTACGCTTGCAATATATGACAACTAATGATGAAAAGGTAAACTTTGAGATGAACGGTACGGACTTACTGTTACGCGATTTAAACATCTTTGCTACTACTCGTGCAGATCACCGTGCTATTCTTGAGCAGATGAAACAGTTAATTGTTGGTCAGAATACAACCGGAGCAACAATCTATGACCTTGGTAATGTTATGCAGGCTGAATCTCTTTCTGAGATTAATCATGTATTAAAAGCTACTGAGAAGAAACAGCAAGCCGAGAAACAAGCTCAAATGCAGCATGAACAAGAAATGGCTGATAAAGCTAACGAGACGGCAATCCAACAAAAACAAATGGAAATTGATGCGGATGTGCGTAAAGAAGAAATGCGTAACCGTACTACTCTATTGGCTGCAGAAATTAAAGCAGCTGGTTATGGTGCTATGCAGGATTTGAACAATAATGCTCAAAGTGATTTCATGGATGTTCTTGACCAAGTGCGCGGTACACAAGAGTTCCAGCAAACAATGAACTTCAATCAACAGAAAGAAGCTTCAAAGAATGCTGTTAATGCTGAAAAGAACGCTTTAGCTAAAGCAAAAATTGATGCACAATTGGCTATGAAGAACACAGATTTAAAGATAGCTGAGGTGAATAAAAACCAATTTGATGTAAAAGCTGCAGCTAAAAAGAAACAAGATGCAAAAAAGAAAAAGTGAAACTAGCGTTATAATGCGGAAAATTTCACATGTCAGAGATATACAGGCAAATTTATAAAGTTTATTTGCATATTTTTGTTATATTATATATGTCAGTCCAACAAAAACCAACCAACAATTTATAACATGAGTACACAAAACACAACTGTTGAAACAGCAGACATCGATGTAAACGAGCTCCTAAACATAGGAAGTTCAGTTATGTTGCCTGCTGGTGACCAATCAGCCGCTAAACCTAATATGTTTAGCCGTAAAGATGTAGATACATCGTTCCTTGACAATCCAAAATTTGGTACTGAAAAAGATGACGACGATGATGATGCCGCAAAAGCTGCAAAAGCTGCTGCTGCAAATACAGCTACTGCGGCTACCGAGGCGGCTGCTGCTTCTGCTGCCCAAGCAAAAGCGGCTGCCGGAGGTGCCCAACCTGCTGGTGATGACGACATCGATAACATCATTAAAGATGGTGACAACGATGCCGCTACAAAAAACACAGGTAGACCAAAAACTGATAAGAGTGGTCTAGTTGAATTAACCAAGAAGTTAATCGAGAAAAAGATGCTTGTGCCATTTGATGATGACAAAGCAATCGAAGATTACACTACTCAGGACTTCGAAGAGTTATTTGAAGCTAATGAGCAGGAGAAAACTCGTAAAACTTTTGGAGAGATTTCGGAGCAGTTCTTCCAATCACTTCCTCCTGAATTTCAATACGCGCACCAGTACATCCAGAATGGCGGTCGCGACTTAAAAGGTCTTTTCAAGTCACTTGCTCAAGTAGAGGAAGTACGTCAAATGGATCCAACTAAAGATGCAGATGCAAAACAGATAGCTCGTAGCTATTTACAAGCAACTCACAGAGATTGGACTCCTGAAGAAATTGAGGAAGAAATCGTAGGCTACGAAGACCGTGGTGAATTAGAAGCAAAAGCTGCTAAGTACAAACCAAAATTAGATGCCCTTACTGAACAACAAGTAGCATACAAGTTGAAACAGCAAGAAGCATTACGTCAGCAACAAGCTGAACAAGCTCAAGTGTACATGGATAACATCTATAAAACACTTGAGCCAGGTGAATTAAACGGATTAAAGTTAGACAGAAAGACTCAGAACTTACTGTTTGCCGGATTAGTTCAACCTAACTATCAGTCATCAAATGGAAATCAAACAAACTTACTTGGGCACTTATTGGAGAAATACCAATATATAGAACCTAATCATGGGTTGTTAGCTGAAGCTTTATGGTTATTAGCTGACCCAGATGGTTACAAGTCTAAAGTTCGTGAGAATGAAAAGAAAGGTGTGACACAGGATACCGTTCGTAAATTGAAACATGAGCAAGCAAACAAAAATGCTTCTTCTGTCCAAGATGACGACGATAACCAATCAGGTAATAAGCCATACAAAATTCCACGTCCATCAGGGCAGAATTTTTTCAAGCGATAAACAACAATAAAAACAAGTATAAACCCTAAAAACAAAAACAGAAATGAGCACTCCAGTTTTAAACAACGGTCTCTTCTTACGCGACACGAACTATCAAGGTAGTTCACATGTTGATTCATATCACATGATGAATATGTTGAAGGACGCTGAGCCTATGGATATGGGACCAGTAGACATTTGGGCAATGACCCAAAAAGTTGAAATGCCTCTTTACCAATTATCATCTTTTGGTGGTAAGAACGTAATCATGGTAGACAATGCACGCGGTGAGTGGAAATGGCAAACTCCGGTTAGTCAAGACCTTCCATACATCCTTGAAGACATTGAGCCACAAAACCTTACTAAAGGTATTGACGGTACAACCTTCAAAATCAAAATCAACAAGCGTGAATTTGGTCACGGTGATATCATCACTTATGACAAATACAACGGTGTTGAGATGTACATCACTGCTGATGATATCTTACCTTTAGGTGACGGTTTCATCTACACTGTACAGTTGACAAACAACGACAACTACAAGTTCTTAGACAACAAGTATTTGTCACCACAAACAAAATTATTCCGTAAAGGTTCGGCTCGTGGAGAATACGGTGAGCGTTTCTCTGATATCCGTACTCAAGCTGGATTCCGCGAGTTCTATAACTTCGTAGGTGGTTCAGAAGCACATGTTCACTATTCTATCAGCTCTCGTGCTGACATGATGATCAAAGGTGGAATGAATGCTGACGGAACAGTTCCTGTAACTGAAATCTGGAAGAACTTTGACAAGTCGTTAGACCCGTCAATCACTTCTATCAACGACATCGCTTCTAAGATGGGTAAAGACTACTTGAAGCGTGCAGTAGGAAATGGTACTTTAACACGTACTTTCTTGACTACAATGGAAGCAGCTCACTTAACCAAAATCGCAACTGACATCGAGACTTACTTAATGTGGGGTCATGGAGGTCGCGTTAAACAAGATGGACCGGATGATATCCGTTTATCTGTTGGTTTATGGAAGCAGTTAGATAACTCTTTCAAACGCGTGTACAACAAATCTAACTTCTCGTTAGAGTTGTTCCGTGGTGAGATCTACAACTTCTACGCTGGTCGTGTGGAGTTCCAAGGTCCAGACCCTAAACGTCAATTAATCGTACAAACCGGTATGGGTGGTATGAGATTAGTAAACGAGGCTATCAAGCGTGAAGCTGTTAACTCAGGTTTAGTAATCCAAGCTGCTGCTAATAACGGTATCGGAGCTATCTCTGGTCAAGGTATGGACTTAAACTTCGGTTTTGCGTTCACATCTTACGTGATTCCGTTCTTAGCGAATGTGAAGTTCGTGTTAAACCCAGCGTTTGACAACTTACACACAAACGACATCGAGAACCCAATCATTGATGGAAATCCGTTGTCTTCTTACAGCTTCATCATTTTCGATATCACTGATACAGGAAATGACAACATTTATATGTTGAAGTTATCTTGGGATAACCAATTGAAGTGGTGGTACCAAAACGGTACGATGGACTACATGGGAAGAACTCAAGGGTTCAACTCTTCAGGTCAGTTCAACGGTTACCGTGTGTACATGACACAAACAATGCCGGCTATCTGGGTAAAAGACCCAACCAAGGTATTAAAAATTGTGATGAGAAACCCAATCACAGGTGGATCATTCTAACCCAAAAAAGGGGGACTAATCCTCCCCCTTTTTTTTTCTTTACAAGGTGAAACAGACGAGGGATTCAGCGTCCCGGTAAAGAGCCAATATTAACATACAAAATAACAAAATCATGATAACACTTTTTCAAAAACTAGTTGCTAACCGCAGAAGAATCTTCACATTTTTAGGTGCCTATAAAGGTGACAATGCTTTACTAACTGTAAATGACTACAACCATTTGATTGACCAATTAAATTACAATGCAGGTAGAAAAGTAGCGGTAAGTGTATTAAAACGTTTTACAGGTATTGAACCACCTCCTGGTGTGTATGCACGTTTGTTATCAACTGGTGGAGGATGTTTAGTAGAAACTAACTCTGAATGCCAAGCTGGTACAGAAAAAGCAAGAAACTATAAACCAGCAAAAGGGGCGAGTCTTGTTAGAAATGCTGCAGGTGTGTACCGTGTAGACTTGTTAGCTGATGGGTTTGGTGACTACGCTCATGTGAGTGTAGAAATTTCATCATTATCTAGAGTAGGTTCTGTTAAACAAACACCTATCTACAGTGAATTAAATCCTAATTTAATCACAGGATACGAGATTAAATGCTATGATGAAAAAGGTGAGTTAGATGACTTACCATTAATCAATGCATTAATGACTACAACTTATTACGCAAAGTTTCTTACCCCTGTAAATCAGATTTAAGAAATGCAAAGATAAGTGTTATCTTTGCTCTATATAAACCAACATAAACCAACAAAAAAATGAGTGTAACAATTGTATCAACACCGTACAGTGACAAGAAAAGCGGAACAATTTCCGTTAAGCCTTACGTAGATCCTGAAGTAGAAAACTTAGGATTGCAGAAGTATAACATGGCCCTTTATGATGGAGTATTCCATGAAGAGCCTTTAGCTTGTATCGAGCGTAATGGTATCTTGAGGTACGTAACCGGTTTGAACGAGTTTGCTCCTGAAATTAAATTAATCCAGGATGAAGAAACTCGTAATGCCAAAATCAAGGACATCCGTGAAACGGTTGCCCAATTAGAAAGAGAGTTAGCTGCTAATGTAGTTGACCCTAAGGATGAAGATTTTTGGAATAAGGTTAAATTGCTTAAGCATGATAACCACGAGTTCTGGAGTAAAATAACAATGCGTTGCGGTAACGACCCAATTCCATTGGACCCTGCAAAGGACCCATATGACTTGATTAAGTTACGCGCCATTGAGGCAGGTGGATTTTCTATGATTGCTCCAAGTTTTGAAGCAGCTCGTAGTAAATCTGTACCACCAAAGTTCTTTTTAGATAAGTACATTGAAACTGTTTCAACTAAAACTGAGGTTACTAAAATTAAGAACAAGGCAGTTGCTGAGCTTGAGAAGATGTTCGAGAAGAACCAAAACAAGCTGTTCTATGTGGCTAAAGTTACGGATGCAAACAGTGTTCAGTACAAGAAATCTACACCGCAAGATGTTATCTATGCTAACATGGATAAATACATCTCAGGTGAAGGTATTGAACGTAATGTGAAACGTGCGGCTCAAGCGTTCCTTGACAACTCTAAGTTGGATATGGAAACCTTGAAAATCCGTGCTATGATTAAGGATGCTACATTCTACAAAATCATGGCCGCTAAACCGGATGGTTTCATTTACCATGTGGACACACAAGTTCAAATGGGACGTTCAGCCGCTGAGTGTTTAGAGTTCTTGAAGAATCCTTTGCATGAGAAAACTCTTGAGGATTTGACAAGAAAGATTGAAAAGTTCTGGAATCAATAAAAAACAAATATCATGGCCGGAGTAAAGAAAACAGCAAACAAGTTCCCAACAGTGGTGACAAATCCAACTCCTTACAAAGGAGGAATGAATGCATGTCCAACTGTAGTAACTAACCCGACTAAGTACAACGGTGGCTTAAACAAAGCTGCTTGTGATGTACCGTCAAAAAAGAAGTAATTAAATGCTTAATCAGACTATCCTCATAAAAGTTCGTCAGCGCCTAAACAAATTGGCGAGTAATGACTATGACAATATCATGCCTTGGCAGATCATTGAGGCTTTTAACAAGGGTCAATCTGATTGGTGCCGTAGAAACTTACATGGGTTAAACGTTAAGCAAGAAGGGGATGAACAGTCAACAAGTAGAATTGATGACCTTCAGCCCCTTCTGGATACGGTAACGTTAACTATGAACGACCGCGGAACTTACTTTGAAAGCAATGGAATGCCTGATGACTATATGCGTTGGAAGAGAATCTCTATCCAAGCAAAGTCAGAATGCTGTCCAGCTAAGAAGATGGTAGTTTACTTAGCAGAACAAGGTAACAGAGACGAGTTACTTCGTGACAAAAACAAACAGCCTAACCTTGAATGGGGTGAAACGTTTGCTATGTTTGAAGATAACAAGATTCAGATTTTTACCAATGGTCTGTTTGCGGTTGTCTCTCCTGAATTAACTTACTACAGACAACCAACCAAGATTCAAATAGCTGGAGTAAAAGACCCTTACACAGGAATTATTCCAACAGTAGATGTACCTTGTATGTTCAAGGATGATTTAGTTGAGGTCTTGATTGATGAATGTGCTAAGATTATTGCCGGTGATATTGAGTCTCAGATTCAAATGCAAAGACAGGCTCAAACTGTAGAAAACAATAACTAAAGACAATGGCTGAATTTTTAAAAAGACCCGTTAAAAAAGGACACAATCCAATGATTGATGAACATTGCATCAGTCAGTTACAATATAGAATCCAACAGGAAGAACTTTCTTCTAGAATTTACCTGTCAATGTCTGTTTGGTTAAACAATGAAGGGTATATGGGTGCAGCTTCTCTTTGGAAGAAGTACTCAGAAGAAGAAATGCTTCACGCTGGTTGGGCTAGAGAATACTTACTGGCCATGGGTGTCACCCCACAGGTACAAAGTTTAGACGCGCAGCCGAGCCGTTATACTGGATTGCCTGAGATTATCCGATTGTCGTTTGACCACGAAATCACGGTAACCAAGCAGATCAAAGAAATGGCTGGCGCAGCCCTAAAATTAGGAGACCACATGCTTTATGAACTTTGCCTAAGATACCTGAAAGAACAAGTAGAAGAGCACGATAAAATGCAGACTTGGGTAGATAAGCTTGAAGCGTTTGGTGAAGACAAAATTGCTCTAAGAATGTTAGACCAAGAAATGGCTGGCTAAATTATTCTGAAAAAAATTTTGTAGTTTGACAAGAAATGTGTATATTAAATCATATGTTTATAAACCCCTAAAAAAGAAAAATCATGGCTTACTTTAATCATGCGTTTAACAAGGTGTTTTTGGGAACACAGCTTTCGTCTGTGAACACCAATGCGAACTTAACGGACGGTTTCGTTAATACAGCAGGTATCCCAACTGTAGCACTTAGTCAAGTTGACTTAGCTGTTGCAAACAATAACTACGGACCAGGTTCGTACGGGTTCTTTGACCCAAACACTTGGAACTCAGTAGACGTTACGTTCTTCAGCGGAGGAGCTAACAAATGTTGTCCATTAGTTCTTGCTGCAGGTTCTTTACTTGCTAAAGACAAATTAAACCAATATGTTGGTGGTTACAAAGAGTCCAACAAATCAAAATTGATCAACCCTAAGTACATCCAAAAAGTGTACCGTGTTGACCCTTGTACGCCTCAACAATCAGTTACTTCCGTAGGAACAACTCCATCGTTGAATTCCCAAGGTGACGACCCTGCTAACTACCAAGGTGGTACTGTAAAAGCAAACTGTGCGTTTGACTTTTTATGTGGTGAGACATACTATTTACGTATTGATGTAAAAGGTTCTCCAGCGTTACGTTTCTTAAACCACAACGCTTACCAAACACTTTCAGCTTACACTGGATGTTGTTCAGGTCCTACTCCAACAACTGTTGACCCTACAACTGTTTACATTGAGTGGGCAAAAGCATTAGTTATCAACAACTACTTAAAGGACTTAGTTGCTCCTGTAGTTTACGATACAACAGGTACAGCTTGGTATGCACCAGGAACAACTGTAACATTAGACGGAACTAACACTCCTGTTACTTCTGCTCAATGGTGGGATGCTTATGTTCCGGTAGCTCCAGCTCCAGGACAAACTGCAGGTATGCGTTTATTCGGTGCGTACGTTGAGACTAAGTTCGGAAACTGTACGTTCCAAATCACTGACTTCTTCGAGAAGCAACCAGTGTTAATCTACGCTTCACTTGTTGACTACAACGGTGACCCTTGTACTTTCGAAGGTCTTTGTGTTTACAATGACTGCCGTGGTATCCAAGGTATGGGCTTCGGTGAGCAAGTTGTGCGTGATTTAATCATGTCAGAATCTTACTTACAAAACTTCTTTGCAAGTAACGATTTCCGTATCCGTGAGATTACTCAAGGTTACGACATCTTGAATGCTGTAAACCGTAACGCGTTATACACAAGATATTTCATCTTACATAGTGTACCTCGTTTCAACAACCCAACAGGTGTGTTCGATAACGACCGTTACATGTTAGAGATTATCTCTGCAGGTACAAACGCTGCACTTGAGACATTCTTATCTACTTGGTTAGATGCTTGTCCAAACTGTGTTTCTTTAGAAACAGAGGAGTGTACAAACTGCGACATCGTTCCAGATGCACCTCCAATTCCTTAATCAGGAAACAGAGAATAAACACTAAAAGGAGAGTGAGAGTTAATCTCTCCTCTCCTTTTTTTATTAATATCAAACAGTAAAAAAGATGGCACAGCACGTATTAAGTCTTGAAGTCCCAGATACATTAAATACCAAGATCCTGAGAGTTCAGGATACTTCAATTTATAATCCGCAAATAGCGGCTACCTGTCAATTATTGCAGGTGACTTTACCTGGATTCAACACTCCAGTACAGTTTACAGACCAACAAATCCAACCGGGTTTTTCTTTAAACCTTACTGCGTGTGACCTTCAGATTCAGAACGCAGGCTGTGGTACAACTTATACTGACCTTCCGGACGGTATTTATATTATTAAGTACAGTGTAGCACCTAATGAAATTGTTTACGTTGAGTACAATCATTTAAGAGTTACTGCTGCGTTAAATAAAATACAATCCGTATATTGTGGGCTGGATTTAGGAACATGTGATCCACCGGCAAAGAAGAAAGAAACGCTTGAGAAGATTCGTCTAATTCAGCAGTACATCAAGTCTGCCAAAGCTTTGGTTGAATATTGTCACCAGCCAAGCAAAGGAATGGACCAGTACAACTATGCGATGAAGCTATTGAGTAAATTAACATGTTCAACCTGTTAGTTATAAACCAATAAAACCAACAATATCATGCATGCAAAATGTCCAAACTGTCACTCGAATCTAAGCTGCGTATGCCAAAAGCGTACTGCAAGTAATGGCGCACAATGTTGCACGTTATGCTTAGCTGGCTATGAAGCCGAATTAAAAAAGAAAACTAACGGAGGTCAAGCAACCAGCGTGTTGTACACTCCACCTAAAAAATAGAGATTAAAATGGCTAAGGTGATTAAATCCGTATCAGTACCAATCCAACAGAATTGTGGATGTCCTCCTGAATATATCGATGTAGGTAATGGAATCTGTCAGAAGACAGAATCCGTAAATCCTACGCCACCTAGTCAACCAATCTCAATCGTACCGATTACACCAAATCCAGCGTATATTCTGTATGGTGCAATCATCTACGAAGACATAACATTAAAACAATGGCCAATATTAGGCTCTCCTCAAGGAGGGCTTAATTGGACATTAGCCGCCAATACTATCATTCCATCATCAGGTGTTTCTAACCCTTATCTTCCAGGAGGAGCACCTTATACGTCTCTGAATCCGGGAACAGATGGTGTTAATTATACAGGTGGTATTGGAACCAACGGAGAGCACGCAAAGGTGATTTTACCTGCTCCTGCTGGTTGGCCAGGAATTCCTGTTACTGGTACACCATACAACGGCTCACCTCTTGTAGCATTACGTGAAAGTACTATTACAGGAGGTGTGCTTAACTATGGTATTGGTGCTGGTGTATTTCCTCAGCAACAAATTGTAAGTCCTCCATGGGTAGGCGGTGGTACCAATTGGTTAGACCAAAGAGGTATTCGTCCCGAAGATTGTTCAGGAGAAAATAGATGCTCAAACTCATTAGCAGATGACTGCTATAAATGTAGTAAATGGTATGGTTTTACACATTGTATAACCATCAATACTACTAAAACTTATTATGTGGCTGCCGCTGCAAACAATGCCTTCAGATTTAAAATGAACGGTATTCTGGTTATGGAATTTAACCTGGCAGACGGTATGGAGCCAACCTTAGATACGCTTAGTATTTTCCCTATCACTTTACCAGCGGGTACGCATGTGTTCCAAGTGGACATGTTGAATTACTCAGGAGATGGTGGTATGGGCTTCGAAATATATGACTGCTCGTTAGCACAACTTCAAGGAGTTGGTAGCTTAGCTGAGTTGTCAACTTATACTGTATTCTCGGCTAAAGACCGTGTAGGTGGAACGTTTGATGTAAGTAGTTATGCTGAACAAGGTTATACATGTCCTCCAGGATATGTATATTCTGCATGTAACGGAACACCAAGTTGTGTAAAAATTACAACAGCTGACCCTGCACCTTTCAATGTAAAATTGACTCCGTGCTGTGGTGATACTTCAAAAGTTCATATTGTACCTCATGATCTGTTTTTGGTAAGTCCTATCCTTCCAGGTTGGACAGCTTGTATTGAAGACATTGACCCAACCATTGGGTGCTGGTTAACTGAAGAAACTTGTGAAGCTGTAACCTATGCAGGTTCATTCACAGTTTTAGGTACATTTGCAGATTGCTTCAAATGTTTAGCAGAATGTAAACCTTGTGATGATAGTTGTAAAAGCTGTCCTCCAGGTTATGCAATGAGACCTGATGGAACTTGTGAGGGCTTAGAATCTGTACCTGCAACACAAAACCCAACTACGTATATTGCAGGTTTAGGTTCTTGGGCACAAGGTTTCTATGGCTCAAATGCCGGTCAATTTTATGAAGACATCACATTAAAACCATGGCCAATAAAAGCAGTAAATGGACCATGTTCAACACTTCCTGCAGGTACTTGTAGTATTTTACAAGATAACACAAGCTTACCTTTAATAGTAACCAATCAAGTAGCTAATCCTATTTGGGGAGGAGATGGTGGTGCAGTCACTAATTATCGTTTAAAAGTGTCAGGTTTATGGACAACGGTTGCTCCGTTACCTATAAATGAATGGATTGGTTTTGCATATTGTGTAACTCTTACCCAAAGCAAAACTTACTTTATTGCTTTTGCCGTAGATGACATTGCTAAAATTTACCTAGACGGTGTTTTAATGATTGACCACTCAGCCGTTGGTTGGTCGTTCAGAACTTGGAAGATTATTCCAGTTACTCTTACAGCAGGTACACACATCATTGATGGACGTGTTCTAAACTCAGGAAGTTCTGCAACCTTTGGTTTTGAAATCTATGATGCAACCCTTGCTCAGTTATTAGCTGTAGCTGCACCAGGTGATCTTGACCCATACATTGTATTCAGTACAGCTGACTACATTGGACAGGCTTGGCAAACTGGAGAAAACTCAGGTTACTCTTGTCCTGATGGGTATTCATTAAATACCTGTGATGGTATTGTTTGTAGCCGTATTGTTACGGTACCTGCAATTGATTGCTGTGTTGCGATTAAAGATTGTACTACTAATGAAGAAGTTTACTTGGTTACGCCAGGTGATAATTCTCATGGTTTACCTGATATCAAAACTTTAGTTGGTAATGGTACTATTGGTAAGCTTTGTCTTAATACGGGTTGTGTTGAAGGCTGCTTCTATGTAGAGGAAACAGAGAGCAGTTGCGTAACAGCAATTCCTTATGAGAATGTAATCAGCTTTACACAATATCCAGATTGTCCAACTTGTTATAAAAAATGCTATATACTAACCAACTGTCTTGACTCAGAAGAGACTATGGTTACGGATACTGACTTATCTCAGTACCTTAATTATGTAATTGCAATAAAAGGTTGCAAAGACAAATGCTGGATTGTTACAGAAACTGATAATTGTGAAGATTGTTCAGGTCCTGTAATAATTTTAAAGGCATGTCCTCCAACAGGAACTGTACAAGAAAAGTGTCTTTTTACTATTCCTATCATCAATGAAGACAACGAGTTAATAACTTTGACTGTTACAATTGATGGAGTTGATTATGCAATAGAAAACATAGACGGTTTACTGCAAGTGTTAAATGACTTGAATGCTTTAAACTTAGGTACATGGAGTCCTGCTACAATTTCTGGTACAAATTACGTAACCGTTATTGGTGACCATAATTATACAAGTTTATGTGCTACTATTAAATCAGGAGAAGGACTAAACACAACTTGTTCAGAACCGGTTTGTAACACTGTTGAAAGCGCTTCAAACTGTACTTATGATTTTACAGATGCTCGCTTTGATCAACCATGTTATTGGAAAATGACTTGGATAGTAGATGGGACTACTATTCCCCTTACACCACTACCTACGACTGTGCAAGAAATTGCGGATGCTATAACTGCTTTAGGTTTTGGTTCAGCTACTGTATCTGGTAATAGTCTTACACTTATAGGTCCTTACCAATACAGTGTTATCACCATGAGAATGGATTCACCAATGTGTGAAGTAAGACCTCCAAATGAGGTGATTACGCCTACTTGCCTTGTTGTACCTGTAGAAGGCGGTCCAGACTGTGCATGTTGTTTACCTAAACCAGAAGTAGTTGTAAAACCCCTTTTGAATCCAAGACCTGTTGACCCAGGCTATACAACACCGGGTTGTTCTCCTGAATACACAGAAAAAGTAAACTGTGCTTTTGGAGATGTGATGAATAAGAAAATGCTTTCTGCTCGTTATGGTCTAACCACTTGTTGCGAAGATCCTGACACAGATTGGGAAATTAAAAAAGAGCTTCTTGACTTTGAAGCCATTAAAGATACTAATTTAACACCTTGTAATAATGAGCTGTAATACGTGCAATAAACCAGTAACTGTATGTTGCTGTCCAAAACCCGCACCTGTACCTGTACCGGTGCCAGAACCTACATGTCTTAATCCGATTGTAGTGTTATTAGATGAGGCTAATGATTGTTTCAAAGATCAGCCTTGTCAAAATCAGAATTGTGAGAGTCCTGTAAAAGTATGGCTTACATCTGTAATAACAAATTCTCCACAGAATCCTGTTCAAAATCCGGAAATATTCCAAGAGTATTTTGCAGGTGTTTTACAAGGAGGTATTGTCATGTCGAATCAAGGATTGTGTTGTTCACAATGTTGTGAAGACAAAGCTTACATTTTAGCAGGAGTGGATGGTAAGACTATTGATACCTACTTTGATGGTGGTGGTACTGTAAACTGTTGTGCTAATTTCATTGGACCAATGCAAATACAATCAGATTTGATTGACTTTTATGACCTTTACAACATCCGTCCTTATCCTAACAAATGTGATAACAACTTTGAAGTATGTGTAGCTCATTTGGCTGCAAATACGGATAACATGAATAGCTTAATAGCTATGGGTATTTTTGAAACAGTAGGTGGCTTAGGTCAATCTGAAATCTGTAATATCGTAGATGTTATGCTTTCAGCTGGGTTTACACCAACCATGATTCATGATACATTTGAACGTTTACTAACAAACGGATTAGTAACATCATGTGTTAATGGTCAAATCTACATAGGTGGTGTTGAAGGCTATAATGATTTCATAAAAATTTATGGCCGACTTGTTGAAGGAGGCGGAAAAGTATAATAACCTTTTAATTAATGTAACATGGCACGAGTAAAAAATGAAGTAGTATATCCAATTGAGCAACCTTGGTATCCCTCAATTTCAAATGAAACACCTGGCAGTTTTTGTCAAGAGTTTACAAACCTGTTAACAACAGGAACAGTTACAACAAATGTAAATGGTGCACAATGCTGTCCAGAGTGTGGTATTTATGCAATTGCAAATGCAGCTATAATGGCTAATTTCTTACGAAATATAGACTCTGAGTTATTAACAGGTTGTTGTTACAGCATACACTCATCTGCAGAAGCCTACGCAGAATTTAAAAAAGACACTGAAGAATTGTTTACAGTACTTCAAATGACTACTTGTAGCACTAATCTTTTAGAATGTGTTAATGGTGTAAAGAGTTCCCTAGGTAAAGCTTGTTGTGATACACTTGAAACTATTGGTGTAGTGGAAATTGGAGGACTAAATCCTGATCCTAGTCAATCTCAATTATGCACATTGTTGAGTTATTTGAAGAGTATTCAACCAGCTTTAACGCCAGACCAAATTTGTAGTTGTTTAACATCAATATTAACATACGGAATAGTTGTACAATGTTTACCAAATGGTCAAATTTTTACAGGAGGTGTAGATGCCTTTTTAGATTACCTAAACACAAAATAAGCTGTTGTGTTTGGAATTCAGCAAAAAAATTAATATATTATATCATGAAACCACTCAACGCAAAAGAAACAGGATGTAATCCAATTTCGTCAAATTGTGTCATCTGGCAAGGTCCAGATATTCCTTGCATGAGTTTGTGCAAAGGAGACACTGTCAGCGATGTTACATATAAGCTAGCTACTGAGCTATGCAAAATTATGGACGTTCTAAAAGTGGATGCATATGATCTTTCTTGCTTTAACCTTACGTCATGTAAGCCGGCAGACTTTCAAGAACTATTTCAGTTCATCATTGAACGTCTTTGCCACGTAGAGCAATGTAGTGGATGTGCTCCTGGATGTGGAACGAATCCAACCCCAACTCCTACTCCTACACCTGGCGGATGCCCAGACTGTATGATGAACATAGCAGAATGCTTCTATTTCACAAACGGCTTAGGAGACGAGGTTCACTCTCTTCAAATGCAAGATTATGTTACCGCATTAGGTAACAAGATTTGTGCAATTATCCAAGCAACTGGTCTGAACTCTACAGCAATTGGTAACCAAAGTGCAAGAATTTCTAATGTAGAAACACAAGTAACTCAAATTCAGGAGAACCCTCCGGTTCAATTCCAGAATATGAACGTGTCTTGTATTTTACCTGTTACTCCAAATGGTTATCCTTTGGACGTAATCGTGTTACAATTAGAAAGTCAGTTCTGCCAGTTAAGAGCCGCTACAGGAGATGTATCTACAATCCAAGCGGATATTGCTAAGCAATGTGCAGGATTGAATGATGCTCCTCGTTTAGCTGGTTCAGGAACTATGAGTTCTATACCAGGCTGGACAACTACAGTAAGTAACATGGCTGATTCACTTGGAAACTTGTGGTTGACTATTTGCGATATTCGTGCTTCTATCTTAAATTTACAAGCTAATCAACCAAGCGGTTGTAGCTCAATTGTATTGAATTTAGCAGCAAATATATCAGGAGGTAACTTAGTGTTGTTCGTAACAGGAACCGTTCCTGCTGGTTTTGCACAATGTACTGGTTCAACTCCATTAGCTATTACAGATAGCTTTGGTGGTGCAGCTACTGTAACAATTGACTTGTTGACAATCTTAAATCAACCAGGTGGTTTCAGTATGCCTTTACCGGGTACAATTAACCCAGCTGCAAATATTACAGTGGCTATCCCATACTGCTTAAATGATGCTTTAAACAGCACAAGCTGTTCAGGATATTTAAGTACTGTAATCAATAACACAATCACTTGTCCACCGTTATCAGTTGATGCAAATGCAGATGAGACTAAATTAGATTACTCATTTATTTCTCTGAACGGTAGCTACACATACACAATACAATTGTATGACGAGGCTGGATTAACAATGATTGCTAGCCAAACTCAATCAACTGCTGTAATTTCTCCAATTGCGGGAACCTTTACAGGATTGACAGCATGTACAAATTACAAAGTGAGAATATCAATTATTCCAACTGGATGTGGTACTTGTACTCCAACTATTTGTACATTTGTGGATGGTTCAACAGGTTTACCTACAACGTGTACACCACCTGATAGCGTAACTGCAAGTAACGTTTTTGTGCCATAATTAAAACATTAAAGAGATGAGTTGTAAAACTAAAAAATGTGGATGTACGGATGCTGGGTTAACAACCCCAGCTCCGTGCCCATGCGAAACAGTAGAATGCCAAAACCCTGACGTATGTCCAGAAACATTCAGTGATAACTGTGTGATTCATACAGGAGACACTATTGTGGACATGAACATCTTGCAAGGAGATGCTCTTACTTCTATCTTACAAAAGATGGTAATTAAGATGACTCAGCCACTTTGCGTACCGGGTACTGCTTGTGCTTCTGCAATAAACTTCAAGTCCACTTCAATCGGTAGCACGTCTGCTAAGTTTGTTTGGGACCCTGTTTCATCAACAGGTACAACTCAATACATACTTCAGTACAGAAAACCTTCTGCAGGTGTATGGACAAGTAATCCAATTGTATCTGATGCAAAAGATACATTATCTGGCTTAGAGCCAAATACACAGTACTATGTACGTGTAAACACTAAGTGTGGTGGTATTTCAACATGCTACTCAGTAACATTATTAATAACGACAAAAGCATAATAAATGGCACATCCAAATACATTAAGATTGCAGTTTACTCCAAACTATACAGGTAACCACCGTGTGTGTTACCGTTTGGGTATTGCAGGTCCGTTCGACTGCTCAACAATTGTAGCAGGCGTAGTAGGCGTTCCACAAACAGTGGATATTCCTTTTGACTATACCGTAATTGATTTAACTTGTAACAGTGATGTTATCACAGGTTATGTGCAACCGGTATGTGTTCCAGAAAGCTGTCCTTACTTGAGAACAGACTTTCTCGTTAGTTATACACCATACTGTCGTTTATGGACAGTTGAGTGTACAGACGCTCCTGTTGAGACTGTTGGTGCAACTTCCGTAGGAAGCGGTTATACACCTGGAGCAATTATCCCTGTAATCTTTACAGGAGGTGGTGGCGGTTTTGGTGCTACAGCAGATGCGTACATTGCTGATGCTGCCGTTGGTTCAATCGGAATCAATAATCCAGGAACAGGTTATACAGATGGAACATTCTACAATGTACCTACTGTACCAGCGGGTCCTCAACCAGCTGTTGGTACCGGATTAGTGCTTGCTCAAGTTGAAATATTAGGAGGAACTGTTAACTCATTCTCCTTTGCACAAAATTCTGCAGATGCAGGAGCAGGTTATGTAAATGGTGATACGTTCACTTTAAACATCCCAGGTAACCCTGGTAATGGTGATATTGAGTTAGTTGCTGGTGGCGTACACTCAGGAGATGTATTATGGATTGACCTGACAAATCCAGGTTCAGGTTATACTGTAGCACCAGGAGTTTCAATAGGTGGTACAGCTGTTTTAGTAGCAACTTTAATGCAATGTCCAGCATATGACCTTGGAACAGACTGTTCAGGTTTTAATGTAGGCTTACAGCTTCAAAGATCTATTGGATGGAAATATTTCATCTGTCAAGCCATTGGTCCGGGTAACCCTTCAACTATCGATGGATGGACAGCAACTTTAGGTACCTTACCTGCTAACTGTTGTTATGCTTGTGAACAACTTGCATATACAAACTCTTCAGGAGGCGCGCTTAATGTATTCTATATCGACTATGCAACAAGAGCATGGACGTTGGTAAACGTACCTGATGGAGATACATTAACTGTTCAAATTGTACAAGGTTCTGCTTGGTTAGAAGATGGTACACCATCTGGCTCACCGTTAACAGGAACACCTTGCTAAAAATAATGTCACGGTTTGTTGGTATAACGTGACTGACAGGTAATCGGCCTCAGAGAAATCTGGGGCCTTTTGCTTTTTACATTTTAAAAGTTTATTTTTAAACTTTAAAAAAAATCCGTATATTAAAGTAGGGAAACAATTATCATGGAGCATATCACACAACCAGATTTACAAGCACCAAGATTCAGACCGAATCGTACGAGTCTACTTGGTCCAGCCTTCTTTAGAAGGTTTCGGAAAAAGCATCCCCAATATGCTTCATATAGTGATAGTAGTCTTAGAGCTATTATCAACGACTTCTGCTCTACTACTTGGAGTGAGGTAATTGAAAACCGTGATGGCGTGGAACTACCAGAGGGTATTGGCTTCTTATTCATTGGTACATGTCGTCCTCCCAAAAAACACAACACTGATTATGCTACTTCCCTAAAGTATAATAAGCGTTTGAAGCATAGAAACTTTGAGTCTGATAATTACATTGCTAAAGTGTTCTACACTAATTATGCATCTAAGTATCAGTTCCGTAACCGTGAGTTATGGCAATTCAAAGGAGAAAGAGATTTTACGCGTACCGTTGCCGAAACTTATCCGGTTAACTGGAAGCGTTACATACAAGTTGAAAATTTTCAACTGATCAACAAACTGTACCAAAATAGCAAAGGTAGAGAGTACTATGCTAAAAAGCTTGAGACAGACTTGATTGATTATAACGAATTTGATATGGACTAACATGGCAACAACAATTGGAGAAACAGTATCTAGGATACGCAACGTAGTAAAAGCTGTTAAGGAAGATGCCTTCTTAACTGACCGTTTTTTATATAGCTTGACTCTAAAGTATGCAAAGCTCTTGATTAGACGTCAAGATAATGAAAACAAAATTATGCGTTTTCAAAGCTTATTTGAGCCATTACCTTGTGTAGAACTTATTGAAGTTGACAAGGTAGAAGCATGTTGTAACGATATCAAAACTAATTGCACAATTATGCGTACCAAGGATAAGTTACCTACTGTACTAGAAGGGGCGTATGGACCGTTATTTAGAAGTGTGACTTCAATGGATGGTTCTCAGGAATGTTACAAAACTTATCCAGGTACTTATGCAAATATGACCAAGTCGTCAAATTTCAAGTACAACAAAAACAAGTATTACTGGTATCTGAACGGGTATCTGTATTTCCCGAATATTAGTTGGGAAGCTGTACGTATTGAAGGATTGTGGGAAGATAGCGTTGCTATGTACACATGTGATAGTGATGTGTGTATTTCTCGTCAAGATGAACTTACACATTTCCCTGAATACTTGTTTGCTGAAATTGAACAAATGGTTGTCAAAGATTTAACCTTTATGATTCAAGCGCCAGCAGAGGGCAATGATGATAAGCAATCACCACTTAGAAGTTAATAATCATGAGCTACAATTATACCCTAAAATACAGAACATTTGAGCAGCTATTGGCTGACTGTCAAGTGGATTTTCAGAACTACAATCTGCAGAACATGATTGAACCTCAGCAACTAATTAAGGTTGCTAAGCGTGTTAACTATGACTTGGGTTTAAGGATAAACATGACCAAGGAAACTATCCTTGAGGTAGAGAAAGGACGTGTTAAATTACCTGATGATTTTTACACATTGAACTTTGGATTGATATGTGCTGACGTTGTTGTTCAACAAACATTCCCTCAAGGAACGCATATTGAAGAAATTCCGTTGGTAGCTCCTTACAAGGAGACTTCGTCGGTAATCAATACTTGTTCTCCTGAGACAGTAAACTGTACAAAATGTAATCAGCTACCTTGTGGTTGTGCTTCGGCATCATGCCCAGGATCTGAATGTGGTTCAAATTGCAGTTGTGAATCTTGCATTACACCGGAATACAATCCACTAGTTCCTTATGGAGACTACTGTGTAAAACCAAGAGTGTTCATGAACTGTAAGAATGAGTGTTACGAGTTAGTTCAGAAAGTGAACAACTCTACATTTACATACAGAAACCTTCTTCCTTTACGTATTGTGGAGAATCCAGAATCTGTAGAGTGTGATTGCCCGAATTTGTATTTACAGACTGGTAACAAGGCTTGGATTCAAAACGGCTTTCTTTTCACAAACTTTACGACTGGGAAAGTTTACATTAACTACCAAGGTCAAATGGAAGACGAGCAAGGAAACTTGTTAGTACCTGACCATGATATGCTTAATGAGTATTATGAGTATGCTGTTAAGAAGCGTATCCTTGAAAACCTTATCATGAATGATGAGAATGTTAACCAGGCTAAAATTCAGTTAATCGAGACCGGTTACAGAACTTCAAGAAACTACGCTCTTTCAATTGTAAATACACCAAACTTTGCTGAGCTTAAACGTGTTTGGGTAGCCAACCGTAGAGCAATGTACGCAAAGTACTATGACATGTTTAAATCATATCCTTGGTACCAATGGGACAGAAACCCTAACGGTGTTATGGGAGACCAAATAATCAGATAATGGCAGGACAGAACCCAAACGAAATAGGCACACGCAGATTTGATAAAGGTCTGAATGAAGATGTGAATGACTTCCATTTACCAGAGAACGAGTGGACACATGCGCGTAATGCGATTAACAACTCAAGAACTGGTGACTTAGGGAAGTTGGGCAATGAGCCGTCTAACTTAGACTGCTTAAAATTGTCTTTACAGAAACCTTACACTATTATCGGTACCTTACACATTACTGCAGATAAGTGGTTGATTTACTCTACTGACGACACTAACTCCGAGATTGGTATATTTCAGGAGAACAAGTGTGGTATGGTTGATGCTTACCAAAGTATTGTTAATGATGCATGCTTGAAGTTCAATAGACTTCACCTTATTAAGGGTGTGGTACGTGCTACAAGTACTTGTACTTATAAAGCTTACTGGGATGATGGTAACAATGTATCAAGAACTTTAGAGTTTGATGCGGATAACATTGCCGCAAATGCTTACACTAATCCTAATAGTACTATTCCTTGGATTCAAACTTGTGTTGATAGTAATGGACCAGGTACACCAGGTGGTTGTATCATTTGTACAAATACACCTGCATTAGACTGTGAGAAAATTCGTTTAGCAAGATTCATTGACAGACCTTGTTTAAACATTACAAAAGGTGTTAGCTCAGGAACTTTACTGAATGGTTCATACATTGTTGCAATTGCTTACAGTATTAACAATGTAAAGGTGAGTGATTGGTACGTATCAAATGTTCAGCCTCTTTTTCATCATGCAAACAATGCGTGTTCTCTTGATGTCACCTTCTGGAACTTAGATAAAGGATTTGATGAAATCCAGGTGGCAATCATATCTGTAATTAGCAATCAAACTGTTGTTCGCTTAGCGGGCACATATAGCACACAGTCTCAAAGAATAAGCTTTGACACAATCGATAATACATGGCCTACTGTTCCTATCCAGAATATTCCCATCATCACTCCGATAGTTGATAAAACAGACGCTATGTACTCTGTTGGTGATTATTTAATCAGAGTGGGACCAACATCAAAAGAGGATTTCAATTATCAGCCAATAGCAAACAGAATTGTTACTAAGTGGCAAGCAGTTGAATATTCAACCGACTACTACCGTAAAGGTGGTAGCAACACTGGATACATGCGTGATGAGGTGTATCCATTTTTTATCCGTTGGGTGTTTGATACAGGAGAGAGATCTTCTGCATATCACATCCCAGGACGTCCTGCATTTGCCGGTGAAAAAACACTTATCACTACAGATGCTATCGGAGACGAAGTAACTGCAGGTATTAACTATAAATGGTACATTCAAAATACAGCTACTCAAACAGCAACACCTAATACGCCATTGCCTGATGGAGGTGTGGTAGTAGCTGAAGGTTATATGGGTTACTGGGAATCTTCTGAGTTTTATCCAGATGATAAGCCTCAAGTATGGGATGGAGCAACCAATCCTCTAGGAGGAGGTTTCAATATCAATACCCCTTTATATCCTGGAACAAACGTTACTGAGTTAGATTTATGCGGAACAGCAATCAGACATCACAAAATGCCTGACTTAGAAACATCAGCTAATACCCAGTATTACAATCCGGCTAATAACAAAATCCGTATCATAGGTGTTAAATTTGAAAACATTGACCCACCATTAATGAATGATGGTGTTACGCCTGTACCAGGAATTGTTGGTTACGAAATCCTTCGTGGTGCCCGTAATGGTAACAAATCAATTATTGCAAAAGGATTGATTTCAAACATGGGTCTATATAACATTCCTGATTCAGGAGGGCAAAGAGGGGCATATGTAAATTATCCTTATAATGAACTACGTCCAGATCCATTCTTGACAGTAGGTCAGATTGAAGGTAACTCTTGTTCTATTGGAGGTGGTGGTAGTGCTGCTACACAAGCACCTTTAGACCGGTTTTCAAGAGACCTTATTTCTTTCCATAGCCCTGATACAACTTTTACTGACCCTTATTTGTCAGCTAAAGAGATGAAGATTCATGGTGAAATGAACGGTGATGTAAATGGTAAGTTTGAGTATTCAGAGCAGCACCCGAAAGAGAAGCTTATAACAAACTTGACATTTATCATATCTTGTATTGGTGGTATGGGTTTAGCGGCATTAGCACAAAACGGTAAACGAAATGTGAAGTATGCTGCGCCTAAGCATAATGGTTATTCAGAAGCTAACTTACCAGGTGTAACAACTTGGTCTGCGCCTTATGGTGTAGGTGCTGCTACAATTGCTACTGCTGCAACAGGTATTAGAACTTCACCAACATTTTTAGATAACTCAACGTTATTAGGAACAGCCGCAAATACCTTAACAAATACTGCATGGACAACTCAAGCTTTACAACAAGGTTTAGGTACCATCTGGTTAAAGAGTTTAATCGGGGTTACTAATTCAGAGGGTGCATTACCGAATACTACACCTACATACTATTCAAGTTTATGGCAATCGTCTAACTCTATAACGCGAGGTGTTACTTCAAGAAGTCGTGACATTGATTATGAAGATGGTGAACTTGCGCAAATTCCTGGTGTATTAAGAGGGATTGCGGGTATTCCGTTATTCATTAATAACTTTACTAGAGCTACTGACCAATTACTAAGTTTCTTTAAAGCTGTAATTCGTTACAGAGATTTTGCTTTACGTTACCATTCACATTGTTTTTATAGCCGTTTTGCAGGCCCTCCTTCAAACGGTAACAAGCGTTATGAAATTCAAGATGCTCAATACATTGGTCCACAGTTTGCAAACTTCAGTTCTGGTATTAAGGTGAATAACTTACTGCGTGCTAAAACAGTTGCAGTTCAGCTTAACCCTAATAAACCAGTTGTTGATCCATCTGTGAACGATGTGACTCGTATCAAGGCTTCCAATGTAAGTGACTTGTATGAATACGAGTATCCAAACTTAGGTGGTAACTTAGTAATCAAACATCCGGAAAAGCAAGCCTTTGGTCCAGCTTCTTCTTACCAAAACATTACAGGTGGTAATGCAGGTATTCAAGTAGCATCTTCTCATTACGTTTCTTTAAAGCAAAGAATACGTAATCAGTATGGACAAATTAACGGTATTGTAATGGTACCAGCATCAAACTGTATCTTCTTCAACAATCAAACAGAAACAATTTTTGGTGGAGATACTTACGTAGGGCGTTATACTGAGAAGAACACTTTCTTCTATTTCTATAACTGGTTATTTGGACAACCGGACGGAGCACAACTAAATTACAAGAAGCAAGTGAATGTACCGTATCCGCGTTTCTTTGCCAACTTTGAGCAATTTGAAACAGGAGATTTTGTACAATCTTTATCAAACTTCTTTACAACAGCTGTATTTTCTAACCCGTCTTCCGTGTTCAATAACTTGGTTGTTCCTTCTGATTACTACAACCTGGATGGACAAAACTGTTACTCTACATGGTTATCAATCTCTCAAATGAGATTTGCTGTGCGTTATCAGTATTTCTATTTATTCAACTCAAGTGTGAAAGATTTCTTTGTTGAGACTGAGACTAATATAGATTTACGTGACTGGGGTGATAGTATTCCGGAGCAACATTATGACCCATACAGATTTACTGATACTAAAGCTTTGTTTGATACAAAGTACATCAAAGATGTGAACTACTACAAGTATGACCAATCTTTGAGTATTGCTAAACTGTTTATGAACTATGCTTCTTGGGGACAAGTACAACCAAGAACGTATGACCCATACATAGCTGAGACTTGTTACATTTACAACCCAACAAGAGTTATATACTCGCTACCGTCACAGTTTGAAAACTTACACGATAGTTGGACTAATTTCTTGCCAAATAACTACTACGATTTTAATACAAGAGTAACTTGTATTAAACCGGTAAATAAAAACGGTGCTCTTATCTTCTTTGAAGGAGAGAGTCCTGCTCAATTCTTTGGTACAGACCAGTTACAAACAACAGGTGGTACCAAGCTTACTATTGGAGATGGTGGTTTATTTGACCAACCTTTACAGAACATTGTCAATGCAGATCGTCCTTACGAATATGCATCTTGTCAAGATAGATTATCTGTGGTGAATACACCGGCAGGTATTTACTGGATTAGCCAGAATCAAAACAAGATATTCATGTTTGGTGGAGGATTGACTGAGGTATCAATGATGGACATGAAATGGTGGTTAATCAACTATCTACCGTACCATTTATTGAAACAGTTCCCTGACTTTTCAGTTACGGAGAATCCAGTAGTGGGTATTGGTAGTCAGTCAATTTACGATAACCAAAATGGTCTGTTGTATTTCACAAAGCGTGACTATAAGGTACGCGGTGATCTTGCTCCTGAAATAACAATAGGGTATCTAGGTGGCATTGAGTTCGAAGTACGTTGGAATGGTGAGAGAAGATTCAGCATTGAGTTAGGTAATCCGGAATACTTTGAAGATGCATCATGGACTATCAGTTATGACCCAAAAACAAAAGCTTGGGTTTCTTACCATGATTGGCACCCCACATTGTTAATGCCAGGAAAGAATACTTTCTTAAGCGTTAAGGATACAGGTATCTGGTTGCATAATGTAAGAACTGATAGCTACTGTAATTACTACAACAAAGACTATCCATTTGAAGTTGAATACATGGTTGACAGTGCTCAACAAGTAAATACTTTACGTAGTATTCAGTACCAGTTAGAGTGTTACAAGTATGCTAAAAATAACTACGACCGTTTCCATGTGTTAGACTTCAACTTCGATGAAGCTGTTGTTTATAACACAGAACAGGTATCCGGTTTATTGAAGCTTATCTTGAACCCGAGAAAAGACCCGTTTGACATGATTCAGTATCCAAAGGTGAACTTTGACAATATTGAAATCATTTCATCTAAGCAGGAGAACAACTATCGCTTCAACCAGTTCTGGGATATCACTGATGACCGTGGAGAATACAACCCAAATGCACAACGTGTAATATGGAATACCGGTGCAAACGGATATGCTCGCGAGTTGAATCCAAATAACATGAACTATGCTAAAGATGAATTTCAACGTAAGAAGTTCAGGCATTACTTAAATTACGTATTTTTGCGTAGGAATGTGTGCGGAGATAGAAAAATGCTTATATTGTTCACTAACAACAAAGAGTTAAATTCACCTAGATAATGAGTCATAATTCATCAACATTTGGTAAAGATTGGAAAGCCGCAAAGGCTTTGAAACAAGGCAAATCACCTAAGGTGGGTTCTCTTGCTGTACACAGAAACAAGTCAAACGAAACAAACAAAAATATACAAACAAGTATCAACCACTTGATGGAACGTAACACAATGTTGTTCGGACCAGCAGGTCATAATTTTTATAATCCCATGGCAAACAAAAAACAGCTTGGAGGAGATAGCGGAGCTCCTCATAACGGGCAACCAACAGCATCACAATTCTTCAACTTTGGACCAGTGCCGCAAGGTCCAGTAGGATTCTATATGCACGGTGGTATTAATTTGCCAGAAGCATTTCCACAACAACCGACTGCTAATGTGTTCTTTTCAGGAGCACCATGGGCTTCACATCTAGGTTCAATGGCTTATGGTGGTGCACCATGTTTTGAATGTGGTGGAGCTCATATGGAAATGGGTGGAATGACTCAGTTCGGTGGAGTAAATGATGGTAGCATGGATAACTTTAAAGAAGGTGGTCATTGGATTCAAAAAGCTACAAAGAATATGCGTAAGGATCATCCTTGTACAGGGTCAAAATTTGGTGGACCAGATTGTCCTCCAGGTTCAAAACGTTACAACTTAGCTAAGACTTTCCGTGCTATGGCTAAGAAAGCTTACGGTGGAACTTCTGATGGTGCTGACCAAGATGATGTAATTGCTCAAAGAGCTAATCAGTTTAACAACTTAGTACGTATGAACTACGGAATGGCTGAAGCTGAAAACCAAATGAACAAGCTTAACGCAATGGCGCAAGATGCTTCTATCTTGGGAATGCCTACAGCAGCTTATGGCTATAACATGGGTTATGACCCAGCAATGCAACAAGCTGCTGCTAATTATGGTCAAGCTCAAGGTATGCTTGACCAAATGAACAATGCAGGTAAACAAGCAACCGCTGGTTTCTTTAATGCATTTAATACCGGTTTGCAAAACGCTTATGCTCCTGGAAACCAATACATCAAATGGAAGATGACACCTACTAAACAGATGGGTGGAGATTTACCTAAAGCCGCATTTGGGTATGATTCTTATGGTCGTCCAGCTAATAATCAAATGGGTCCATTATCGTGGGATGAAACAAATCAGAGAACCATTGACTCTATGCCTTGGAATTATCAATTTGGTCCAACACCAGCAGGTGGTTGGTACCGTGGTGTACCAGGTGTGACAGACATGCTTTACCGTTCGCCTCAGTATTCTCAAAGAAATCCAGACCAAACATATTGGACTTCCCAAAACGGTCAAACACGTTATGACTACGGTAACCCAGATTCTTGGTATAATGTTTATCAACATCCTCAAGGTGGTGGTAACTGGAATACTCAAGGATGGAATTCACCAAATCCGTTCTACAATCAAATGTTTGGAAACCCTAATTTCCACACAGCCTTATCGGACTTTGAAGTAAAACGTGGTTGGTTTGGTTCTATGAACAACCCTAAGAAAGTGAAGATGCATTTCAATACTTATATCAATCCTCAAACAGGAAAGGTAGAAGTAGCAACAACTCCTCAAGGGCCTACTGCAGGACCAGTTCAAGGAACACAAAATAAACCGGCTCCAGCTGATTATAATTTTATGGCTGATACAAATAAACAGTTACCTGGTCCACGTGCTGAACAAACACCTGATGTTGTTAAGTCTGATAGACAAAAACAGATTGAGCAATTCATGAGCACAATGCACACTCCAAACGGAACAAATAATTATAGCCCATCACCGGTACCTAATCCAACTAATACAGCAATACAAACTGTTAAGGACAATCGATTAAAACCTGATCCTAATAGCAATTACAACTTCATGGATGATGTGATGCAAAATCAGAGTCAGGCCGGTCCAAGAACAGGAATGGCTTATGGCGGTTATATTCCGGTAGCTGCATTTGGTTACAATATGTATGGACAACCTGACCCAAATTTAATGGGCCCTTTATCTCCTGAGTATGAAGCGCAACTTGCTCAACAAGCTCCTCAAGCTCAACAAGCAGGCACACCTTCAGGAGGATATGACCTTACTGGAAAGAGAAAGAATCCATGGTCAGGACAAGACATCTTTGGTGTTACTATGGGTATCTTAGGTATGGGTACTAACCTAGCCTTAGGTGATGAGAAACGTAAAATGGAAGAGTACATGGCTAAGCAAAGTTTAGCTAACAATATGTTCTCTGCTGCAAATTCTTACAGAGGTGATATTACTCAAACCGGTGCAGGTTACGGTGATCAGTTTGGTCATCAAAATCAAACTCCTCCAGGCGGTTATACTAAGAACGGTGGATATGTTTATGCAAAAGGTGGAGCATATCAAACAGGAGTTCCTGTGGAATTAACGGATGAGGAGATTGAAGAATTAAGAAAAGCTGGTCACAAAATAGATTTTGTTTAAGATGAAAAAAAGAGTTATCATAAATCCCGTACCTCAGGCTCAATCAGGTCTTGAGATAAAAATGGGAGACCTTAGAGCAGGTCTCGGGTTTAATGCAAACAAGCTTCCTTGGCCAGTAATGGCAGGAAAGCTTTCTGCTCCAGATATAGAAGTTAACTCTACACTTAAACCGGTTCCTCGTGAAGATACAAATCTTGAGGCGGAAAAAGGTGAAGTGGCTGCGTTACCTACAAAGAGTGGTATTCCTGATACATTCAAGATTGGTGGCAAGCGTCACCACTCAGGCGGTACTCCACTTAATCTTCCTTCTGATTCTTTCATCTTTTCGGATACAGCCGCAATGCGTATTAAAGACCCGACTATACTTGCTCAATTTGGAATGAGTGTAAAAGGTGCTGGTTATACTCCTGCAGAGATTGCTAAAAAATATGACGTAAATCAGTTCAAAAAAGTATTAGCTGACCCTGATTCTGAAAAGCTTCAAAAAGCAACAGCAGAAATGATGATTGGTAACTACAATCTGAAGCTTGCTAAACTTGCTATTCTTCAGGAGTCAATGAAAGGTTTTCCTCAAGGGATACCTGCAGTAGCTATGCCATATATTGAAGAAATGGGAATTGACCCTGCACAGTTTGTTCAAATGAATCCAGGTGGAGCTCAAACGGAACAAGCTAGTACACAACAAACTCAAATGGATGATGTTGGTGCAGAAGCACAAGGTCGTTTTGGCGGCTTTATGCAAGACGGTGGAGATTATAGAACAGAAGCCGAATATAAAGCTCATCTGCTAGATCCCTACTCTCCTGAAAAAAGAGAAGCTCAAATCAATTGGAATAAAAAGCGCAGTGGCCTTGAAACCGCTTCTCAGTTTATACCTGGTTATGAAACATATCTTGATTTAAAAGATATTTACGAAGGGTTAAGAGAAGCTGACAAGGAAAAACTTAATAGAGGTATTATTGGTCTTGATGCACCTTTTTCAACAAAAGCTGTTACAAATAGCTTAGACTATGTAACAGAAAAACTTTTAGGACATACTGCAGCTAATGAAATGGCAGCAAAAAGAAATGGCGTTATCAACATGTCTCAATCAGACCTTCAAAAACTGTATTTAAAATACGGTCCTGGTGGGTACGATAAATGGGCTAAGGACGGTTTTCCTAAATTAGAAATGGGTGGGGATGTTGATTATTTTGACAAAGGAGGTTACAAATCAGAAGCTGAATATAAAGCTCATTTACTTGACCCATACTCTCCTGAAAAGAAAGCTGCCCAAATAGCTTGGTTAAAATCACAACAAGCTTTACCAGGATTGCGCCCAACATTTGGTACATCAAATAGTTTTGAAAAGGAAAACGCTTTCAGAAAAGCGTATCCAGATGCTTATAACATGTATGAGGCGGCATTAAAATCAAAAGATCCAGAACGTATGCAACAAGCTGCAAATTGGTTAAATGCTACGGACGTTAAAAATTCTTGGGGATGGTTGCCTTGGACAGACCAAGATAAGCATGAAGACTTAGCAAACATACTTGAAGAAGAACGTGCTAAGATATTAAATCCTAACAAAGGTTATTACAGCGAATATCAGCCGCAAGACGAACAAACATCTAAGATGGCTTACCAGCTTTATTCTAATTTGCTAAAAAAAGCTGATACAATTAAAGATAAAACTTCTCCGGAGTATTATGCTTTGATGCAAGAAAAGGATAAATTGTTTGAGTATTTACCAGAATACAAGAACTTACCAACAAAAGTTTTTGGACAAGTTTGGAGAGACAATCAATGGGATACACCAAGAAAAAAAGCAGGACACTATAAAGAGGCTTTACCTGAATCTGAATTAGATAATAGCGGCATGCGTATGTATAGTGATGAAGAAAATGCCTATATCAAATCTCAATTTGATGCATATAAAAAAAGTACTCCAACAATAGCTGCAGCACAACCTGGTGTTTCAGATTATGAAGATATAACAAGCATGAAACCTACAAAAGAGGAAATTGAAATGCTTAAAAAATCAGGGGAGAAATTCATTATTAATGGTGTTAAATATAACTAATCATGGGAGCAGGAGATTTATTAAAAAAGCATAGAGGAACCAAAGAAGCGTCAACTTCTCAAACAAAGTCGGTTGGAGTGCCTGGCAAAACAACTAGCAAGGTAGTAGTAAATGCTACACCAGAAGAATTAGAAGCGGTTCGTAAAGCTGCAGAAGCTAAACCTAGTAAGGTAGTAGATGAAACCGCTTATAACGAACTTATGGATTTGTATAAAAAAGCTGAGGCAGCTCAAGCTAAAAATCCAGGCAAGGTTAATGAAGAAACCTTGAAGTTCCAAAGACGCTACCATGAATTGCTTCCAGAAGAAGCAAGAAGAATTATAGCAAGTGATACTAAGAAAACTACTTGGGCTGAAAAAACCGGTAGATCAAAAGCAGACTTGACTGGTAATGAAGACGGCTTATTTGGTCGTAGAACCAAACAGTATATGGAAGAACTTGAAAAGATGAAACCTAAGGCTGTAGAACCTAAGTTGGCAGATACACCTCCATTAGCTGACGATAAAAAACCAGAAGGTCCAGCTGGTCCTGATGAAATTGTTGTGAGTCATGGAGAACCTGAAAAAGAAAGAAAGCTTCCACCAGTTGCACCTGCATGGTGGTTACAAGATAAATTGAAGGCACTTAATGCCGGACTTAATTATTTGAATATTCGTCCTTACTATCCGTGGGAACCAATGGCTCATTATGACCAAGCTCGTCCTGCGTTCCTTTCTCCTGAAAGAGCATTAGCTGAGAACCAATCTCAAATGAATATGCAGTTAGGGCAACTTGCTCAATTTAGTGGACCACAAGCATTCAATGCTCGTGCAAATGAAATAACCGGTAAAGGTTTTGCTAATGCCGCAAATACTATTGCAGGAGTACATAACCAAAATATAAACATTGCCAATCAGTTTGAGCAATTCAATACAGGTATCCGTAATCAGGAGACCAAGGAAAATCTTGCACATGCTACCTCATTATGGGATAAGTATCAGGCAACTCGCCAGAACTTTGATAATGCTAAGAGAATGGCAGGTGATGCATTATTCAATACAGCAGTACAAGCTGTAACTAATAGAGCTAACACTTATAACCTGAATCAAATGTATCCTCAGTACGCAATCAATCCAGGAGATGGTGGAACTTTATTCTTCCACGACGGTCGTGACCTTAAACCAGGTCAGGCTCCAACACCTGTTTCAGAACGTTATAAGCAAATGGTTAAGGACAATCCTACTCTAGCAAATACTCCTGAAGGATTAAAGCAGTTGTGGGAGATGACTAAATTAGATGCAGGTATCCAAGATGATTACATGGCTCAGTATGCAAAAAACAGATACATCCCTAATCAGCAAGTACCCGTTTCAGGTTATAACGGATAAGTTTAAACTTTAAAAGTTTATTAAACTTTACAGATTTTTTTAATACATTTACAGCACAAGATGGCAACATATATTCCAGGCATAATAGACTACATTCCTCAAGCACAGCCGTTTCAACCGGACTATAATTTCTTGGGGAATATGCTTCAAACGAAGCAATCTCAGTATGATCAAAACTACAAGCAATTAAGCCAGGCCTATGGTACCTTGCTTAATTCTGACATGCTGCGTGAAGACAACATTCAAAAAAGAAATGAGTTCTTCAAAATGATTGATGATGACATTAAGCGCATCTCAGGAATGGATTTGTCTTTGCAACAGAATGTAGATTCTGCTAATAAAGTGTTTGACTCTTTCTTTCAAAACAAAGACTTAGTAAAGGATATGACCTTTACTAAAGAGTATCAAAAACAAATGCAGATTGGAGAGTCTTTCCGTAATTGTATTGACCAGGAAAAATGTGGTGGTAAGTATTGGGATACCGGTATGCAAGCCTTACATTACAGAGCTGATGAGTTCAAGAATGCTAGTAAGCAAGAGTCAATGACTATGCAACCTGGACGTTTTGTACCTCAGATTAATGTACAAGAAAAGACTATTAACTATCTGAAAGACTTACTTGGAAAAGGTGGTGATGGTGGATTCGGAGTTGAGAGTATCTCTTTCTCTCCTGATGGTCGTTATCAAGTAAAGACAAAGAATGGTGCTAACCTATCTATTCCTTTACAACAGTTGATTCAAGCTCAATATAGTAAAGACCAAAACATTATTGATATGTACAACACCCAGGCTTATGTAAACCGTAAAGGTTTTATAGCTGGGAATCTTGCTGCATTCGGTGGAGACGCTGATGCTGCTGAAGATGCATACTTCAGACAATTAGATGTTGAGTTTCAAAAAGCTCAATCTAACTTAATAAGTGCTCAGGAGCAATCGAATGCTATCCGTGCTCGTAACAATGTCTTAGCAAACCAGATTAAGAAAAACGGTTCAACCGGTGACGACCACTTAGCTAAAGATTATATAGCATCTGCTGTAGACTTAGCCGCTTCTAAAGGTGTTTTAAAAGATGCTGAGGAAACTCACAATATTGCAAAGTCTGTATTTGAAGCTGGTGAGAATCGTGCAATGCGTCGTAATCGTGCTGACCAATTATTTGGAAGAAGCTTGATGAATAAAGAACTTTCAGAAGCTGCTGTTCGTGCAGCTGCTATGACTGGTTCAGTAAGCATGACAGCTGATCCTTATGCCATGAAACATTATGAGTTCTCTCTTGACATGGCTAAGATGAAAACACAATATGACCTTATGGATAGAAACTCCATGAGAAATCACTTATACGACCTTAATAAGCAAAAGGCTTTACTTGAATACAAGAAACGTGGTTCAGCAGTTGAGCCAGATAATCAAGGTGTATATGTGGATGGTGTTAAAGGAACTACTGCAATTGCAGGTGATAATGAAGCACAAGATGCACGTAGTCAAGTTATACAAGAAGCATCTTCGGCACAAGCTAGTGCTAATGCATTCACCAATGGTTATGCAAACACGTTATTAGGTATTCTTCAAGATTCTAAAGCGGGGGCAGATGATAAAAATGTAGCGGTTAGTACACTACAAACTATGTTTGGTAAAGCTGAAAAGAACCCTGATGGTACTTACAAACGTGCTGGATTTGATGCTGAAAAAGGAGTGTTTGTTGACCAACAAGGAAATACACATGGAACAGCCCAAGGTATTTCAGGAAGTTATGATTGGAAATCAGCTTATGACCGGGCTCAACAACAAGCTAAATTAAATAGAAGTATTCCAACTCATGCAAGTTATCTTGATGGAGAAGGAAAGAAACTTCAAGAACATTACGATACTAACATGAAAGTGTTAGCAGCAACTAGCAAAGCATGGTATGATAATAACAAGAATGTAAAGAGCTGGGGTAACACTAAGCTTTCTGGTGATGAACTAGAGAACTGGAACAACCTATTCACATCTGACAATAATCTTAAATCACCTGAGCAGTTTGCTAAAGACTATTTAAGAGCTCATCCTTCAGACGATGAAAGCGATGCAATGGATGCTTATGAAGAAATGAACGATAAGTACAACAAGTTCTACAATGAAGGTAACGTGGCTGGAAAAGACAACGACGGAAAACCTGTTCCTGTAGTACGTTCTACACATGGTTCATCAAACTTCAACTTCTTAGGTGGAGGTACTTCTGCAGGTGGTGGAGTTATCTATAACTTCAACTCAGAAAGTCCGGCTTCATTGGGAACTCGTGGTTTAATCACGATGTACCAAGATGCACAAAAGCCAGGTTCTATATGGACTATTGGTAATCATGGTGACAGAGCTGAAGGTGAAGCGGCAATGACGGCTACTGGAACAAATGCTAAATTAGCTATGGACCAGTTAATGCATGACTTACGTACGGGCAATCTTACTAAGGCTGAAAAAGAAAACATTCAAGGACAAATCATGTACATGGATGTAGCTTTAGGTGATAAAAATATGGCCGGTGCTACAATCAAAATGCCAACAAGTTGGTTACAACGTTATCAGAAGAGTGATAAAAATGTGAACTGGGCGGATGATATGAGTCTTGCTTCTGAAGGTGTATCTATGTATGTAGATAAACGTACTGCTAAGAATGCATTTACGCAATCGTTCAAAGAACAACCATATGACTATATCCTTAATCATGATGACGTTAAAATCAGCATTCCAAATGCAGGAGACCTTACTATCAATAAGAGAAACTCTGACGGTAGTATCACTGTAATAGGTAATGTTGGTGGTTATGACGCTAATGGTAAATGGCAATTAGTTCCTGCTACTAAAACATATTATGGTGATGTAGGTGGTCAAAACTTATACAACAATTTAAACGTGTATATGAATGAGATTGCCGCTTCTAATAAAGCTTACAAGGAAAGCAAAGTAACAAATCGTATTCACGAGCCTGGAGAACTTCCACAAATACAAAATCAATTACAGGCTTCTGCAAATGGAAACTCAGCAGATCCTACAGAAATGTATCTACAAAGCGTTCAACAAGCATTATTCGGTAAATAACTATGGCAGACGAAACAAACCCAAACAGCAGCGGCTTAGTATCAGCACCAATCATCCCAGCGCTTCCCGAGATACAAGCTGCTGGTGATGCTACTGCATTGCTTAAAACTCCTCCTCCGGTTATTACTCCGGTTATCCCAAGTGGATTTCCTCAAGCCGTTGAGGTTAATACTCAATTACAAGGAGACTATCATACTGGCCCAGCTCCAGGAGCTAAACCTGTAAATCAGAAGAATGGTACGCTTGACTTCGTGAAAGCTTCCGTACAAGCTTTAGGAAATGACGAAGCTGTAAAAGACCAATTCAAATATGGTCGTGCTTACAGTTACGGTGCCGGATATAAAAATCAAAACTTTGAACGTTACTACAAGCATGGTAAGTTTGATGAGTTAGGCTTTTCTCCATACAGAGATAATGATGCTCTTTATAATGAGAAAGGTTCTTGGTGGGATGACTTTAACCGTATGCGTGGTGAATGGGACAATCTTGCTTTCAGTGGATTCAAATCTATTTGGGGTAGTGAAGAAACAGCCAATGAAGAAATGGAAAAGGGAATGGCTATCGGTTCTTCTACTCGTGGTGGATTTGGTAGTAGTGTTATTAACTTCGGTTTAAACTCAGCATATACAGTAGGTATCATTGGAGAACTTGCATTAGAAGATGCCGCTCTTGCCGCTCTAGAATTCGGAACAATGGGTGCAGCTACACCAGAAGTAGCAGCTGTAGGAGGTGCTCGTAATGCTATGGCATTCGGACGCCTTGTTAAAGCTTGGGAAGGAACTTCCGCGTTCCTTAAAACTTTAAAGAATGCTGAACAAGCTAAGGATGTATTTAATGCAGCTAAAGCAGGTGAGAAACTTACTGATTTTGCTAAATGGGCTAATCCATTTCAAAGAAGTATGGAGTGGACTACACACTTAGCTAAAGGTACTAACGGTGTAAGTAATCTAGGGAATATGGCAAAGGTTTCAAAGACCTTTGGTAATTTCTACCGTGACTTACGCGAATTAAATGTGGCACATTCAGAAGCTCGTCTTGAAGGAGAAGGAGCTGCTGTAGAGTACCAAAACAAATTAGTGGATGAATTCTACAATGAACACGGACGCATGCCTGATAACAATGAGGCTAAAGAAATTTATGACCGTGCTCAATCAGTAAAGTCAAGTGTTACACTTGCAAACGATATAACAATTTACGCTACAAACAAACTTGTATTTGAAGACTTGTTTGAAGGAGTTCGTCCTGGTTCTAAGATTGCTGAAAGCTTCTTAGAGGGTTCAGGTAGATTCTTAAAGCGTACTGCAGCTAAAGACTTTAAAGCAGGTATGACTGCTGGAGTTGAAGGTGCAACAGCGGCTCTTACCGCTTCTGAAAAATCAGCCGGTAAGAAAGTTGCAGACTTCTTATTAACTTCTGCATACGTTCCATGGAGTCGTAAATATTTTGTTGGTAACCTAGGTGAGGCTCTTCAGGAGAATGCACAGGAAACGATAAAGATTGCCGCTCATGATTACTATGATAAGGTACACTCTGATCCATCTCAGTTAGGTTTCTACGGTACCTTGGCTTCAATTGGTAAAGGAACTTCTGCTCAGTTTTCTGGACAAGGTTTGGAAACATTCCTTTCTGGTTACATGATGGGTTCTTTAATCCAAGCTGGTGGAAAAGGTATGAAATCTATTGCAAGTCCTGCAGGTAGAGGTGCTTCAGCTTTAGCTAACATGGCTACTAAAGGAAAGTATGGTCAAGAGTGGGGTGCAGAATCTGAATCAGCTAAGGCTAAAAAGCAAGCTGAGGAAACAGATAATGACATCTTAAATGCAGCCAACTTTGTATTAGATAATGGTTTAATTTACGGTGGTCACCGTGCGGATGTTGCTGCTGGAATTAAAGCTGCAGCTGAAGCTAAACGTGCTAAAGCAAAAGAAGGGGACGAGAAGACTGCCCGCGATATGCAAAATGAAATGCAGTTAAATCACTTTGACATTTTAGCTAGAACCGGTAACATGGGTCTGATAACTGAACATGTTGATGACATGATGAAGCTTTCTGATGAAGACCTTCTTAATGCATATAACCAGCCAACAAAATCGGATGGTTCAAATATGACAGCTGAAGATGTTCGTAATAAGCTACAAGGTCTGAAGAACAATGCTCAAGGTTACCAAAGAGCTTATGATAAAGCCCACAGGTCACGTCCTAATCCACATAACCCGTGGATGTTTGACAAAGAGAAACACCCAGAAGCTTACAAAGATGAATTAGATAAATACATGGCCCACGAACAAGCCTTGTCTGATATGATATTTGCTAACGAAAGTTACTCAAATATTGCAGACCGTATGGCTAAGATGGGTAATGAGTTATCCGGTAACGGAGCTTTATCTAATTTCTTCAATACATCTTCTGCAGGTTCTCCTCTGGCAGATGTTATTGGTACCGATATAAGTTTATTGGTTGACCCTGTTCTTCTAAGTAAACATATGCAAAGCTTGGGTGACCAAATAAAAGTGTTCTCAAAAGGAACAGCTGAGGAAAGAAAGAAAGCTAAAGAAGCAATCGATTCAATGCGTCACTTAAAAGAGTGGAGAGTATTCGCTCATACCTATGCAGCTGAATTAAAAAACTTAGGAAAGCCAGGAGCTACACCGGAAGAGATTGCCGCTACTCAAAAGAATGCAGATTTCTTAGTAGCACAGATGTATAAAACCTTTGATAAGTACGTACGTCATGTGGCTAAGACTAAGAATGGATTTGTGTTCACAGAACAAATGAATAAAGGCTTTAGTCTGTTAAAAGACTTCATGGCTTTAAATGCGGATAAACAAAGAATGGTTCACGCTATTAATAAATTTAGCGACCCTAACATGTTTGACCGTTACAAGGAAATTCAAAAAGACATACAGAAGTCTCAGCGTGAGCAGAAGCTTGAACGCCTTAATAAGGCTTTAGAAAAGTTCAAGGCTATGGCTTTACAGAACCAAATGTTGAATGAAATATTTGACTTAGGTTTATTTGTATTACCAGAAGAAGTAGAACGTCTGAAGAACTTCAGTGTAACCGATTTTTACAATGTTGCAGATAAAAGTTTATTATCAACGTCTGACCCTAAATACAGGCAGGCTGTTGATATCATTGATAAATACGCACAGGAAGCTGGACAGATGGTTAAGGATAAAGCTACTCCAGAAGCGGGTAGTGATGAAGAGTCTCGCTCTATGGAGAACTATAACGCAACGGCAAGACCCAAGTTCAGACCAACTGCTGGCGGTGTTGGGAAAGATGACAGGAGAACTTATAGAGACCTTGCCAAGCAGTTCGGATTTGATCCATCAAGTGTTAGGTCAACCGTAGCTGTAGAGAAAGTTTTAAAGTCTATTGTGGACAGTGAGTTTGCTACTAACCGAGAAAAAGCTTTAGCAAGACGATTGCTTGCAGTAGTAAAACCTGGTCAGGTAATTACTTTTGCAGCTGACTATTCAGGCCCTGGTGTTTATAAGTCAGATACTAAAGAAACAATAGTTGATGCTCGTTACTCTTCAGAAGATTATCAGAAGGGACAAAACGGTCATCCGGTTGAACATGTTATCTTGCACGAGTTACTTCATGCATTAACTGTAGAAGGGCTTGAGACTGACCCAGAGTTCAAAGAAGCTATTACTAAGATGTTATCCACAGCGATGGCGTATCAGCTTTCTCCTGAAGGAAAAGCTAAGTTTGGTGATAAGCCTTTATATGGATTAAAGAATGAGGCGGAGTTTATTTCAGAGGCATTGACAAACGATACTTTCCAAAGAATGCTTAGTCGTATTCCATACACAAGTACCGGTAAGCCAAGTAACTTATGGAATGAGTTCCTAAAATCAGTGGCTAAATATATCCAAAGAATTTTTGGTGTGCAAAAAGGTTCATCATTATTGGATGAGGCTATGCACATTATTACCGCTAAGATTGACAATCGCCCAACAGCTAAAGCTCAAGAAAAAGTTCAAGGTGTTTTAAAGGCTGGAGATAAGGTTTCTCAATCTACTCCAATTGGTCAAATAAAAACTCTTGCTTTAACTTCTAAGCCGCACGCTGAATTAATTGCTAAACTAGCTGACGGATACCGTAAGTGGACTAAGGATAAAGAGGCTGTTAAGGATTTAAGTGATGACGAAATCACAAACAGGGAGGACTTCCAAGACTTCATGTTAAAATCCGGCAGTACTCTTCACCCTATCAATGAGTTTAACGCTCAGATGGAAAAAGAGAACAAAGGTATTCCAGGAGGAAAAGCAACCACAACAACCACTAAAGGAAAACGTGAGGTAATCAGCAATGACGAATGGCAAGATTTCGTAAACACGGGTACCGTATCAGACTTAACTTTAAAGTTAATTGTGGATAAATATCGTGCTGCTGGTTCAAAAGCACTTAGCGAACGTGAACAAGCAATCTTCCAAGCAAAAACGCCTGAGATAGAAAGTTTACTAAAGAAGATTCAGGACGAAGAAATCGCAGCCAAGGAAAAAGCTAAGATTGATGCCAACAAAGCTAAAGCTAAACCAGTTGAAGAAGTAAAAGAGGGTCAGGAAGTTATTACTCCAAAAGCTCTTATGGAACAATATACAGAAATCACTAATGCTGAAGAGATAAAAGCATGGGAAAATAATGCTGCAGCTTTCTTACAGATGGGTGACCTAGATGCTTTCGAGAAAGAATTCGGAGAGCCCTTTACTCCAGAATTTGCTATGCGCCAATTAACAGATAAAGTAAAAGCTCTTGCTGAGAATTTAGATTTCAACACTCTGCAGATGGGTACCGTAGTTATACTTTCAGATAAAAAATCTGTGGCTGTTGTGTCGAAGAATGATGGTAAAACTGTATCTTTAATGCCATACAAAATGTTTAAGGAAAACTTTAAACTTAGTCCTGAAGGGGAATGGGTTAAAAGGTCTGAAAGCATTAATGAAGAGGGAGTTATCCCAGTGCCGAAAGAGGAAGTTAAAAATTACATATGGATTAAAAACAGTGAATTTAAAGAAATGGTAGAACAAACACCTGAACCGACTCCAGAGGAAAAACAAGAATCAGCAGAAACTCTTGTAGCTGAAAAAGAAAGATCAGCTGACGAAACCAATGAGATTCTGAACAACGCTGAAACCGTTGATAACGCTGAAGCTAAAAATGCTGCGGCTAGTTTATTTAGTACTTGTAAAAGATAATTAATACCATGAGCTGTTTATTAAACCAGGAAATGCGAGATGGGCTATTCGTAATGGTAGCCTCTGATTTATTTACAAAAGCAAAAGGCGACGAGCCTCTTGACCTTGATGCGTATATCAGGGAGGTGTATAACTTTGCTAAAATTTCTTCTCAAGGGAATGAAGCTTTAGCATTAGATGCCGCAATGCTGGTACCTGGTTTTGTTGACCAGACATTAGCTAATAGACCAAAGTTAGAAGAGCACTTTGAAAAATTCAATGAAGACATCCGTATGGAAGTTCTTGCAAAGAAAAAAGCTTTCCGTAGTATCGATAAAGTAAGAGAAGTTCTTGGTTTAACTGAATCACCAGCTGAGATTATTGATGCGGTGGAACAGGATATTAAAACCGAGGTTGCTCCTGAACCCGTAATTGAGTCTGAAGAAAAACAGCAAGAAAAAGCTGAACCATGGAAAACGTTACCATTTGGTGCATTCTATACCTATGGACCAGAGATAACTGAAACAGGAGAGGTTGTAAAAGAGAATGTACTAAACATTGCAGCTATTAAAACCATTAGAGAACTGATGGAAAAGCAAGGTGTCTCTGATAGCTCACAAGTAAATGTACCTGGTGTAGGTCCTGTATTTTTAAAGATTATGCCAGCAGGTGAAGCTAATAAACTTGCAGGTCGTCCAAGTTATACCCATGCTGATAAAGGTATGGTAGCTGTTCTTACCAGCTCATGGGGTGAACCTGTATCATTTGATGGTACCGGTAAAGCTATTACAAATGGTAAAGGTGCTTCATGGTTTAAACTATACAGCCCTGTTCCTTTCAAAGTAAATGCAGGAGGAACTATGATTCTTGATTTGAATCAGAAAGCTTTCATGGATCATGTGATGGCCAGTCCTGAGTATAGTACAATGAAAGACTGGCAAAAGAAAAAGAATGCAGCTTCTTTCTATAACACAGTTATGACCAAATACAATGCTTTAGTACGTCAGTACAGAGATGCGGGTATGACTGAAGTTGAAGCTGAAATGGAGGCACTTGATAATTTAACAAGAGACTTTGAAGCATTCGAATGGATGCGTCAATATGTAGAAGAAAAAGGTAATTCAGTTCAAGCTGTTATTACAGGTTCTTCAAAAGGGTTTGTTATCAACAATCAATATAACCCGACTCCGCTTAAACAAATCTTTGGTGAGAATACGTTTTCTCCAATCTCTGTTAAGAAAGAAGAGTTAGGTATGAACTTACCAATGGGTGGTGCATATTTCTATGCTCCTGGAATTAGTGAGCCTATCAACATTGATAAACCTTCTGTGAAAGATATGCCTGAACTTATGAATCAGCTTATCTCTTTATTCACTCAACCATTAACAGAGAATGGTAAGCCTGTTGATATTCTAAGGAGGAATGCACTTATTCAACAGTTCTTATTAGCTAAGTATAGCAATATCCGTTTTGTACCAAACACTAAAGACGGAGGCTTTACACATGAGAATGGTCAATTCCGTGTGGATATTAATGGTGTACGTTACAGCTTTGACTATACTGAAAGCGGAACAGCTAACAGAAATAAATTAGCTGAGGCTTTACAAAAAGCATTTACCACTCCAAGCAAAGGTGCTAAGGTTCCTCTTAAACGAGAGAACTTAGCTAAGGAAGGTGTAGTACCCGTTAAAACATTAGAGGGTCAAGTTAACACCAATAATGTTTTAGAAGACGACAAAGGAGACTTTTACAAAATCAATTTCCCACACGTAGACGTGGTAGGAAACTTGATCAATGGTGTATTGGAAATGCCAACTATCAACAACGGTGTGTTGACAATTACTCCAATGCCTTATAATAATTTCATAAGAGATAACTATGCAACTATCGCAAAGGTTGATGCTAACAATAAAGTTGTAGCATTTAATCCTGTAATGACTTTTGCTCCTACGCTAGAGGAGTTTACTAAGTTCATACCTGGTGCAAAAGTTCAAGAGCAAGTTGAAAAATCACAAGAACCTGTAGAGAAAAAAGAACCAACCAATACAGCGGCTACACAATCTAATGCTGATTTGGATGAATTGGCTGCAGGCTTTACGATGGATAAAAGACTTCCTCAAAAAGAATTGAACTCTGCTGTTTTAGCACATCAAATAAAACAAGCTGAGATTTGGTACAACAATAGTCCATTGAAGAAGCACTTTCCTTTTGAAACTGTGTTCAGAGCAGTGAACCAAGGTATTGGTCCAGTTGCTCAATGGTCAATTCATGGTATCCGTTTATTCCATTATTACTCTGAGGATGGTAAGTTTGATGCATCAAAAAGTGGTGACTTCACTGATTTATATCATGAAGCATGGCACGGTTTTACACAAACTTTCCTTACGGCTGACCAACGTAAAACATTATATGCTGAAGCACGCAATCGTTCTGGCTCATTTGTAGACTACAATGGAAATACTGTCTCTTTTAAAAGTGCTGATGTATGGCAACTTGAAGAGTTCTTAGCAGAAGAATTTAGAGAGTTCATGATATCCGGTGGTAAAAAGATGATAAAAGGTTCTCCAGGAACACGTTCTATATTTAAACAAATACTTGATTTCTTAAAAGCCCTATTTACAATACACCAAGTACCTGCAGCAGATTTAATTCAAAACCCGCTGAGTTATGGACCTATATTTGAGATGTATGAAAACCTACGTGTTGGTGATTTGTCTAAGTATAACTTTGACGTTAACAACCGTGACAAATCAATAGGTGTATTAAACAGCTTACAAGCTCGTGATAAAAACAGCAGTAGCCAGGTAATTGACTTGCAGAATGCCAACATGTTGGTGAACTCAATGGACTCTATCATCTCTAAGTTTGCAACGTTTGTTTCAAAATCAAAAGGTGACAGGTCTTATGTAACTCAATTAATGAGTACACCTGAGAATAGAAAGTCTGTTTACAGAACCGTTCTTCAAGAACTTATCAAAACTAAAGACAAACTCATTAAAGAACGTGATGAGTTATCTGGTGAAGATCCAAAAACAGCTTACAAGCGAAATATACTTCAGCAAAGCATTAACACTTTAGAATGGGCTACTGGTCCAAACTTTGGTGATATTGAGAACCTTGCTAACAACAAAGACAATAAAGGTCTTATTGCTTACCATGTACTTAAGTCTAAGTACTTATCAGAACAGGATAAGGAATCATTGTTTGATGACAGCGAAATTGATGAGGTAAAACAAAACGAGGAAGCGCGTGGTCAAGGTTTTGACCGCTCCGGAAATGAAACCAGTCAATACGACTTGTCTTCTCCTGAAGTAAAATATCTGTTACGCAGTATTCACCGCTTTGATAAAAACGGTTTACCGGTAAAAAACGTTATAGGTATTCATGAGTTAGCAGATACCCATGTGGTATGGAATAAGATTGCTCGTACCTTAAATGGTATCATGAGCAGACCGGATATGTGGAAAGCTTTAGATAAAGCCGCTCATGAGAGAAATGCTGCAGGTGAAGTGACTCGTATAATTGACCCAACTATATCTGAGTTATTAGATAAACTTGGACCAGTGGATACACAATCAGAAGCTGATACTGCATTATGGCAAAAGTTCTGGGCTACCTTCAACATGGTTAGTATTCCGTTAATTCAAATGACGGTTGAAGAAACAACTCGTGAAGACAATGGTGTAGTTTCTTCAAGCTATAAAATGACTATTGGTCAAGCTAATTCAAGTTCTCGTAGAACAGGTAACCTATGGAGAAATGCTTTCCGTACAATGAATACGGATTACATTCTTCGTGATATGAATGAGGCAACACCTGAGGGAAAACAAAACCCTACATTCAACATGAATTACTTAGATGTTGATGCCGTGATTGCTGATTTCACAGATACTAAAGGTAAGCTTAAAGATGCTCCTGGTTTCTTGAGAGCTATCGGTGTATTACTAAGTGATAAACCGGTTATAAATACTGCAGTTAATAGCAATGTTGGAAATCCTGCTGTAATATTAACAAGACTGAAAACACTTTCTAAGAATAACATAAAACGTGTATATTCATTAGATGATGTGTTTAAAGAGTATGAAGATTTAGGATTAGCTAGTGACAACGCTAACTTAACAGCTTTAGCTGATCTGGAGAACAAGCATAGTGACCATACATCTAATTATGCTCAAACCAATGCTGAGGGAAATACTCAATATGAATTGAGCTTACACAACAGTATGAGTATCATGGTGTCAACGATTAATAGTGCAGAGTCTTACCAAGACTTAATGGCTATTCCTCACATGAGATATCTTGATATAAATATCAATCCGTTTGCGGCATCGTCTCTGTGGTTAAATTCCATCTTTGAAATGAAAGATGCTTTAGGTAGACCTCTTGCAACTAATGACCCGGCATTCGGAAGAAAGCGTCGTGATGCTAGCGGCAACTTAGTTAAGTTGAATATGTCCAACTTAAGTGGTGTTCAAATGACAAGCGAGAGTGGTACTGATGGTATTGCTTCTGCAAGTGCTGATGAGTTCACTAAGATGATTATGGATTTCCATATGACTCTTAATGGTAAGCCAGAATTGATGCGTCATGCGGATAAAGGAACTTCATTCTCTTTATGGTTACAAAACATTGTAGGAGGTGCTAAGACTGGCGGATATGTTGATACCATTAGCTTCTTCAAAACAGAACAAGGCGATGTAATTGGATACAATAAAGCTGCAGACATGATGATGAATTATCTAGATGCAGAAATGAAGCGTATCCAAAAACTTAATGAGATTAAAGAGCTGACTAAAAAAGGTGATGTTGTTTATGATGAGCATTACTTGAAAGAGGGTCGTAAGTTTGTAATCTTCGAAGACATCTTAACTCCAGCTACTCAAGCAGCTTTACTTAAGGATAAGAGCTTAGTAAATGTTGTTCCAGAAAACTTAGAAAAAGTAAGAGCTGAAATTATTGAGTATTTGGACAATCAGTTCAACAATGTGAAAGAGGTTTTCCAAAAGAACCACTTCATTGATAAAACATTATCGGCCCGTATTAAAACAGAAGCTGCTAAAGCAGGATATGTTACTGGTCCGGTTGCAAACAGTTTTGCTAATAAAGCTTTAACTCTTACAGAAGATGCCATGGTGCGTTCTTTTGTAGTGAACAGTTGGATACACAACATTGAGTCAATGAACATTGTTTATGGTGACATTGCTCAATATAACATGAAGAAAGAAGAGTTCCATAAGCGTAACGCGGGTGCCGGTTCAACTGGTAACCTATTTGCAGTGGATAACGCTATGGTTAACTATGTGAATAAACAAGGTAGAAAATATGCTGCTTCAAAAGGGTTTACTGAGAAGCAACTTGCTACCGATGGCTCATTCCAAACAGCTATCTTAAAAGACAATGAGATTCCTTCTGCATATTTCAAAGAGATACGCCAGGCAATTGCTGAACGTATCACTGCAAAGAACAAAGGTTTGTCTGCAAAAGAACTTGAAGAGAAGATTGACAAAGCTGTAAAAGCTTATACTGAAATGAATGAGGGTGATGCACAAGGTTGGATTACATTTGACTTTTATCGTTCAGCTTCTATTATGGAAGGTAAGTGGACAGGTAAGCAAGAGAAAATGTATCAAGCTATCTGTGCTGGAGAAAGTATCTCAATGGATGATGCCATGGAGTTCTTCCCAACTAAGAAGTACCAATACTGGGGTCCAGTTGAGAATCGTAAAAACGAAAACGGGCAATTTGTGAAAGACCAATCAGGTTTCTTACCTACGATGGCGTTTCACAAGTTCTCATTATTCCCGCTTATTCCAAATGTCATCAAGGGTACGAACCTTGAAAAGCTTCATGATAAATTAATGAAGCAGGGTATTGATTATGCTGTATTCAAATCAGGTTCAAAAATCTCTACCCTAACAAAGATTGATGAAGAGGGAAACAAAATACAAGATGTGTTATACTCTAAAGGACGTGAGGTTGATGAAACTTCTACTCTTACTCCTAACACTGTTTACTTACAATTCTTAAAGAACCAGTTGGAGATAGCTCCTCACTTTAAGGAGAAAGTAACATTCCCTACTCAGATGCGTAAGCTTATTGAAAACGGTCTGATGGAAGGCGGAGTTCCTACTGATTTCAGAAGTGACTTACCATTACCAGAAAGACAAGCTGAGTGGGAGAAACTTACTAAAGACGAGAAGTTTGAAAAGTCTCCATACTACAACTTGATCAAGCGTTATGAAGCAAACATTGCCAAGCTAACCAAAATCAAGAAAGAGGCTCTTATCAAAGAAGCTAATATCCAGTACAAAACCGTTGATGGAAAACGTGTAGTACAGATAGACAAAAAGCTGATTGAGTTCATCCAAGGTGAGCTTTCTCGTCAAGAATTAGGCGAGCATGAAATTGCGTTTCTTAAAACTAAGAAAGGTGGTACCGGATTAGCGCATGACCTTTCAATCTCTCTTTCTTCTGAAAAGCTTGAGAAGATTTTAAATGCTATCGTAGTAAAGCGCCTTGTAAAACAAAAGTTTAAAGGTGAAGGTTTAATCCAGGTATCTGGTGCAGGTTGGGAAACTAACTTACGCGGGGAGCTTTCTGAAGAAGAAAGAATCAAGTATGGTACAAATGAATTACCATTCTATACTCGTGGAGAAGATGGAAAGACTAAAGCTATGAAAGTTAAAATTGCAATGCAAGGAGACTTCCGTAAGCTTTATGAATTACTACACAATGATGGTCAAAAGATTGATTCACTTGAGCGCTTAAATGAAATGCTTAAGAGTGAAGAGTGGCTTAATAAAGGACAGCATAGAGACATGGTGAGTATCACTGGTCCTCGTATCCCAACCCAGGAGAATAACTCTATGGAGTTTGCTGAGGTTTATGAGTTCTTACCTGAACAAGCGGGTAACATCGTTGTTCTTCCTTCTGAGATAGTTGCTAAGTCGGGTGGTGACTTTGACATCGATAAGATTACATTCATGTTCCCTACCATTAAAGCTAAGACTAACCTTAAGGATATTGACTTCAAGATGTTTGGAGACTTCCATAACAAGACGGAAGATGAGCTTAAAGCAATCCTTGAGAAAAAGAAAAAGGACAGAACCGAGGAAGAGCAAAACATCTTTGACCATATCTACAACTACTATCCTAAAGAAGTAACCCTTCCTATGGATACTACAACTGAAGAAGGTCTTGAGAATCGTATCTTGAAAAACATGAGAGATATGCTAGCTCTTAAAGACAACTATGCCAGTTTAGTACGTCCAAATGATACTGACTTAATTAAACCTTTGGCTGATGATCTGGCTGATAAAGTAATGGCGTATAAACCGAAAGCACGTTTCCGTGGAGAGTCTTCGAAAGTAATTGCAGGTACGCGTGTATTTGAAATTCAATACAACTTATACAAGCATGGGTCAAACAATATTGGTAAACAAACCTTAGGTTTAGGTGCCGTGGATAACACATACAATACGGTATTCAACCGTATCGGTATGCGTATGAACAAAGGTTATACTACAACAGGTGGTGTCTACAAAGACTTAAATATATTGTTGCCTCACAACCGTGTTAACGATGAGTCAGGTAACAAAGTTATCTCATTAGCTAACTTGTATGATGCAACTGGACAAACAAGCATTTCTTCAGTAGTTGCACAGCTTATTAATGGTTGGGTGGATATTGCTAAGGATGCTTGGATATTCAACATCCAAGGTAACAAAGAGGTATCACCAACGTTGTTATTTATGGTACAGGCGGGTGTTCCAGTAGACCAAGCAGTTTACATGGTATCACATCCACTAATCCGTAAATACGTTGAGGAACAAAAGTTAGCAAAGAGTATGTTTGCTAAGACTCTGGGTAAAGGTGATAAGAATCCAATGTTCTTCAGAAACGCTGCACGTCGTGTGATGTTTGAAGAATTGTTTGATAAAGACACAACTAAAAAGCTTGGAGGAAAAGCCAAAGAAAGAGATGAGAAGTTTGACCAGTTGACTCGTGATTACTATCAATCACCTGAAGTTAAAGCATTCTTCAATCCAAAAGAAGTTGCCAATAACTTGTATGGCCGAATTGAAAACAAATCCGGAATGTGGGACAATGTAGATAGAGCAATCTTCTTACACTTCCTTGAACTGGAAGAGATGTCAAAGGTTATGACCAAAGTTAAAATGAACACTAACTTTGATACTAGCCGTTCTGCAACGTTGTTTGATGCACAAAGAAAGTCTCAGTTGTTAGCTGACTTAAGAGAAGAACGTATGTTCCCTTCAGCAATGATTGATGCTATCTTAACTGAATCACCTATCGGTAGTTTCAATGTTCAAGATTTCCAAGTTGAATTATGGCAAGACCTATTCAAGTTGAGAAACAATCCTGTGTTGAATACATTCATCATGGATAAAATGAAAGACCTTAACGAGTTCAATGATGCTAAGGACGCTACATTCGGTGATGCTGAAAAAATGGTTAATGAATTACGCAATGACTTAACTAGCTTTATTTTCCAAAACTCAATACGCAAGTTCAATATCAACGATAAGGTTTACCGTGGTATGGACATCAAGTCTGAGGGTAAAGAAGTGAAGTCTTTAACTAGTTTACGTCATGCTGTATTTGTTAAGGATGGTGTCATCTATATGGACAAGGCTCAACTAGAAAAAGACTATCAAGCTTTAGCTCTTAAGAAATACAAATACAATGTTACATTAGCAGATGGTACCGTTATATCTGTAGCTCCTGTTAAAGCTACTGATTTTGAAACAGCTGATACTTACTACTCGTTTGTGTTTGAACGTGAAATATTACGTGACCAATGGAAAGGTAAGTGGGACGTTATGAAAGAAAGAGCTGATGTACAAGCTAAACTTGAAATGTACAATGCAAGCTTAGCAAAAGAAGCTGATGAAACTGATGCTCATTTTGAAGCTCGTGTAAATCAAATAGTATTTGAAGAAATGCTACGTGATATGGCTATGGACAATACATTCAATGCGGCTAAGATGTTTAGAAGCAGAGAATCAATGGCCGATCAACTTACGCAGATACAAATCATGTATCCAGAACTTGCAGATAAGTACAGCTTAGTAGGTGCTTTATCAGCTAACGTAATGGAAAGAGGTAGCAGCCGTACAGCAAACATAATGCTGAATGACTCTATGATTGATGACCCTGAAAAGATAAACATATTCCACCAGAACTTGTTGGCCTTATCTGACCCACATAAGATTGAGCTTAATACAGAATCCGCTGTTGAAAGACAACGTGTAACAGATTTCTTCAATCGCTTTACTATATATGCTTTCTTACAATCTGGTATGAACACTAAAGGGATGTATTCATTAATACGCTTGGTGCCTCAGGAGAAGTTCACTGACCTAATGACTTTATACATTCCGGAATTCTCTAGTAAGATTAATAATGTCACGCTTGAACGTTATTGGAAAAAGTTCATCCAGGTAAATTCTGACCGTAGATCTCGTAGCCGTATGAGAGATTATACTATTAACAACTATGACCTGAATGCAGACTACGAACGTAGCGGTTACGGGCAAGCTTCAGTTAAAGATGTTAAAGACATGATTAAGGCGGCATTAAAAGAAAAGGCTACTACGACAGCTGCACCTGAAGTTAAGTTTACTGAAGATGCACAAGGTAATATGATATTCGATGCTCACGGTATCGGTCGTGTTGGAGCTACTATCGCTTCCAATAAAAATCCGGATGTGATATTTGCCATCAATGGTGTTGCTCAGTCTCCTGATGGTAAAATGCTAGATGGTGGTGCAGATAAAAACGAAGCTGCTCTTTATGGTATCAAGCAAGGAAACGTTGTAGGATTACCTACAAGAAATACATTCCGTGCAGGTAAAGATGGTCAGATGAATAAAGCTGATATTTTACCAGATGGTCAACAACCGGTTGAAGGAGCAAACGGAATTGCCTCTACAGGAAAGACTCAAACTGGAAACCAGCCGGCACCTATCAATTCTACAGTAATCAATCCTGCTTTAAAACAGCAAATTGACTCTGCTATATCTACGCTTAAAGACTATCAAGCCCAAGGTAAAAAGATTGCTTTTCCTAAAGCAGGTTTCGGTCAATACATGATTGGAGCAGATGATGTTACGGGTGAACTAAAAGATGATAAAATTGTGCCAATAGCTCCCGCAGCTTTCGTATATTTGTCTCAACAGCTTTGGGATAATTTTAAGTTTGTGAACCCTAATTTTGACAAGGCGCTTGGTTTTACTAAGCAAGCCAATGTACTGCAAGCTAATGCAGAGGTTACAGACTTAGATGTGTTAGACGCCCTTAGTTTTTGTTTTAAAGCGTAATTAGTATAAAGATGAAAATATGTCCAAATCTTAGCGACCCTCAAATCAAAGCTCAATGGGATGCCTTAGAACAGCATCCCGAGTTAGGTAAACTTGAGGCAATGAGAGAATTTATGGAGGCGGAAATCGATGGTCGCCCTGTACTTACTCCTGAACTTGTTATAGAAAAGCTATCTAAAAGGTCAACACCTAAGTCAGCTGAAGCAATTCAAGCTGAGATGGATAGACAGGAAAAGATTATCCTGAGCAAATCAAATGACACAACCTTGTTCACTGACCCTAACTCCCTGTACGGGAATGCGGCTTTGACTAGCGATGTTAACTTGATTGAGTTGGACGTTACCTCAAATAGTAACACTCGTGGTATAGAACTAGCTACCAAACTTTCTGAGCAATTAGGAGTTGGGTTTCAGGTTGTTTCTCCTGAAGAAGCAGCCCGTATTACTGCAGAGTCGGAGAACCCCTACAATGCAACTAAAGGTTCTGCATTCTTCTATGGGGATACTGTTTACTTTGTAGGTAGTAAGCTTAATACACAATTAGCATTCCATGAGTTTTCTCATCCGCTTATTCGTAGTATTCAACAGCAAAACCCTCCATTATTTCAAAAACTAGTTAACAAGGCTATTGCCTCCGCTCCAAAAATTTTGGAAGAGGTACAAGCTGAGTATGCGGATTTACTTAAAGCATTTGAGCAGGAGTCTGACCCAAGACGTGCAGCTGAACTAGCTGCTAAGTATCAAAATATTGTGGGTGAAGAGATATTAGTACGCTCTTTAACGGTAGCCGCTGTGATCAAATCAAACAACGTACAACTGATGGGTCCATTCCAGAAGTTCATTGATGAGCTCCTGTATGCGATTAAGCAAATCTTAAGAGGGACATTCGGTAAAAAGGTTGACGTAGCCAAATTAGATGGTAACACAACTTTGGATGAACTAGCTGAGATGCTTGTAAAAGGTAACCAGTTTGAGATTGATACTAATGCTGTTTCTGATAAGGATGTTGTCGCTTACAGTGATGACTTCAGTGCATACCTGGATGACTTAAATGCCGCAACAGAAACGGCCGGTGCACAACATTTAACTGACCTATCTCGTAAGATGTACGAAGGAGCTGCTCAACAAATTGAAATGTTGATGAAGAACCGTAACTACCGTGAGATGCTTGAGTTATTTGTGGATGACTATAACCGTGGTGACTTACAGGAGATGCGTTCTAATGTAGCTAAATACGCTAAACAACTTCAGGCTAAAATGGAAGAGCTTGCTGAAGATGTAGACCGTACTCGTAATGAAGGAACTGCTTTAGTTACCAGTATTCTTCGTCTGGAAGTGATGATGAAGAAGATGGAAGCTCATCTTAATAAACTACAGGCTGAGGCTCAAAAGACTCCTACTACTCAGGAGGAAGAAGAGAATCACCGAGATATGGTTCACAAAGCATATTACTATTCCCATGTATTAAACTACTGGCAAAAATATATTGCTGAGGCAAAAGACATGATGCAAAAAGCCGGTGCAGATCCTCGTTCTCCTATGACTACATTACTGAACAGTATTCAAGGAACAATGGAGAACTCCGCTCGTCACATAAATGCTATGAATACCACAGGTATCACTGATGTATTATGGGACCAATGGAAAGACATGTCTGAGCAAGCAGAAAAATTATTCAATGAGCAAATAGCTACACTGAAGAAACAAGGCGCTAACAAGTCAATCATTGATAAAGCTTTCATTGATTTCCACGGTATGCCTGAGGAAGGTGTTACTCGCTTGAGAGAATTAAATGCTAAGCTGGACAGTGGTCAAAGACTGAATGGTGCTGAAATGGGTGAGCATGAAAATCTTAAAAAGCTTTCCTTAAACGGATTCAACGTTACTAAGACTAAGATTGAAGCGGCCTTACGCGGGGAGGGTAAAGATGCTAACTGGGCTAACTCTTACCTGGAAGGATACCTTTACAATACTGACCCTGTAATTGGAGGCTTTGCGAAGTACTTCAAGAATAACATGATTGAAATGGAGTCTCGTGTTCAGGCACGTTACAACGATATCGTTTCTGAATTAAAACCTTTACTAGATTCTGCAGGTATTACCTTTACAAATATTGGTGACCTTGGTAAGAAGATTGGTTTTGTAGACACCATTGGTTACTTTGACCCGGAACAAAAGAAGTTTGTTACCAAAGAGGTATGGACATTATTGAATGCCAACAAGAACTACCGTGCTACAATTGACCAATTCAACTATGATATAAAAACTCTTCAAGATAACTACAACCGTAGCGGGATGGAAGAGGATAAAGATGCATTACGTAAAAAGATTGCAGAAAAGAACAAGCACATGAAGCAATGGTTCCACCAAAAATATGTGGACGAATACTATGAAGCTTCAGAATTACTTGAGGGTGAACTTGGCGAACAGGCTGCCTTTGAACGTCAGAAGATTCTGGATGAAATCGGATTGCTTCAATCTAAAGCAATGGATGAGTTTGATGTATTAAAAAACACTGAGCAGTTAGGTTTACTGTGGAAAAAGTATAAGTTCTTGCATTCATCGTATTATGCCGATGGAACAAAAAAGACTAACTCTTATGTGGATGATGCAGGTGTAGTACACACATCAAACAGCTTCATCGAGAAAGCTCCTGGACGTAATAACATCAATAATGACTTAGCCATTGCAGAACGCTTGACTGAGTACAAAGAGAAAATGAAAAAGTTCTACGAGTTTAAACCTCGTGAGGGAGCTTTTGAGAATGCCTTACTTAACTTTGAAAAAGAGATTGAGGCGAAGATCACCCAGTTGCTTGGTTCTAAACCTACTGACCCAACTGAGGCGTCTGAATGGGAAGACCAATACGAAGCAATGTTTGAAACGTACCGTAAGGAATGGATTAACTTGAATACTCGTGTTCAAATTAAACCAGAATTCTACGAACGTCGTGCTGAAATATTGGCCCGTATAAAAGAGATTCTAGCAAAGCTTCCTTCAACACAGGCTAATGAACTTGACTTCAGTAACAGCTGGGTTGAAATCTTGGATGTTGTTTCCGGATACCGTGATGATGATGGTCAACCTGTAGGAAATGAAATACCTGGTGCTCGTTTACAAATTGTAAAGGATGCTCAGCAAAAGATGGAAGATGCTAAAGCTAAATGGGCGGGCTTCTCCGGATTAACTACAGCTGAGATGGACCGTCTGATTGCGTACTCCGTTACCAAAAAAGGTGGAACAAAATTAACCAGCGCAGAATGGAGTGACTATACTGCATTACTAGATAAACAAAACGACGTAGGTTTGAGTAAGTTTGACCGTGCTTCTCTTAACAGAGCCTTTGCTGAGTTAAACGAACTACAAAGAAAAGAACCTACTGAGTATTATGTTGACGCCATTAATCAATTCCTGAATGAGATTAATGACCCTGAAGTTTATAAATTGTTGGCTACAACCGAACTGGATGTGAACACTGTCGGTAAGATTTATGACGAAAAGGTGCTTTCTCTCCTGAATCAAAATGCTCAGTTTAAAGAATGGTTTGACCAGAACCACACCGTGAAAATGATCTTTGATAAAGAGACTGGTGTAAAGGTTCCTAAATACGAACGCTTATACGTGTGGAATGTCATTAAACCTAATGACGAGAACATGTATGAGACTACTGAAATCAAACGTGAGGATGGTACATCTGAATTCATTCCAGGTGTTCCTACAACTAAATACTTCAGCCGTGTAGTAAAGAAAGAATACTATACCGGTTATGACCCTTCAATTGAAAATGCGGACGGTACCTTTGGTGCTGTAAGACCTATTGTAGGTGTTCACCGTGACAACAGTGGTAGTGACAATGGATGGTTACCAAAACAAATCCAAGGCTCACCTTACTATAATGAAGAGTACTTCAAGTTAAAAAATGCTCCAGAGGGTTCTCAGGAGAACAAGCTTTTCAAAATCCTTGAACTGGTTACAAAGCATCAGCTTAAAACGCAGGAGGGTCTTGGAAAACGTGGTAAGTTGTATCTTGACTTCCCGCGTTTCGAGATGGAAGGTCTAGAAAAGCTACAGGCGAAGGGTATCAAAGGCGCCAAAGAAAAGGTAAGTACAATTCGAACTCTCCTGGCCAGCATACGAGATTTCTTTAAAGGAGCTAAAGCTGACTCAGGTACCAACTTTAACTGGGAACAAGAGAGTCAACTGGTGCGTGCAGATGCGTTCGACGATCAGATTGAGAACATCCCAATCCAGGGACTATTCAACTTGGACTTGAACCGTACTTCTACTGATATTATTCACAGTATGTTCCGTTACCTATACGGTGCAGAACAACATAAACAGCTGGTGAAAATGAATCCGGTTGCAAGTGGTATCAAGAATATTCTTGAAGACCCTAAGCAGCAGTTAAAAGAGATGGACAAAATCAACAGGTCCAACTTTGTGAACTTTGGTATTACAACTTACCTGAACAAGAAAGGAAAGTATGTACGTAGAAATGCATTCTCTAACCTTTACAACAGAGAGTTTCGTGGAGAAACTACCACAGGTTTTGGTAAAGATTCAAAGATGATTCAGAACATTCAACGCGGGTTGTTTGGTCGTGCTTCATTCTCCTTCTTTGCTTTCAACATCCCTTCTGCTATGAAGAATGCATTAGGCGCTAAGTTCCAGGCAATGATTCACGCTGCCGGTGGAGATGACGTAACAATGACGAGTCTAGCTAAAGGTGAAGCTTGGTCATCTAAATACATGATGAAACTCAGCTTTGGTGACGCCTATACGAAAGGTCAAAAGAGTTTCGAACACCAACTGGGAGAAATATTTGACCCAATCCAGGGACGATTTCATGAGAAGTTCGGTACATCCGTATCTCGTACAATGGCTAAAGATATTGTCAGCACAGGTTGGTTTACTAACTTCCGTAAGTGGGTAGAGATTCAAGCGGGTATGCAAACCTTTGCAGGTATGATGTACAAGCAACAGGTGGAAATGAACGGCAAGATGGTTGACTATATGGATGTGTGGGAGATTGGCAAGAACGGTAAGATTCAATTGAAAGCTGGAGTTGACCCTACTTGGGGTATCACTTACGATGAAGAAGGTAACATGAAAGTGGGTGAAGAGTTTAAAAAATTCAAGACTCGTATCCATGCTGTAATGAATAAACTGAATGGTGCCTATGCTAAATTTGATCAGCCAGAAGCACAACGTTATTTGGCTTTCCGATTTGTATCTTTCTTACGTAGATTCTTTACCACAATGGCAATGAACCGTTTTGGTCAGAAACGTTGGAATCCTGGATACGGGGAGATTGATGAGGGTTACTATGTATCTGCAGCTAAATCTTTCCTTACTTTACTCCGCACCCGCAATGTCAACAACATGACTAAAGCTGATAAAAAAGCTTGGATGAAATTAGTTACGGAAGTTGGTTCTATCTATATGATGGGATTACTTCTTGGCTTATTATGGGGATGGGATGATGACGATGAAGAACGTTTTGCTAAACTTAGAGAGCGCTCTTCATTCTTACAGATTCCAGGAACTCGTGATTATCAACCAGGAGAACACTTTGATGCAGGTGGATTCCTTTCATTACATGCGATGAACATGATGATGCAAGTACGTGCTGAGAACGAACAGTTCTTACCTGGTCCAGGTATCAAGAATGCCAGCCAGCTGCTTGACCTGAAGTCCCTTGTGATGGGTCCAACTATTAACTCTTACGAGGCTATGGGTTCTGACTTGATTGATATCTGGGATGATAAAGGTGGACAGTACTATAAGCGACGCGTAGGTCCATACTCTTGGCAAGACCAAGGCGGATTGAAGTTATGGGCTCATATGGGCAAGATGTTCGGATTGAATGCATCTAACATTGACCCTGCACAGCAGATAACAAACTTCCAAAAAGCTCAAGATATTAAACGCTAATGAAGGTTCTTGTATTGGTCCAGTCCATAGACAAAGATGGATACAGGGAGCTAATCCAAACGCAAAAAGAAACCTGGGATGCTATTCCGCACTCCCAGGTTAAAACTGTTTTCTATTTTCCAGACCCTCACAAGGAAGGTTGGTTTGGACAAGATTTGTACGTCAGATCCAATACACATTATTATCTGATGTTTAATCATGCAATCGAGGCTATGAGACGCTGTTTAGAATATGAATGGGATTATCTATTCAAGACAGATAACTCAACGTATGTTTGCAAGCACGAACTGGTGAAAATCCTCCAGAATAAACCCAGAGAACATTACTTCGGTGGACAACCTTACGAAGGACCTCCTTCACCGGATTGTAATTGGCCATTTATGTGGGGTGAGGGTATTGCTCTTTCCCGTGACCTGGTCGAATTCCTGGTTGAATTTTACGGGACTCGTGTACCGGCTTGTTATTATGGTGCCGAAGATATGTTTATAGGAAGATGTTTAATGGACATGCCCGAGTGGGATAAGTCTCTCCTGATATACCAATACGGGATTGCCAAAGGCAAGGTGATAAAATCTCACCATGTTTATCGCTGCAGAAAGGATGGAGCTGAACATGATTTTGATTCAACTATCAAGTCCATGCGCCACATTCACCATGTACTCAGCATACTCAACAACTGGTGAAAAAAAAAAAAGGGAACCCCGAAGGATTCCCTTTACTATTAACCATTCCGCTCAACTTGTCCGAGCAGATACGTCTCTAGCTTTTTTCCATCCAAGTCTAGTTCTTCAACGTCAACTTTGAATAGTTTAATTCTTTCTGCACTGAAACCAACAAGCACAAACTTTACAGGAGGTGTGTCAATTTCATCAACCAAGCTATAGGCGATGTGATGGACAAATACGTCTTTGTTATTCCATTTACACGTTTTCATGAGGCAACAATATTGGTTTAATATTAGGTTTAAAATATCCCGGTCCCTTCAGGATCTTTCCATCTTCTCTGAAGACAGGTTTACCATCTTCACCTAACTTAGACATATTACTGCGTTGAATCTCAGCAAAGACTTCTTCAATCTTGTGCTGCATCCCATGTTTAAGAATTGTCCCGCATAATATGTATAACTGGTCGCCTAAGGCGTCAGCAATACCTACCAGGTCCGCATCTCGACATGCTTCAATATACTCTTTATTTTCCTCATCCATGAGGTTGTAACGGAGCTCCGACTCTTTGTCCCTTAGCAATCTGGGAGAATCTCCATTCTCTACCAGAAATGCATTGTGGAATTCTTCCACTGCTTTTAATTGTTCTTTCATTGTATAGTTTTTGTGGTGTAAATTGTAATTCCTAACAGTTTAAAACCTGCTTTCTGTAGCTTTACATCATAAACCCAACAGTTGATATGGTGGTCGTAGGTGGGCTCTCTGAGAACTCTAAGTTCGTAGAACCAGCCACATCCCAGAATCATGCAGTCTTCAGCATCGGACGATACTGCTCCCCTATATGATCCCACATACCGTTCTTGTCGGGGTCACTTCCGTAAAAGCCACCACACGAATCTACTAATTCTTCATGAACATGTCCATGGTCACAAGTAGATTTTTTCACTAATTTGAAAGAGTAGATATCACCGGTCAGGTAACTATCATAAGTTTTCACTTCTCCTTCCAGAACACGTTTTGCTTTTGCAAGATTCTCTTCATTAATCTCACCGTATTCTTCTTTGATTTTCTCCTCTGTAACATATATCAGACCTACTTGGCCAGAATCCCACCTGCAGGAGAAACCTGTGGTGTTCATTGTGATACCGCTATGGTCATATAAATACAGGGGAAGGATTACCACGGCTTTCAAGTTCGTTCTTAAGTGCTCTTCCATTTCACTCCAGTTATTAAAATCATCTGAGTGAAAAGGGATGTTGTCATCACCTAAAGAATAACGTCTGTGAAAACAAGCCATGATTCCTAGATTGTCCCAACTACGCGGGTCATCTGGGCTTTCTTCTTGCTTAATCTGCAAGAAATGATTGTCAGCTAATTCTATTTCTCTTTCCATTAGTCTTCTGCATTACCTGGGTTATTAATGAACTTGTTGAATTCAGAGTCAAACGTAAAGCCTGCACCAATAAGTCTTGCTGTTACAGTTTCTAAATCAAATTCACCTGTTAATTCAAAATGAGCTTCAGCCATTTCAACTTCTTCTACACCACACTCAAGTAAGGTTTTGCCGGGCATGTTATGTCCACCTAGTTCATCTGAACAAGCATGCGTTTCTTGCCAACACTTTTTAGTAGTAAAGACTACTATGTCATTGAAGTCATGGTCATCTCCAGACATGACTGCAAAGATTATTTCTTCTGGTTTATATACGTATTCTTCTTCCATATTATTGTATGCGTGTTAAGTGATCAACATCCCAAGCATTGTAGTAGAACCCACCTGAACAGAATGTTACTTCATAAATACGGTTAGGTTGAACTGTTGTGTCTTGGGCAATATGCATTCTTTCACTTACTGTGTAAATACAACCAGGACATACTTTTTGTACTCCTGCACGTCTTTGTTCATAATTAGCCTGACAGCTACGGCATCCCGTAAGTGTCAGGCTGATTAATACTATTCCTAATAGTTTCTTCATTTTAGTTTAAGATTACCCAGTCTTCTGCTAGCATGTCTGTTTGAGATGCTAACCAACCTGTTAAGATTTTCTTATCTGCAGTAAACATTCTGATGCTACCTAAAGCCTCAAAGTTTTCACCACCTACTTCTTTTTCTACAACCTCTCTCAAGGCTGGATCATGGATTGCTTTGGTAGGAACTATTCCTCCTGGTAATAAGAATAAGAACATGTTCTTTCCATTCCATCCTTGACGGGCTACTCTTTTTCCGCTCTTAAGAGCTCTTAATGCTACACCAAAATCTACTTGGTCATAGTTTGCTGATTGTGCTTCCATTTATTTGTTTTTGATTGTTTCTTTAATAGTTGCTTCCTGTAATAGGAAATACACGATGATGTCTCCCAACTTCTCATTCACCACTTCTTCCTTCACTTCCTTCCCTGCATCAATATCATCCAACATGTCCAGATAACTTACTAAGTGTTTCTGTAACATTCCGTGCAAAGCACGCGGCATTGTTGTACGCTCCATCTCTGAAGCTCTACGGAAATTATGTAAGCGGTCATTACCACGAACATATTCTTTACCTTTTACAAGGATAAGCTGTTTAGTTTTCTCAATTCTTTCTGAGATAATGCGCTCTACTGTGTCCATTACAGGAGCTTTAACTGGTTTGTTTTTGCTTGCTCTTCTTGCCATTTTGTTCTTTTCTTTCTTGTTCGTATTTAAGTTTTCTTTTTCTGTCCGTAATCTTGTACTGCAACGACGGCATCTGGGACTTCATCAGGTTCAGGATTTTCTCTTTCTCCTCTCCCTCCACCGGCTGTTTCCTCCAGTTCAGTACCATCTTCTCATCATCAACGTAATAGTAGGCAGCGTATTCGTTACCACGGATATCGTATATCAGGAGACGGAATAAATTGTCACTGACTACGTGTCCCTGCATTCCTCTCATCTGGATACCTGCGACGGTATTATTACCGGTCTCGCGGATACCTTTGAAGAAAAAGTTCTCAAGGAAATCTCTATCAGAACGAGTCATCATGTATGCCGTATTGTTCCACCTGAAGTGACCTTGCACATAGTCTTCTCCTTTTTTCCAAGTACGATGAATTCGCCCGGTGTTGTAACCATGTAACTGGTGACCACGCTCAGACATCTTCTCAAAGGATGTCCTGTTGTAATATGTCCACATCTTCACCTTCCCGCTGATGATACTCTTCAGCATAGGCTTAACTGAGATAGGACAGCCTATGTTCAGGCACATGTGATGTATCTTGTCTACAAGAGCAATCATTCCCTCCAGATTCTCACCAGCATAGCAAGTGAGCATTAAATTGGTCTCTTTTTCTAGAAGAGCTTTTCTGTTGCTTAAAATGTCTAATGTATCCATGTTGTTTATCGTGCACGTTCTAACACTCTCATTAAATTATAAGATGTAAAACCTTCAAGTTCGTCCGCTAGTTCATCGGGTATTTCAGGTTCATCTGAAAAATTACATCCTTCATACCTTGCACCTGAACGGGTTGGTATGCATTTTTGAGTATAAGTTTTTCCCTTATAGTTAAGAACTATTGTGGCTTCTTTGCGCGTTGCTGTGATTGTAATTGTATCCATGTTATTTGCATTTGCATCCCCAGTTAGGGTTTTCTTGATGCTCTTTTAATGTTATGGTTTTAATATCAAGGTCATCTTCAGAAGCTTCTTTCATAAAATTAGCTCTTTGTTTTTTGTCCATGCAGTGCCATACAGCTGCCGATACATTACCGTTACATTTTCTGCAAAAGCCAATTTTTATTTCTACCTCTTCTGGTGGAAGTTCTTTAGTTTTGTCCATGTTGTTTAAAAATTATAAGGAGCCCTCGGTCGAAACTCCGGACTCCTTACCCATCGCCATGGTTAGTTTTGTGATTCTTGTCTCTTTTCTTTCAGAACTTTCACCAGCTTCTCAATTTCAAACCTCATCTCTTCAGGGATGCTGTTCATATATTCTTCAGTTGGTTTAATGAAGTTCATGTTTTCGTCCAGAGTATTTATCTCAAGACATTTATCGCAAAGGATGATATCACCAGGACGCATTTCTACTTCCTGGTTACCATCAAATGGCAATGCTGACTTCATCTCGAAGCCGCAGTGCCCGCATTTGTTTTCATTAGTGTTCATAACAGTTTCCACATAATTGTCCATCATAGAAAATTGCAGTAGATGGTTGCATGGTACCACATTTCATACATGGCCATCCATCCTCATCCACAACTTCTGTTGGGGTTTCTACTACCGGTTCTTCAGCTTGGTGGTTCTGTTCCACTTCAGCCATTGTCACCGGATACTTTTGAATTGCTTCTCTACCGATTTCCTCGATGATATCCGTCTTCTCCTGAACTTCCTCAGCATTATTTTGCTCAACCGCATGCCCAATACATGGTGCTACGGCTTCTTTCATTTCTGCAGATTGCTCTGCTTCCTTGATAGCATCGATAATGTTTAGCTGGTTAGGATTATCTGCGATAATGTTTTCCGGCTTAGACTCCTCAATATGTAATACAGGATTACCTACATTAAAGTCTTTGCAGATTAGATAGTGAATCATTCTTTGCTGGTCCATCCAGGTACGCGGATGTGATTTCTGAAGAGCAAAGATGATTGCATTATACATTTCCCACAAGCTATCCGTGATACCTGAGTATTCGAAACTTGGCTTTCTGAATTCCGTCTTCACAATCCCTAATTGCTCACCAGTAACAAGCTCATTCATATAATATGCACGGCCCATAAATTCTGCACGCAACTGCTCAGGTGCCAATATGTTCTTCATTATCTCTTTGTCCATGATTAGCTGCTTAAAATACTCTTCAGCATTGTTAATCTGCTCCTCTATCTGGTCAAACACTTCCTGGTCTGCTGTTCCTGTATGCTTTCTTCCGAACGTAGCCATGTTTCCGCCAATCACTGTTGCCAATGATGCATGCACATAACCTCCGATAGAACACTTAAAGCGCATGCTTTTGTCGTATGAATTACTCCACGCGAACATCATTCCCAAATCTGGGTCATCTCCGTAGTTCAGGTGATATATTCCCTGCGCTACCTGAGCTCCCTCATTGCATCGATACAGCTCACGCTGAATCTCCAATCCTTTACTAGCAAGGACTTCACGGACTTTATCAATAATTGCTCCGTGCGATATCACAGTGTACGTATCAGTTGCCTCTGGAAGTGAAGCTTTGATTAAATACTCGTGTGTAGTTGTATTTGCTCTTTTACTCATTTGTTTTTGGTTGATTACTGTTTATAAAATCTATCCATTGTTGCCCTGTCCAATCCAATGAGGTGAGCCCAGTGGGTACCAATTGTTTTCCAATTGCTATATCCCACTTGCCTCCCCATTTAACGGGCCATCCTGCTTTTAACTGATGATCAATTATCACTCGTCTTACCAGGCGTGAACTCCTTAACGGAGTGTTTAAAGGTGTATTCCAAATCATTTAAAACAAGCTTAATTGTTGTTTTGGCTTTGGACAGATGTTATGTATTTCCTTGTAGATTTTTTCTAAGTAATAGCTCTCATCTACATTGTACTCTGCCCAAGGCTTCTTTACGAAATAACTCAAATCCTCCTGCATCCATTTACCGGATTCCAGTTGGATTTCCCTGCCGTCACTTTTATTCACCTTCATTATTTTGCAGCCTCTTTCAGATATATAATACCTAATCGTTTTCTGCAAAACTGTTTTCTCTATTGCTTTATTTCTTAAACAAGTTTGTTGAAATTCCCAGTCACCTTTGATTTTTACGCCTGCGCAATAATCAAGGATGTTCCGGTTTTCCAGGAGAAATCTTTCTGGTGGAACGTCGTTGACAAAGTAATTGAAGATTGCCTTAGGGATAATGAGGAAGCTCTTGTTCTTATGAAGAGCTAAATCTTCAAACTCAAATCTACCTTTACACTTGTACTTACCAGCTTTGTTTACGGCAATGTAATTATTCACATCTCCAATAATCATCTTGGTGTACTCATCGTGTTCCAGTTGCAGGTTGGTTATCTTCTCCCATTCGGCACAGATTGCTAAATACTTTTCCTTATACTGTTCAGGAATCATCATTTCCAGACCATCTGTGTTTTGCATCAGTGGTACGGAACCTGGAATTCCTTCCGCTAACATTTCATACAGCATCATCAGACTTAGCTGTCCATTGATGGTAATCTGCATGGTGAACTGCGGGTCATACAGGAAAGAGTTTCGGTCGTTGCTTAGACCATAAGTTGAGTTAAGGATAATCTTGTACACATAATTCCGTGGGTCTTTCTTAGGGATTTTCTTTCTCTCCTCGAAGAACCACTCATACAGTTGACAGAAATCCTTTTTAGGAAGGTGAGCAGGTGCCCAACCATTCCTGATTGCTAGATTCGGATAGAAGCTAGTCACATCCGATGTCATGATGATCATACCGTTACCTGAAACATACACTCCTGGTTCAGTGCAACCATGTACACCACCTAAGCCAAAATCAGTTTGTACCCCTTTGTATTTGAGAGAATATTTAAACCCTCCCTTGGTTACATTAGGGTTAACTACTACGGCTTTGAAATTGTCCAAGAGGTCTTGGAAAATAGGGGTTTTGAACTTCACATAGGGTACAATGATATCCTTCACCATAATGAGCGACCGGTTGGTGCGCATCTGACGTAAGTCATACTTTTGTATTCCAGTTTCCTTACTCAGGAAATGCATGAAAAGTTCTTTGGAAATTCTTGGTTCTGAAGCACTGAAGAGTCTTATCTTATACTCATCGGTCAAGGCGCCTCGCAGCGTGATTTGTTCCTTGCTCAATTGCATAATCTTCTTAGTGGACTTCACATCATTCTTACAATAAGAGATAATCAAGTTGATTTGCTCCATTGTTTTAATACGAGTGCTGTGGTGAATTGGCATCTCTTGTATATTCTCCCAGTCCATGGAATACTGTATCCATTTCAAGGAAGACCTCTTTGCTGGGTTATCCCAGTGATTGAGCTTAAACACATCTACCTGTTCTATGGATAGATTTCTTTCACTGTATTCTGCAAACTCTCCAAACTCTTGCCGGCTGATTACCTCCTGCGCCTTCTCATAGATGGCGGTTGCAATCTGTTCAGCGGTCATAGTGGACAATTTCTTCTTCTCCCGAAGAACAAATTCAGTAATCTGAGAGTCAAATGAAAGACCATTGAATGACACATGCCATTCCTTTAGCTTTTTATTTTCTTCCAGAAAGGTTAAGAACTCTGGAAACTGGTCCAGGAGCTCATGGATAACGAAGACACGGGTATCGTCCGTCTTGTAATTTTCAAAGCATGCCACAAAACAATTACTGAGAGTTTCGTAGTCATGCACCCAATGGGTTCGAAGTCTCGGTTGGCTCATGCGATTGTATTCAGTTTAGCTGTTTCCCCGTCTAGTATAGACACAAAAGGGAGCACATGGCTCCCTTCGGTGACTACGGTGTGTAATCTATTACGGTTTTATTAACTCAATTTTCTTTTCCTCAGGCATGATAATCGCTGGATCAACCATGTACTTTTGGAAATCATAAGTGTCTGCATTCACTGCAATCATCTTAATCAAGCTAATAATTTCTTCTTTCTCTGCTAAATAGTGCTCTGTATATGTCTCTAAGTGAACTCGCGTTTCCTTGTACGTTTTACCGTTCAAGCGCTTGTCTTTTGCTTTCATAGGGTCACCGTTCTCATCTAAGCGCGGTAACATGTGTACGGATTCTTTCTTTTCTCTTGACATCATCACTAAGATGCGTCCTTCAGGCATGAAGATACCTTCATTGAATGGACAGTCTTTGTGAATTGGCATTAGCTTAAACGTTTTTTCGCCTTGCATGGCTGACGTGATAAGCATCATTGTTGGTTGTACGATTGCTGACATGTTTTTTGATTTTTAAGTTGGACTACAAATTACGGCTTTTCTTTTACAATTTCCAAATTGGAAACAGAGATTGTTAATGTCTCCTTTTCCATGTCTGGTAAATCACAAAGTTCACCCACGCTTCTCAGGACTTCTTCCTCTATACCGGATAAATCCGAATACAGCTTGAAGTATTTTTCAGGAAACAAGAATGATTCAATATAAGGTAAGTGGGCACTTTTATGTCCAAAATACGCTCCTATTGCTTTCTTGTGTTCTTTTGAAATCTTTGAATACTTTCCTGTGAGAACGCTGTTCCAGTCCTTAATCATCGGCTGTAGATTAAACACGTAGACCCCTTGCTTCTCTGCTACTTGTATAAACTCATGGAAGTATTTGTTTCCACGGAGTTTAACTCTTTCAAACATCTTAAAATCTTCATCTTCTCTGAGATGATAGAGACAACACAACATACCGTCTTCAGGCTTGTAACGCCCTTCCCACGACATGTGTGTCTTAACGGGAGTTACACTTACTCCTCGTTTGATTTCCAGGGCCGGGTATAGAAATACCTGGCTCTTCTGGAAATACTCTTTATACATTGAGACTATCTTCATACGCTAACAGTTATAGGATTACAGTACCTTCCGCAAATGCTTTTGGAAGTGAATAATTTCTGGTGTTATAATGCCATTCAGCTTCTTTGAGTTTTTCCTCAAGACGCAGTTGCCATTCCGCCATAGTTCCTTCACTAACCTCAAAGCAATATACTTGCTGGTACTTATCAATAACAATAAAGTTGAAGACAATCTTCCATCCTTCCTGAGCAAGAAGCTCGTGGAAGTTGAAATGTGCCAACCTGTGGTAAATTGCTGCTTGACTCCAATAATTGTAGAACTCAATTGTTTCTTTGAAGTCAGCGATGGTTTTACTTGTGGTCTTTAAGTCGTTGACAAAAATGGTTTTCTTGTCGTGGTCCACCTTGACATTGTCCAATACTCCTTTCAGACCAAAAGGATAGTCAATATCAATGTTGAAAAACTTCTCATTGTGTAATTCCACATTGTCCATTTCACTGATAAGCAAGCCTAACAGTTCACAAACCTTAGGGTCTGCACGTAAAATGTCCACAGCTTCATTACAACGCTGCATGGTTTCTGAATCTAATAGGTCTTTGTTACCTTTAATCTTCAGGAACTCGAAATAAGACTTAGCATCTTCAGTCAGGATTTTCTCCAACCTCTTCTCATCTCCTGTTTTCCAAGGAGCTTTCTTGTCATCCGTTAATGACTGATGTAGCTTGACCTCTTTCAAATACTCCAGTATCTCTACGGTGTAATTTTCTAAAATGCCCGGTGCTTCCTTTACTCTGTCATAGATTACATCTACAAGCTTACGGGTATTATCCGTTGGTAAAGTGCTTGGCATCAACATGAATTGCTCTTCAAAAGAACCGTTGTCTAATAACAGACAGTGGATTACTTTTCCGTCAATTAAATAGCTTTCCAGCTTTTCTTCTCTTTGCTGCAAGATGTAATGCTTGTAGAAAAGAGCAGGCGAATACAGCATTTTATTTAAACCTGAATAGCTCAGGTAAAAAGGTTTGCTGTAAAATTCTTTTACCAGTTCTTCCACTGGTCTAGTTTCTGTTGTACTTATCATTGTACTTGTTTTAATTTGTTAAACTAGAGATGTGGGTTGAGTTGTTCTTCTGAGTCGTCATAGATGATTGTGTTATGAGTTGCATCCAATATGTTCTCTTGCAGTCCTCTTTCAATTTCTTCAGAAAACTTGAATTCGGCACATTTAAAGTACCTTAGACCCGTTTTCCGCTCTAATATCTCTTGAGCAATCGGCATGATTACATCAAGATTATTTCTGCTGAGTAACTTATTGTTGATTAGGGTTTCAATTACCTTGTCTAGTGATACATCACTTGTACTTGATAATCCGAAAAATTTGAGTAGAGCTCTGAAGTTGACGTGATCTACAAGTGGACAGTTAGCAATTTTATCCTTTCCGAACTCGTGAATCAGGAGCAACAAATATACGGCAGATTTTTCATAATCACAATTAGCCATAATCTCCATTGCTACTTTTACGTCTTTGTCATCTGTACTTTTGAACAATCTTTTGATTAATTGGAACTGATTTTCATCCATTTCCGCTCCAGAGTTGAGTCTTCGAGTAACATCTCTCTGGTGAAAAATGTTACTAGCTTCCTGAATATGTTGAAAAGTTTTCAAGTCAGCCTCACTTCTGAAGATAGTTGAACGAGCTCCACAATGTGTAGGACTCAAGTTTAAGGTATGCCCCTGTGTTAGATTTAACATCTGGTCTTTTATATTACTGCCAGATACATAAACATATTCTGCAGTAACTTGGCCAACCATTTCTATAAAAGCTGGACCACAGTATCTCTGTACTTGAGCTTTAAAATAATCAGCTTTTATTCTATACATCTCACAACTTTTTACTAAAGCTGAGATAGTATCGGGACCAACAAAAAGAGCAGTTGCTGACTCCTTGTACTTAACCATTGCTGTCTTGTACTCTTCACAAAATTTCTTCATCTTGAATCTTGGAACAGTACAGCCGGGTAAGAAGAAAAGCTTATCACCTCTTTGTGGTATGTATTCTTTTGCAGTAATTGAATGCTTAGCTGCAAACGAATCTGGACTTATATCTTCTACGACATACTCCAGCTTTGGTGTTGTTTCATAACGGCCATATCTGCGTGAGTATTCAGCCTGTAATGTTAGGGTTATCTTAATCTCCATCTTGATTATTAAATAAAACGGGTTTAGCATTCGGGTCTAAGTGCTTCAGTGTATCTTTCAACTCAATAGTGTGCTGATAAAACTTAGAGTGTGTAGTACGTTTTTCATGCTCAATCAATTCATCCTTAATACGCATGTAAATTTCGTCTGTCATCCAACCTTGTTTAATCAACCATGAGCCAAACTCTGTAGCATTTTTATGTGCAATAAAGAACAAGTGAGCTCTGTCACGAAACTCTCTACCTATCTTTGTTCTCTGATTAACCATTCTACTTGAGTAAAGATTAGCTAATTTCCAAATCCAGAAAATGGATTTCTCCACATTAATAGGAGCTAGTATTTGTTGTGCCATTAAATGGTCTGCCTCATCATTGCTACGCAACATACAAAGCAGTGTCTCGTAATGAGATTCAGTAAGAACAGTCACCCCAGGGATTACCTGAGGTGCTGTTAATTTTGATTTTGCCATATTATTTCATTGCCATTTTTAAATAATCTGCAGCTTTTAGTAATAAGTCTGGGTCATCTTGTAGATATGAGATAGCTGAATTACAAAAAGCACAGAGTATACCTCTCACTTCTCCTGTATCATGATTGTGGTCTACTACTAGCCCTTTACCATGATTTAGTCCTGTTCCATTACAGATTTTACAGAGACCTCCTTGGAGTCTATAATGTCTTTCAAAGTCTGGCATAGTAAAGTATTCTCCATTTTCATTGAGAATTCCTTTCTGTTTCCAACCTCTTTCAAGCCACTTAGCTCTATTCTTTTCATAATACTCTTTGTGCTTTAACCGGTAGTTATCCCAGTTCTTTTTTCTGTGCTCAGCGTTAATAGCAATGATATGCTTTCTATTCTTTTTATAGCGCTCTTGTCTTTGCTTAACAGCTTCTACACTCTTCTTCCGAGCACTCTCACAATCTTTACAATTAGGTGCCAGACCATCTTTACTTCTGCTTTTTTTGTGGAACTGTCCATGGTCTTTAGGAACAGCACATACTGAACATGTTTTCATAAATATAATTTAAGAGGTAACAAGCACAAAGATATACATTATGCTTGTTACCACCAAAAATATTTTACTTCATAGCCATCTTCATTACATCAGCGTTTGTCATCATGCGTTGGAACTTTTGCTTGTTACCATTTAAGATTTTCTTAACCAACACATATTTCAAGTCATCCGTAAACACGTCTTCTGTTGCCAAAGCAATCAAGCGGTTAGTGATATCCTGAGTGATTGGGTTCTCCTGAGAATAATTTACAGTGAAATTTATCAGACGAGTGGTTAATACACTAGCGATATCTGCACGATAAGCATTCCCTGTTCCAACACACTCACGAATTTCATTCAATACAGTTGCGTCACTGTCTTTCAATAACATGTCTTTAGGAGAAATCAACTTATCCAATTTGTTGTGGATAAATGAGGTGAACATGGTAGTAAACTCAGGCCCTACTGAACCTTCACCAATCATTTGGATAAGAGGTAAAGTGTTAGCAAAGTCCTGAATAGAACTGATACAGTTGAAGAATGTGGTAATCGATCTTGGATTTACACGAGCACTTACTAACTCATCATGCATCAACAAGAAGTTGATACAACGACCGTCAATCTTTTGCTCTTCAGCCCAACGAGCCCATACATCTTTGTCAAACTTTAAGTTGACACTTACAAAACGAGTTCTTTGAGCTGTATCAATAGACTGTACTAAATAGTCTCCGTTGTCAGGGTTAGCTGTCAACAAGATATGCCAGTCTTTTGGTAACTTCCAAGAGATATATTCCTGTCTGTCCACCAATTCCATCACGGCTTGAATGAAACGAATGTCTGCACGATTCCAGTCATCCAAGATTAAGAATCCACCACCTTGCTTATCTGCAATCCACTCTGGAGGACAGTAAGACATACGCTTTTGTCCAGTGAATTCGTATCCACGCTTGATGTATTCTTCTACAGCATTTTCATCAACCCATAAGCATTGGGTATCAAATGAGCCTTCAGGAGCATCAGCAGGTACTTGAACTTCTTCCATCACTGTTTCTTCAATTTCAACGTCCACTAATACTTCTTCCTTAATCTTTACTTCAACCGGCATGTTTACGGTTTTCATTTGGAACTTACCGTCTGGTCCCATTACCTGTTTGTTTACAAGACGCGTTTCAGTTACAGTCTTTTCAACTTCTTTCGGTTGCTGAACAATTCTCTTAACTGTTTTTGGAACTTGCTTAGTTACCATGTGTAATGCAACCGCAGCATGCTGAGATTTGCATAATTGGAACTGTCTGATAGGAAATCCTACCAAGTCACCTAACTCTTCAATCTGAGCTAAGTTTAACTTCACCACATTCATGGCTTTCTCATGTGCTAATTGTAACACAGAACTGGTCTTACCCAGACCCGATTCACCGATGATTTCTACAGCTACTGCAGGCTTGCCATCCTTTTGTAGGAAGCGGTTATTATCTACAATGTGAGTTAAAAATTCTTTTGTCTCATCAATGTTTAAGTGTACTTGATTGTTGCTCATATTATTTTTATTGGATTAGTTTAACTTTATTTGTGGGCCTATTAATGCTTCATTTATTTTAGACTGACTGCTTAGTACCCATAGCATTCGTCCTCTAGCTGGAGTCGGTGCTGAACATTCTCCATCAGTGAAATACATTAAACAAGTGTACTTATGTACATTCTCGTTATAATAATCAATCACCGGTTGGAAATCAGTCCCACCTCGTCCTTTAATCTGGATGTCCTTCTTAATGTTAAAAGGAGAGATATCACTGATAGCAGTATCACACTGTAAAACAGTTATCTCAGTTCCAGTCTTGTGTATGTGATATAACTCATTCATACACTCTCGTAGTTCAGAAGAACTAACAGAGGCTGACGTATCGATTGCAAACAAGATGTGACGTCTCGGTTTTATTTTCAAACCTGGATTCTCCTCATAGCGTTTGTTATACTTACGTCTTGTCTTTTTCGTATAGATTTTGGTTGATCCTCCTGCAAACCTTCTCAAGTATCCACGCCAGTCAAACTTAGGAGGCTCAACTTCAGCTAAACGCTTAAGTATCTCCGTAAATTCACCTGGAATAGTTCCACGAGATTTCTCAACTTGGTCAGCTACCTCTTTCAGAATATTTTCTGTATGAGTTCTAATCAATTTTTGAGTTGCTTCTGGAAGACCTTCCATAGCTTCCCAGCCTGAATGGTCTGGTAAATCTATAGTCTTTTGTCCCTTTCCTGTACCGATTGTTACTTGACATTGCCCAGCTGCATTAGCTGCCATCATTGCTTCAAGAGTTGGAGATGAACCATTTTTCTTAGCTTGTATAAGCTTTTCATAATAGTACATTGTCCCCTTCTTTTCTTCAAGTTGTAGTTCAGGAAAACTAGACGGTAAAATTGGGTTGGGTGGTAAGTCATCAGTATCAATATACTGATTAATCTCACAATCCATGGCGTAGTTTGCAATTTCCTGGTCCGCCAAATGATTAAAGTCAGTCAAATGGAAAAACCCGATATGAAGTAACTCATGTTTTAACAAACCTCTATGAGATTTCTCAGTTAGAGTACTCCAAAATTGCTCGTTGATTAGTAAATGGTAGTTGATACCATTCAATCCAACGCATGCGGTGTGAACACTATCACTCCACTGTTTGTTCAGCATTATCAGGAACATCCCGTAAAAGGGTTCCCTCAGCATCAGATCTTTCGAGGCTTTCGCCAATTGGTCTACTTTGCTCATTTGGATTAATTTGGATTAGTAATTGTTCAATTTTTCTGTCTCCTGGTTGGAGCTTTCTGTTAATTTCGTCCATCATGTGTACTGCGAAGCGTGACATGAAGAACTGGATGTCGTCTAAATGAACCTTATATGCTAAAGAGATTTCCAAAATCTTCTTGTAGGTTATACGGTCAACGATTCCCAAGGCGCGGTATTTCTTAACTGTCTCTGCGGCATGTTCGTTCCATAACTTTCTGTCCACATTAGCCTCCTTCATCATCAGAAGAACGTAGGTAATGTTTTGTTTAAAGTCACTGGCCTCAATGCATGATAATGCAACTACAGCATTCTCCTTATCGGAGGATTCCAGCATATCTTTTAGCTGGCTGTATGTTTCTTTTCCTAATATGATTTTGTCTCTGCTCATTTAATCTGCGAGTTTCTTTGTTTTAATCATCCACTCTTTTGGTTCTTTCAGATTGTCCAACCATTCCTTCGCTGAAGGTAAGTGACCATTACAATCTTCTTTTACATGTTGTTCACCAACATATCTTGTGTAAACAGTTTTACCTTCACTGTTTACAAAGCTTGCTCCGAATTTCTGCTCACACTCAAAGATTCCCTCTGAGTGATGTCTGAATAAACGGTGTTTGGAATGCCCTATCCATGCCTTAGTTTCATCAAACCAGTTATGGATGTGGATATAATCCTCGGGCTTTCCACCGAATTTTTTTGCGCTACTTTTAGCGTGAAGCATTGGATGTGCCATTAGTTATCGTCTCCTACTTTACCTGTTAATACTGAGTTCACTGTTTCTGTTACATTGTAATAATGGTCACCATGATAGCTAGCATCTAATGTACTTATATACATAGTACCACCGCCACCTTCATTATTGTACCAGTCATCAGCTCCTTGTAATAATTTGTCAGTCACAAGATTTTTTACTCTTTCTTCCATTTCTTCACACAGCTCTGCAACATCATACTCATCATCATCCTTTACTTCACCATCTTCAATTGTAATGTGTCCTGCTGGAATTAATTCGATTTCATCAATACAACCCTCATCACCACCTCCTGAATACTTTATGCGAATCCAATGATAGCCTTGAGCTGCAAGGTTGAATAATAAATGTGTAAATCCACTGTTTAATGGAATAGTTGGGCTAATTTTTTCTGCCATGTTATAAATTGTTTCTACGGGCGTATTCCGCCATTAATACTGCATCAATTAATCCGTCATGTGGTACAGTTGCTCTTGTACCAAATGTTAGTTTTAGTTCAGGGAAGATTCTTGTTATAGCCACAAGTGCCATAGCTTTGGTATCCCTAACCGGTTTCTTTCCGGTCTTACTTGGCTTGGTAATTTCTTCCACGCCCTGGAACATAGCCTTCTGCCAATCAACAGCTCTTACTTTAGTATAAGGAAGCTGATTAGCTATGAGAGACATTTCCACTGCTCCTGCTTGGTTACCCATAGAGAATGCAGTTTGCTTACTTGAACCGAATATCACACCAAGCTTTTCAAATACAGCATAGGCATCTTTCCCAAGATGACTTACTGCTTCATTCTTCATATCACGAATGATACTGTTCAGCTGATGATAATTCAGTTCTGTTTTTATTTTGGGCATCTCAAATGTTTTGATTTCCCCGTCAGGATAGATAATGGCAAGAGCACCGGATTTTCCGATGTCTACACCCATGTACACTTTACTCATTTGAGTGCTTGTTTTAAAATTGGGGTTAATACTTGCTTTACTTTTAGGATACCATGGTCACGTCCAGAATCACTCAAATCTTTAGATAAAGGTAAGAGAGCTCCTTTCAGACCATACTTTTCCTCATAAGCTGCCATAGCTTTGATACCTGCATCATCATTATCAAAGAGAGTACAAATTCCTTTATACTTCAATTTGAATGAATTCATGATGTGTTCTGCAATAAGTGTGTTCTCACTATCAGGTGCTACGGATTCTGCTTCTTCATAACCAAGCTTGTCAAAGAACATTAAGTCCTTTAAAGAGCTACTGATTACAAGGTACTTCTTTTGATACGTCAGCTGATCCATCCCCTGTACATATTCTCGCACCTTGATGAACTTGTGGTCCGTTACAAGAGGCTGATAAATTTTATACAGTGTGCCATCTGCTCTGAAATAACCATAGATACAGCTACGACCTTTGATGATAAGAGTTTTGGTGTCACCATCTTCCTCCTTAGACATCTCATAAGATTCAAGAGGAACGACGTGATACTTGCTGAGCAATTTACTTCCGATGTGGAACTTAGTCCAGAACTTCTGGTCAAGGGTATTCCATCCACGGGTTTGATGTGCTGTTACCTTATATCGCTGTTGTACTTTGAATTCTCTGAGACTCATGTCTTCTTTATTTGTAAGAAGCCATTTGTTATAATCTTCAATAATTCTATGAGCTGCTTCACCACGCGTTGTGTAGTTAAACAGACTCTTTATCAGTGATACATTATCTCCGGACTTACCGGTTGAGAAATCTCTAAACAGATAAACATTGTTGCCTTTACTCCCGACAAATATGCTCAGGGAAGGTCTTTTATCTTTAGGATTAAACGGTGATAGAATCATCAGATTCTGACCCATCAATTTCTCTGGAAGCTTTAGATAATGTTCAAACACCCATTCGGTGGGTATTTCAGTCAACTCAGTTACTAATACTTTTGTCTGAATCATAGTCTATAAATAACAAAGGGGGACGAATCCCCCTCTGTAATAGGTTAAAAGTTATTAATCATCTAACTTGAAATCACCGGCTGCTGGACCTGAAATGTCTTGAGTTGGTTCCATTTGCGTATTTGCATCTGGTTCGAACTCGCTAACAGCATCAGCTTTCTTTTTCTTGATGTGTTCTTCAGGATTGAAGACAACAACTTTCTTACCGAAGGCTGCACCAGCTTTACTGTATTTAGGTAAGAACAAATCAAAATCAGTATAACCGTTTTTGTTTGTGTATTCCTTACCACCGATACAGAACTCGATAGCTTTATCACCATAAGGCTTGTCCTCATTGAACGCGTTAATTAACTGTTCAATGGTGTCGAACTTACCGTCTTGGTCAACTAACCATTGGTTGCAATCAAATGCAGTACAAAGATTCTTAAGCAATTTTAAGATTTCATTGTCTTTGCTGATTTCAACACCGCTCTTAGTGGTACCGTCAGCATAAGCCCATTCGCTTGCTTTCACACGACCAACTTGACCTTTATGACGACCAAGAGATTGGTTATCTTTATCAAGCCAGAAACCTTCAAAATCAGGTCCTTGGTCAGGACCTTCTAAGTGCAATATTACATGCACGCTACCTGGTTTGAATTTGAAATCCTCTACGGTAATACCGTTCAATTTACAAATCACGTTACCCGGACTTAATGTTTTTGGTGTACCACCGTCGCCACCACCTTTGATGTTTTTTGTGTCTAATGCCATTTTCTTTTTTTTACTTAGTTGTTTTTACTTCTTCATGAGGTACGTCAATTACTTCCGCAATTGAGCCATCCTCATTTCTCTTAATTTGATTCTCGTTGGAAATAAATGTGTCAGCCATTTCCTCAGCTGTGTACAGACCTAATAACAAGTCTGCACCGATTCTATTGGCACCCTTTGCTAAGCAACGAGCATACAACATTTCTTTTGGCATACGCTTCCAGTTATCTTTTGTTGATAAGCCTTGAAGTTCTGCATCACGCATAGTGAACGTACACATCTCTTCTAATCCGTCACGGATAAATTTGATAGTAGTTCGTCTATCCACGGCCTTTTCGTCAGGAGTTGAAGGTTGTAAAGCACCGCCTTTGTAGACATATACTCCATCTTCAAGTGTTACGAACTTAACCCCACCTTTTCTTAATAAGGCGCCTACCGCCTTAGCACTTAAGCTAAGTCTTCCCTGAATAGGGATTATGTAGTGGAATGATTGCATGGTTGCAAATCCTAATTCCTTACCCATTTGGGCAACTGTGAACGCCTCTTCCACATTTTTGATGTGAACAGGCAACTTTTTGGACACGATTAGTGTCTCCAGGAAATTCTTGAGATCTCCTGCTGATTCTTGGACCAGAGCTTTGTCTTGATTCATGTTTCTGCTATTTATTATTGGTGATGATATTATTCAGCCACGCCTTGTGGCTTACTGGTTTGTTTAAATGAATGGCAGCATAATCTCTGATGGTCATTTGTTCCATCGGCTGGTCGTTGTCCGGGTCAATACCTTTCAAGGTAAAGTCTTCTTCTACTACAGCTGGTGCAGCAGGTTTCTCTTTCTCCTTTAAGGTTACGTGTTGTAATTCTTCAACAGGGACTAAGTATCTGACGTGACCCGTTTGAGGGTGTGGTTCCGTCTTTTCATACTCTTCTTCAAAGTGTGGATTGAATCTCCACTTATACAGACGTCTTTCCGGGTCTTCCGGTACTAAATCTGCAGTAGTGAATTCAATATACACATCTTCGCCTTTGCTAATCTCACTAGCAAAGAAGGCAATGTGAAGCTCTGTCTTTCCATAAGGGCGATATGCCATCTTAGGAATAAAGACTGCTCCTGGTACACCAATCTTCTCTAAGAGAGGTTGGTGAAACTCGCGTAGCCGTTTAAGCCTTTCGCGCTTGTCTTCTGGTTTGTCTGTTGTTGATATACTCATGTTCTTACTTTTCTGTCTTGTGTTGGTGGAGGCGGTATCTCCACTATACTCATTTTCTCAAACTCAACTCTGAAGAAACTCATTCTAATGTCACCATTTCTGCACTTCAAGAAATGCATTACCATGATGTTTTCATTATCAATGATGTATCTGTCAGGTCCAAAGAACTTGATTTTTCTTAAGCCTGGTCTGTTGATTCCGATAACCATGTCTGCATGCTGCAGTAAGGCATCAGCTCCAAAGATGTCAGACTCTAAAATAAAGTTGCCGTATTTGCCATCTTCTGCTCTTGCTGGGTCATCGATGCTTCTGTTTAACTGCGTTAAGATGATGAAGATGATAGGGTACTTTCTTTTCAATGCTGTAAGAGCATCTCCAAGTGCATACAAGGTATCATACTTGTCCTTCTCAAACGCTTCTTTTTTCAAAAGCAAACTATGGTCAAGAGTAATGATGGTCTTTTTGTAGACTTTGACTTGTCTTTGTTTAGTAACTGTTTTGCCATCAACTTCTTCATGATAATCTTCTGTCTTTATGATTGCATGCGCATTCATATAATCCTCAATGATGGCCTTAAATTCAGATACAGTACAAGGTTCTTCTACAATGTCAATTGGATACTTGACTTTTTGATTGGCATAATCCAGACAGCTCTTGAGAACGTCTGTTGTTACGGGTTCATGCTTCACAGCATTACATAAAACTTTATAGCTTTTACCGGTTACAGCTGAGAATTCTCGAATAGCTGAAACTCGGGCTAACATTTCCAAGGAGAACTCTAACACCCTAAAGTCCTCACCTGGATTAAGTTTAAATGCTTCACGAACTATCTGATCTTTGATAGCTGTTTTTCCACTAGCTGGTCTTCCTCCGATTACAATGGTAGAATGCCATTCTATACCATCTACACCGGCATCATTAAACCTGTTCCAGGGCGTCTTCATGCTTCGGATGTCACCTTTCATTCGTCCCTGAAGATACTTCAGCGAGTCTTGAAAGCCTTGTCTTTGGCTTTGCCAAGCTTGTTTCTTTTTTAATGTCATACGTACTTTTGGGGAAAAGGCACCGGATATTGCTTGCGCAATTAGCTTTGTTCAATGTCTAATTTAGTTACTCTGTTCCCAACACAAAGATACATTTTTTAGATGTATTTTGCAAGGGAAATCTGCTTAAACTGCCTTAGTTTTGAAGTGGTCTTCCTTCTCAATCATTGGCCCAGAAGCCGCGTCAGAACAGCGATTGGCTAATTCAGAACCCCAGCTTTTATCAGCTAATTGCTTGCGGATAAAGTACTGAGAAGTCTGCATGTAGAGATAGTTTTTTAACTCGTATTCTGCTACATAATTTGCAGTAGCTTTGAAGATTGTCTCCCAGCTATAGTCATATGTACTCATGAACCAAGCAAATGCAATTTCTACATTTTTCTTGTCGGAACGGGCTGCTTTTCCACTTGGTAATTTCATCTTAGGGAATATCTCCAGGTATTGCTGAATCTTTTCCTGATATCCTTCACCAAGAATCTGGGCAGGCGTCCCTTTCTTCTGAGGCTTAAAGAGAGCCTCTACTTTTTTCAGAACCGTTTCACCTTCTTTGGTCATATCAAACTGCATATGTCCTCCCTGAGGAGTCATAGTAGCAAGCTTCATGTCCAATAAAGCGTTGTGGTCTTTCATGTCAGAGATGATATACTCCATATCATTCTCTCGGATGTTCAATAAGAGAAAAAACTGATTAGGTGTCAAGCCTTGTTCTCGTATTGTCTGATGTATCAGCGTCAATGTTAAAGGTTTCTTTGAGCTCATGTTTTATTCTGTTAAATATTCTTACGGTTTCAGCATCATTGGTATCCAATAAGCCTTTTAATCCTCTTATACCTTGCAGGATAGTTGAGTGGTTCTTTCCAAACAGTTTACCAATATCACTCAAGGACATTCCTTGATTACGCAATATTAATGTGGTACACTGTCGGTACAGTACTAATTCTCTATACCTTGCATTACTTCCTAAACCAGTATATTTTACTCGTTTAGGTACGTCAGGGTCATTCATCATCAACGTTTCTACGAAACTGATGAGTTGTTCAGGAGAGACTTTTATCACTGGCACAGTGTGTAGAATCTTGACTTCCACCTCCGTTTGATAGGTGATAGCACAAATTTCTTTAAACTGTTGGATAAACCTGAATATGTCTGATTCTGCATTCATGTTAATAGGGTTTGCAAATTACAATCTTTTTCTGTATATTAAGGTATGGTTCATGGTGATCTCCTGTTTGAACCATCTCTGATTCCCCCTACACTTTAAAAGTGTAACAGTGAGAGATCACCTTAGTATAAACTTAATAGATGTAGAAAATGTTTGACTTCATGAAAAAATCTTTTCCAGGAACATGGAAATTCATCGCGGACTTCTTTGAAGCCCTTAACGGTAACCGAAAAGGTCACAGTTTACGTAAATGGTTAGCTGTTGGATTCTTTTGGTTATGTGCAGTAGTTACTATCAAATACACGAATTCAGAAAATCTGGAAGGTGTATTAGTGATTTTAACTAGTATGATTACAGCCTTGATTATTACTTATTCAGTAAGTAACCATGCTGATAACAAATTACAAGCAGGTAAAAATCCGAGTGATAACACAACAACAACATCTACAGATGAAACTCAAGCCTAACCAAATATTTCAGATTTGTCTTGTAGGACTTGTCCTAATTCTGTTTGCTATTATCATCTTCAGAAAACCGACGGTGATAGTAACATCCGATAGAGAACAGGTATTACAAGATTCAGTCAAACTTTTACGCAGTCAAAGGGACTCTTCTCTTGGTCGTCAAGCTAAGATTCAAAACTCGTTTGACAGCTTGATGAATTTGGACCCACAGATAAAATACAGAACTCATGAAAAAATCAAGTTTATATTTAATACTGCTTCTCCTCGTGACCTGGACAGTATCATTCGCACAAACTGGAAAACCAGCAGCAGATACCGTTAAGTGTTACGGTATTACTGAGTTGCGATACATTGCTTCTACCATTGTTGAGGGTAGAGCTTGTGATACAGCACTAGCTAATGCTAATGCAAAGATTGCCAACCGGCAAGCTCTTATTCGTGAGAAGGACGTTGAGATAGCCAACCTAGACCTCCAACTCTCACTCAAGGATCAAATAATCCTTAAGCGAGATGAGGAAATCAAAGCTGTCAATCTCAAGTTAGATAAAGAGAAAAAACGCCATAAATGGACTAAGTTTGGTTGGGCTGCAAGCAGCGTTCTCCTAGGTTCTCTAGCTTTTGTGGTAGCCGTACATTAAACCGGGATAATTCTCTCTTAAGACATACAATTTATCAGTAGCTCTGGAATAAACAGTATATTTTATACGGTTTCTTTCCAGAGTTTTTCTGTTTTGGTCAATGTCTTCCTCCAGAATCAACACATTCTTGTAAGTAGAACCTTGTGACTTGTGAGCTGTGATAGCATAATTGTATCCCACATTAGCTGACCATTTCAGAATGTTAAAGTAACGTACCCATGCTTTACCGTCTTTTGTTGTAACTGCATGTTGTTTTGCAGCTTCCTGAAGACGTTTGTAATCTTCAGCACTTTCTTCATGAACTACAAAGATTACATTACTTTTAGGATTATCCGGATACTCAGGGTCAAATGATTCTACAAACAGCTTATACACTTTCATGCTTAAGCTGAACGGCCCTTCAGCAAACTTGGTAAACTCTTCTGTTACTTTCTTTACTTTCAACTCCTCTGAAGTAGTCAATAGCATTTTGTAATAGCGGTCATCATCCTCTCTCTTCATAAAGATTGGCTTCATTACAATGAGAGCTTCTCCAGGTATGAATCGAGACTGAGAATGTAAGGCTCCGTATTTGATTTCTCGGGCAATGTTGTTGATATAATCAATGGTCTTGTTTCTCCATGCAATCACCTTAAAGTAATCAGTATCCTTTTCATATTCAGGAGCCATGAAATACTGTTTCATCAGCTCTTTGATTTTCGGTTTATCGGTCTTAGCATCCAAAAACACAATACCATGGTCTGCATCATTCAATTCTGTTTTCAATACAGGTAATGGTTGTGTTTTGTCTAAGTTCTCTCTAATCTTAAAGGACTGAGCAATGATCGGATGGTCACCTTTCTGACGCATGATTTCTTTTAACTCCACTAATTTGAAATTGAAACCGGTATTAGTCTTGAAAGGAAGACTGTCCGTCCTGTTAACTGGTGGAATTTGAGCAGGGTCGCCCATGAATATGATACGTACTCGTTTAGAGAACTTCATAATATCACGGCACAGTTTATCGTCCAGCATTGATACTTCATCTACAATTAAATAGTGATAGTTGCTGAGCTCACTGTTGTTAATCTTGTCTACTACAAACATTTGTTCACCCTCATCGGTGATTACTTCTTTTAACCCAAGCAACTTATGAATTGTGCTATACGTGATACGTGAACCCATCTCAAAGATGTCTTCAAACACATAACCATCCATGCCATTTTGCATTGAGCTGCGATATAATACCGATACAGCTTTGTTTGTAGGAGCTCCAATAGCAATCTTCTTTTGGTCTGTACTGTAAGTGATATATTCTAATATCTTCTTAACAAGATAGGTTTTACCTGTACCGGCATAACCCTTTAGAACCACAGCATCATGCTCTGGATTTTCAATAAAGTCAACAATTTCTTCAAAGGCTGCTGACTGCCCCTGGTTGAGACCTACAGCTAAGCGTGTACGAATTAATGTTTTCACACATTCTTCAGCTACTGTAAAGTTCTCCGGATCTGAAGAATCAATCATCATTGTCAAACTAGCCTTTTGATCTTTGTCAATAAGGTCTTTGTCATAGATTTCTGTAATTCTTCTGTTCCATGCTTTTTTCTTAAATGCTATTGTCATAGGATTGGAATAAGGTTTGACGTATTTTGGGTCTAATTGTTGCCACAATCCGCTCATACATCACCGTCATTTGAGTAAACTTCACGGTTATCACCTGTGAAAAATTCTTTAATCAAGTACAGCGTATCTATTGTGCGTTTTGGTGACTTCATCTCATTAAAAGAAAAACGAACTTCAGGTATAGTGTAATGGTCAATATCAACCCTTTCTCCTGTTTCTCGCCAAAACCATTTCTTGCTTAAGAGGACGTTAACCTCAGCTAATAGTTTTCTTTTTTCGTTTGAGATGTAATTTTGCAGCTGAGGGATTGTTAGTTCCATCATCTGTATTCGTGTAGGTACCGGCAGCTTAGTAAGCTTTTCATAGAAGTCTACATGGTGAGGGTGAATAGTGACATTATCACCGTTTCTCAACTGAATCTTTAATGGTTCAGGAGCATTGTGCTCACTCTCCAAAGTTTTATCTACCATATGATTTTCTGTTTAAACTGTTTGTAACTAATATCAGATATCTTGTTGAAGATGTCTCCTGAATCCCAACGCTCGAGTGCATTATGCGCTGCAGAAGCGGGGTGTGAACAGAACAGTTTGTAGTTATTGTCTGATACTGATTCAGACCACTCTTGGGCTTTCTTACCCATAAAGGCGTAAATCAATCCAGGGTTATAACACATTAATTGATCCATCACAAATGCAATGAATGGTTGCCAGATGTTATAATGCTGACCTACTTTCCCTACCGTAGTAGTTAAAGCAGAGTTCAGCATTAATACACCTTGCTTTGACCATCGCCTTAGGTCAGGGTCCCACGAGTAACCGTCTGTATAGACAGTATCCTCAATTTCTTTAAACATGTATCGTAAGGAAGCTTCAATGATTTTAGTGTTGGAACATGAGAAAGCAATCCCATCTGCAACACCTAGCTGCGGATAAGGGTCTTGACCCATGATTATTACCTTCAATTCATTATAAGGACATTCCTCAAACGCTCTGAATACTTGCTTTATTTGTGGAGTAAAGCGTCTCCCTTCTTGCGCATCTTTTAATAGCGCCTTTAGAATCTTGTCAAAGTCCGAGCTTAATATGAATGTTTTGAGCTTGTCTGCCCAGCCGGAAGGCTTTAACTTTTCATACAGCTTTTGCTTTATCTCTTCTAAATCTACAGTGTGTACTTGTGAGCTCATAAACTTGTATTGTTTAAATTTTTTTACTTACATTTGGTGTATGGCAGAAGAACAAAACACAACTCCTCAAGAGGAGAAACAAACAGTAAAGATGACCACAATGCCTTTAGAGGCCATAGTCACTTTAGAGGTATCAGGTATATTCTTGCAACGCATACACGGATTAATGGTTACCATGTGTGATGAGGTTGGACAGGAAGAAACTATTAAGATATTTGAGAGGCTTAAAAATGATCAAGCCCCTCAAACAACTCATGAAGAATCCATCCGTGTCCTTTTAGCTTTAATTGACGGTATTGAAACCGCAGCAAGAGAACAAGGTAAGATTCAAGAAAAGGAATATTCACATGATGAGGCATTCCAAATGCTGGAGTTCCTTAACATACGTCCTACTGCTGAACCACCTAGACCTACCGGAAATTAATTCCGACAGTGTCTCCCATCTGGATAATGGTTTCAATAACCATACCCAGCTCCTCTTTGGATGCATCTCCTAAGGATTTGCAGAAGAGGACTGATTCGCCCTTATGCTCGGTTATAAAACACAAGCCAGAGCTTTTAAGTACTTCCAATTTCATTTCATCAAATGTGTATCCAAGTTCTTTTGCAAGTTCTCGGATGCACACATGTACTTTTGCTAATTGAGCTAGCGTACCGTCATCTTGATTAGCCTCAAGAAAAGTTTCAATCACTTGACCTACTTCCAGATGCTTTACAAATTCGTCGTACTTTGCTCGACTGGTAGAAATTGGATGTAATTCACCCGTAGGTGTTTTAATCATTTTACCGTGAAAGATGTTATGCTTTTGCGCCATTTTCTGTGTGAACTAATTTAACCCATTCCTTTGCGGTAACTTTGAATGACCCTCTTTTTTCAATAAGAGCAACAGCTTCTCTTACAGGAAACTTACTTCCTCATTCAAGAATATGCTTGATGTCACTTGGTTCATCATTACCAGGAACAGTTTCGATGAATGCTTTAAGAACTCCTTCAGCATTGATTGCAAGGGCGACACCAATTGCATGTCGCCCATTGAACCATACAATTCCTAACAGCTTCATTTCTTAGCCTTTTGAGAAGCCATAAGCTTCTTATGTTCAGACTTAGCTTTTTTAACTGCCGCTTTTTCCTCTGGAGTTTTCTTAAATACTTCTCCTCCACGGAACTTGTTTTCTTTTGGAATTACTTCAGACATTTTCTTCAACTTGTTTTTTAGGTTTTAACTGTTTAAGGGTACAGTCTTCTTGACCCACATCATCTCTTTTTCCTAATAGGACAGGCTGAAATAATGCTCCGCCTGGATTGTAGTACAAATATTTCACTTCTACAAAGTCACCTGGTTTCACCTTATCTGAATTAGCATACACCGTGGTGTTACCAACAGGAACAGGATTACCATTCTCATCAAATACAGCTATCCCGATTGAGGTACCGGCTGTATTAATGCTTGTAACTATACAAGTGGCTGAAGCTACAAATTTAAACTTTAATTGGTCACCACCTGAGTTAGGACGACCGCTTTTGTACATGCTATCAATCTTTTTGAACACAATTCCTTCGCCTTTTTCGTCTAAGATTTTAGCATATAAGTCGGCTTTTTGCTGAGGTGTGTAAGCCGTTGGTACTTTTACCAAAATTTTTCCATCTAACTTTAGCTTATCAAGAGCACCGAGGCGCTCAGCTAATGTAAGATTTGGATCTGGCATGTCAAATACATATACCGTATCACCAATTGCCTCACCATCCAAGATAAAGTCTTTAGTCCCGGCCATTAATGTAGCACCTGTAAGTGCATCACTAATCTCCACTGATAAACCTTTCTTGTTAGTTCCAATGACGTCGGTGCCTTTTCGGATAAGACCTCTGCGGACACCGTCCATCTTCTCCTGAGCAATCCACTCAGGACTATTAATCAGTTCTTCCAAACGTGATTCATCCACATCATTTAATAGCTGAGGTAAGAACTCTGTTTTGCGAGGAGCAAATGTACCTAAGCTAAATGCAACTCCGGCACCTTCTTTCTCGCAATAACCTTTAGCCATTTTCTCATGAATAAGCTTGCCATATATGGCTGAGGCTTTTTCAAAAGTTGTTGGACTAGCTGTTTTAGTTCCTGTACTTAGAGTTGAACCTCTACGTCCATATGCGAACTTTACTACATACTGTTTCTGTGGTGTTTCTAATAACTCAACGTTATACACCTTATCTGAACCACCTTCTCGGTAGAACAAATGTTTGCTTTCTACTAGAATCATAGCTGTATTCCTTGTTTTTGACACCAGGTCATAGCTGTTCCTGAGAGTATCATGAACAAATCCATGATACGGTTCTCATCAATACAGGTAATCGCTGATATGATGGTTTGTGGGCCTAACTCAAATCTGAGTTTGCTCCATACTGGTACCAACCAGTCCCACGATTCGTGGAATCTTAGGTCATCAAGACCTATTAGTTGAAACTCTACATCCATTAAATGGCTGAAGTGTTTCTCCTTTAAATATTTTGGACCACCCATGTAGGCGGTGATAGCATTGAGCCTTTTACCTAATTCTGCTTTTTCCATCAAAATTGTGCTAATAAATTACGAATTGTTTCATGCGCTACTGTATGGTTCTCTGTATCCTGAGATGCAAGCATTTTCAGGAGAGACCGCATTTGTTCCTTGCTAATCATTTCTAATGTATAGAGCTGTAACAAGGATATTTCAGTTGAAAGAGTGTCAATACGCTGTTCTAAGTGGGTAGCTCTATTTTCAAATGAAGAAAGAGAACTTTGCAAAGTGCTCATGTTTGATGAATGTGCGCTTGCCATAGTTACTAATTCATTTTTTGCGTTAAATACTTCTGTTTTTAATGTTGAAAGCTTTGAATCTAAGTTGTGCTCGTTCCATCTATGGTCCCATTCATTCAGATGTTCTACCATTTGGGAATTCGTTAGAGTTAAACAATCTTCTTATCCAGGGCTTTTTCATATCAGGATATACATCACCAACAGTTTCAGGAATAAACCCGCAACCTTCAAAGTATCGACCACCATGAGGTAAACAGCTTCTAACTTGTAACTCTTTTCCATGACAGTCAATACAAAGTGTTTCTTCAGTAAACCAAGACCTAGTTTTTGTGATTAATGGGCCTTTGCATCTATCACAAAAAGATGCTGAGAAAAAGTTATCTGTTTCCATTTTTTCTTGATTCTTCATAGTCAATGACAACTTGTTTTAATCTCACTCGTGCTTTAACTAGCAAGAAATTGTGTTTATCTCCGGAGACATAACACACTTTTCCTTGTCTGAATTTGCCGCGTTGAGAGGGTAAGAAAATAGCATGCTTACTTTCTGAGACGAATAAGACTACTCTGTGATTTGAACCGTTTTTGTTGCAAACAATACTCCCTGGAACCAGGGAGAACCACTCATCCGAAGTCATCGCCCTCATTTAAAAAGGTTAGCATTTTATTGCGTTCCTCAATAGCCTCTAAGCGAGGCTTATCAAGTTCAACAATAGATTCTCCTCCCATTTCCAGGTCAGTCTCAACTTCTTCATAGAACTTGATGATCTTTCCTACCTTACGAGAGAGAGCTTTTGTTAATTGCTGATTTGCTAGTATCTTTTGAATATACTTCAGCTGCTCTTTTTGTTGAGCATGTTCTTTAAGATTGACTTTCATCTGTAGGGTCTTTAAATAAATGTGAAAAGATAGGGTGATTCCAACAAATTTTCAAATCCGTAGTGTTGTAATTCATGATTTTTCTGGTTTTCTCCAATGCAACCACCCATGTTCGGTCTTGGTTGCCACCGTACTCAATAATCATGAGCACGATGCCGTCTCCATTGGGTGTTTCCACCCAAAGGTTTTGTTTTACTTCGTGTATTGCTATCATCTGATAAAGATTAAGTTGACATTATTTATCCAGTGTAAGAACATTCCATGGGACTTAGCGTAAGCGACAAACTCTTCCTTCTGAACACCATTGTATTCTATACAAAGGCATTTACAACCAACTGCTGTTAAGTCAATCTGCTTGAGTATTTCTAAGTCCATACCTTCCGCGTCAATGGATATAAAGTCCCATTGCTGTCTACCACTTAAACGTTTGAAATAATCAAATGTAATAGAGTGTACTTGCACAGTTTCAAACTGCGTATTGTAAGGCTCCCACTTTTTTATCTCTTCAGGTAAAAGGGTTGATACAAGAGCAATATCATCTGATGTAACCAAATGACCACTCTCATAAAGCGTGACATGACCAAACTTACCAATAGCGTAATTGAAAAGATTTACACCGGCTCTTCCTAAATACATTTGTTCTAGTCTTTCAAAAGCTTTAGGTGATGGTTCTACCAAATCTGCTTTCCAGCCACGTTTAATGAACTGATAAGAGTTTGAATAAGTGATTCCATCATTAGCCCCAATGTCTAAGACAGTACCTTTGTAATTAAGGCCCCACGTTGACATGAAGTAATTGTCAATGATTTTGTCTTCTCCATATTGCGCACTTGAATTCATAGAAATAAGCTTATTAATGCTATGCCCAAGGCTATATAGGCTACGACCAAGGCGTGTGTGCTTCGCCTGCTGTAATAATGTTCTGGCTCCCACCACATTCTTTTTAGTTTAAAGATTTAACAAAAGTTTCAGCCCACTCATTGGACTCTTTGCAACGTTGCACTTCCTCTGCATATTGCTTTGTGTGATACGCAATGTCATGGTCGATTGCTTCAATCATTTCATTACGTTTTGCTATTGGGTCAATGTGCTTTAATTGTTCCTCAATGCGTTTTAGCTCTTCTTCATGGTACTTTGGATCAGCATCCCAATCAATGGTGTCTGAAATCTGTTTTACCATGAAGTCTTTGATTCCTTTGTGCTGGTCCGTTGGAGGCTGCCATTTATTGACTTCATCCAAGAAATGATTCAGTCTTTTACCGATAGCATTTATTTCAGCTATCTTCTGTGTCACTCTTTCCTTTTGTTCTTCAAGTTCTTTCTTGGTTTGAAGAGTGATTTCCAATACATCCATTTTCAGGACTTTGGCTTTCTGTTTTTCGTACTCGTTAATTTGCTTGAGATGATAGTCATCCGGTTTACGGTGTTCGTAAGGTTTATCGAAGGGTTCATCTCTCATGTGAATTGCAGCACCAAATGCTCTCATGCACTGTTTAGCAAATTCTTTAAATGTTTTTGTCTTGCCGTCTACAATACCGGCCGTGTAACCTGTTGGCATATGATTAATTATTAGTTATACAAGAAAAAAAAAGGACAGTACATCTCTGTACTGTCCTAATTGGAGTGGGTATCCGGTTCCGTTGACTCCGCTACGCTAGTCTTTCGTTGACATCATTGGTCATGGTTTTCATGCCTCCGTCCTTTACCCAGGCGGTTTTATCCTAGGGAATCTTCAACTACCACATGTTTCACAATCCATTGAAGACCTGGTTTTATCCACTGATTCTTCTTACGGATTAAAAGCTTGTTTGCTTTTGGATAGAAGTTCACTAATCCCTCTGAACACTCAAAGATGTAACAATGATTTTTTTCATCATGTGTTATTTCAATGCCTTGTTTCAAAAGCATAGGTAAATACTTCTCTTCAAATCTTTCAAGACGGGCCTCTCTAATTGCACCAGTCATAAGACCGAGTGCTCTTAAATCATGGTCCGCCTCGTCAGCTTGCTTCTTTAATATTTCTGATTTTTTTTCCATTATACTCCTGCCGGAACTAATTCAAATTCCTCTTTTGCCTCTTTCAACAATTTCTCCAAATAAGAGTCAACCCACTGATCAGGTACGGGAATACCAAATCGGTCTGCAAGAAAAAACTGGTAAGGAAAACAGTCATCAATGTTAAGTTCTTGTAGTTTAAAGCCAAGCTTTCCACCTTGGATTAACATTTTACTGACTGCAATCACCGTGTACTTTTGTCCACGCTTTACCCACTTTGATGTAGGTATCCCATCGGGTCTGTCGGCATCATTGATGCATATTACACTAAACGGCAGCATCTGGATAAAAGTCTTGTTCTGTTTCTTCAGGAGCCACATAACCAGGGTTCCACTCTGGGTTTGTCGAAGCTTCGATGATAAGCTCATTACGTTCATGCGCTTGTTTACGCAATTCCTTATGATACTCTTCTTCGGTTCTTGGGTCAAACCCTAATGAGGGTTGCCCCACCGGTTCGTAGTTTTCATTACCTAAGTAAATGTCTACGTCTAGTCCTCCTCCTTCACGAGGGACTGTCATCAACAAGAGAATGTGGTCTTGTTCGTCTTTCTTTGTTTTGATTGTTGTTGTTGCCATTAGCTTGCTTTTACTTTTTGTTTACAGTGTACACAACGCCATGAAGGAGTACCTACTCTGCGCCCACTCCTCCTAATTATTTTGAAGGAGTGAACTTTACCATCTGTATTACTAAGACAAACATCCATATTCATCTTTTCCTCAGCTGGCTTTTCAGGTTCTAAGATAATCTCCATACGTGAGAGCCAATATACGTCTTTTTCGCATCAAGTATAGCTTTAGACGTCAAATAAATTTCTCCCTTTTTCTTGCCACCATTCATCTTACGTTTTAAATTTAAAACTAAGTTTGCGGCTTGGCTACGTGTTGCACAAATCGTAACAGGGATATGAACCGATGTGGTTTTATCTCCAGGTACTAATTTTTGTACTTGTTCTTCAAGTAAAGGTAAGAACTCACCATGTACTGCTGAGCGATTACCTGTGAACGTTATGTCTTTCTTAATCGCGAAAGGGTTCACTTTTTCTGTCTTTTTTGCTGCTGCTTTTACTGTTGTTTTTGCCATGTTGTTTAAATTAAATTGTTTCGTGAATTGTGCTTATTTTGTTTTGGTCAAACCCTTCAAGAGCTATCTTAACCCAGTACTCATCTACACTGTCTTTATAACAAAGAATGTGTACTGTTGACGTTTCTTTAGGATTTAATCTCAGCAATCGTCCGATGCGTTGGCTTGACTTACGCTCATTACCATATGCATGCATAATGATTCCTTGCTTAAGATTAGGGACATTGACACCTTCGCTCAATTGTAGAACGGATGCCAATTTTGTAATTGACCCTTCCTTGAATGCTTTCAAGTTGTCTTCTGATTGCTTATTCTTGCTATGATAGCTAGGAATACCAAACTTATCAGCTTGTTCCTGTGTATTAGCAAACAGAATGACTTTGTCTTTAATTTGATTCAGGAGAATGGATGCGAGTTTCTCTTTGCTTGGGAAACTCTGGAGCGCTTTCATCCGCATTACACGCATGATTTGCTCTTCTTTTTTGGTACTGGCTGCATCTAATCGATTGCACCAGTAGTTGTAAGTCTCAAGTTCTGATGCGTACCACTGCTTACCTGTCTTGGTCTTCATGACCATTGTCTTTAATGGATTCAAGCGTAATGTGTGAATAATGATTCTATAGTCATTAAGGATTTTGTCCTTAACAGCATCATCTGTTACATACTTGTACACTATTGGACAATATTTGTCTACCATTTTACCTTTCTCTGAGCCTTTATATTTTGGCGGAGTTCCTGTAAGACCTAAAATCTTATTAGAGTATTCACTTAACCAAGGATCATGTGTTTCTAATAAGGAATGACACTCATCTAGATAGACAACATCAAAATCATGGTCTTGCTTAGGAAGAGATAAATAGGTGGTAAACACCATGTGATCTACGAGATGTGGAAGACCGTGCTCTACAGCTTGACTCTTCCATTCCTCAAAGACAGATACTTTAGGAGCAACAATGAGGAATCGTGCATACTCCGAGTAATTAGCATTCATGTGACGTAAACCAAGTAAAGTCTTTCCAGAACCCATACTCATACCTACACCACATCTATGCAGTGGTAAAATCAAAGCAAGAGCTTCACTTTGGATTTCACTTTTGTTTTTCATGATATTCGAAATAACGTTGAGAGAGTTCTCGGTGTTTGCAATCTGGACAGGTGTATGCACCATAAAGACCAATACCCGCTTTCCACTCTCCAATTGTAGCGTGTCTACCACATCTACATCTAGCATGGCTGCTAGGCATAAGATTATTATTGTGCTTGCTCATCTTACTTTATTGCATTAACAGCTTCTTCAGTTGTATTGTATAATGTCCAGCTTGTTGCCGGCATTTCCATCTTAGAACCGATTTGCTTTATTATTGGTACAACTGTACCTTCAATGTTTTCGTAAGCTTTAATCTTGCAAGCTAAAACCTTTGCACCATGTTTGCTTTTATTTTTCTGTGAATAATGTTTGTGTACAGCATAGACTGTTGTACCAATTCTTTTATAACCAATCATGATTACGCGTTTAGATTAACACCTGGTAATTGCATTTGAGCTGCAACAGTTACATCCACAAAGGCGATACCTGATTTAGGTGCACCATGTGGAGCAAATAACTGCTCAGCTACTTCTTGTTTTACACACCAAATATTACCACTTCTGTAAGGATTGGTAGCATCTTCCGTTTTTGCTTCTACCGCGCCAATTAAGATAAAGCCTTTGGATTTCATTTCTTTGCACTCATCACATAGTTCTTTAGACCATACGTTTTGGTTGTGCATTTCTTCTACTTTCTTGGCTGCACTCTCAGTTAAGCGAGTATTCATCACAACGGTACCACCGTTTTCCATTTTCTTTGTGCACACTGGACATAACTCGTTGATCAGTGCTACACCTAACTTTTTTGACATAGCTTTTTCTTTTTTTAGCCGCTTATCACGCAGCTGGTTAATTACTTGTTCAGCAACAATAAGATTTTCTTCGTCTGGAGAATTAATCATGGCTTTAATGTTATCATACTCTTCAGTAGTAATAATATCAAGTGTTTTAAGTTTTTCGAGTTCCATAGGTAGCAAGAGTTTTGCTGTTCCTGTATCTCTCTTGACTTTATTTTGCCAAGTAACTGTTCTTGGAAGACCTGCTGATTTGCCTGACATAGGTGTCCATGTATAAGAACGAGGAGCTGTTTTCCCTTTAAAGAATTCAGCCATTTTCGTTCTCATCATGATATCCACTTTAGCTTGGTCTCCTTTGAATAAGACGGTGAAAAACTGTTTCATTTCATTGTACTGATCTCGACCAATCTTATCTTGAATTTCCATCAGTTCAAATTCTCTTTACTGTTGATTCTTTGCATTTGTTGAGCAAAATGGTCATAGTTGTCTGTTAACAAATCTGCCATAATACCGCCTACAAAGCCTTCTTTCTTACTAGCCCATTCAAGGTCCATGATTTTTTCCAGCTTTACATCAGCTGGGTCAGCTTCATTTCTCTTGATTTCGTAGTGAACAGAGGCTTCTCTGTCAAATGTTTCAAACATGAACATTAAGACTTCCTTCTTGTCTTTAGCTTCTGAGGGACGTTCCATTAAAGGGTCAACTAATTGACCTTCTGAATTAACATAAGGAGTAACTGCATCTTTATCTACCATCTTTGCCCAGCCTTCACAAATAAAGGCTGTAGCTACAGGCTTCATTTCTTTGTTAAACTTACGCATAATAGCAGCAGCTGCTTGTTTACCCTCAGCATTCATGAACAATGGTCCGATACCACCCAAGACTGCAATGGTTAACTTATTTTGGTCTTCAGGTATAATCAAAGCAAACAACATAGGTTCAATTTCACCGGCTTGATTAAACATGTCTTGCACCATAAGTTGCACATTCTTTTTAAAGAGTACTAACTCTTCTTCAAACTGTTCTTTAATTGTCTTTACGTTCATTGTTTGTCTCTGTGTTTTTAATTCTCTTGAATTTCTTAGGCTTCAAGGTTGCCATAATTGTAAGAGCTACTAAATTGTTTTCTTCATCAGGTGACTTTAACATGTTCTGCAAGTTTACACCTTGCTCTTTGCTCACCTGTTTTTCTAAAATCAATTTTTCTACAGCATCTTGAACTAATCGCAATGCTTCAGCACCACCTCTTCGGTTATTAATTAGTTCTACCCATTCTTCAGGAGACTTTTCATATCTCCAGCGTCTTGTCCAAAACAATTTCATATGTGCTTTGTATTTGCTCTTAGACATTCCTCTTTTATAACTCATTTGTCTAAGCGTGTTAGTGAAAAGCCCATTTCCTTGGCTTCTTTAGGATGCATTTCGATCCATTCATGGCAAGCTCTGCATGCAGCTAGCCAATAAAGTATATTCAGGAGTAAGTCACCAACTCGACCAGCTTTGTGATGTACATCAGTTGCCTGACCTGTACACACACCTGGTATGTGAGCTTGGCACATACAATTCTTGGAGAGAAACTCCTTTCTCCTGATTGAATACTCTTGTTCTTCTTTAGCTCTTTTGGGAGAGCGTGAGGGTACGCGCTTTTGCACAGACGTTGGTTTAATTCTGGGTCTAACTGAAAGAGCACTCCAGCATGACTTGCAATAACGTTTCCCCTCATGATTCTTCCAGATGAACTGGAACTCTCCACAAGGGCCATCACACTTTTTCTTCTTTGCCTTCATTTGAATCCGGACTCTCAGAAGTTGTGGTAGGTGCATCAGTAGCATTACGCCCTAATTCTTTCTTACCGATAATAACTCCGGTGCTGAACGATTTGTTTACAACTGTAATACGACTTCTGATTTCAGTGATGTCATTGTTTTGTTTCATCATCTGTTTTAACAGAGCTTCTTCAGCTGCATTCTCAGGGCATAGTATCAATGATACAGAGCCATTCATGATAAATTCTACCTGCATGGTGTTTCTTGTTTAAGTTGATAAAAATTGGATGGCAGAACGCCTTCCTGAATTAATTTGGTAACGATTTCTCTCTTGGTAATACCTAACTGCTTAAAATCAATTGTGCAATTGAAATCAGGGTCAACTTCTTCAACAGTCCTAACGAAGTATTCAGCAAATTCTGTCTTAGGAAATTTCCTTTGAAAGAACCGCGCTGTCATTACATTCACGACCTGTTGTTTCCAGATGTTTAACACCCTTTTTGCTTTCTTCTGCATTTTGACTATGCGTTTACGTTTTTCCCAATGCATGTCTTTTATCTCATCTTGTGTATAGACAGATAAGCCAAACATTACTCTATTATACAAAAAATTCTGGTAATTATTCATAGGGTTATGAACAACTAGTCCCACTTTCTTGCCATTTAAAGTATTGCCAGTGAGCTGATACTCACTCATTATGCCATTGTACTCAACGTTTACCGGAGTTTGTTTTTTGTGTTTTGTCATGGTGATTGGGTTGATTAGTTTAACTACATATTATCTATTGGGCCTGCGTCAAGTGTATAATCGGCTTCAGCCATTTCTTTGTAAGCTAAACGAATCTCATCTCCATTTGTGTGACTCATAGGATTACCTAGAGCGTCCAAGATAAACACATCTTGGGCATTTGGATTTGGACTATAAAAAGTCTTACGGTAAATAGGAGAACCATCTATGCAACACACAATACCGGTTTTCCCGGCTATTTTATAATCGCGTTGCGGTTCTTTCTTGTTAAACGGTGTCAATTGCTCCTTAAAAACAATGGTGCCCGTTAATTCTTGTCCTTCAAACCATCCAAACCTTTTCAAGTCTTTAATAAGACCTGGTATTAGAGCGCTTACAGGTTTCATACGACCGAAACCTCGCTCATCAATGATTATACGGTGTTGTTCCACACGTATATGCCCCCATTTTGCATTGTTCTTTGAGGGAATGACTACATTTCCAGAAACGGCCGTAACTATTACGGCAGATTTCTCTGCTTGTTGAGTTGATATCATAAAGGGTTGAGTTGGTACAGCTATAAACACAAAAGACAAGTCAGCTGCGAACTTGTCTAATCTTCAACGATGTTGTCTGGAAAATCTGAAATGTCGTCAAGAAGTATTTCATCACCACCTAAGTTGTCACCATGACTACGGTCAGGGTCATCTTCTTGATAATCCATTGAGTGGTCTTCATCACTGTCATCAGGAGGTGGTTGTTGTTTCTTACGGATTGCGGAACCGTAAAAAGGGCTAGTAGCATAGTTTCCTGCGTTAATGCTCATAAGGTATTGGATATCTTGGTCATCAAGATCCAAGTATTCCTCTACAGTTAAGTGTATGACCTTACCATTTGGCAGTTGATATATCATGTGCTAATAAGATTCCCTGAACAAATATACTTCTTTTTTCAACAATCTGCATGTAACTTGTTAACTTTTAATGAGTAAGTAGATTACAGCACCTGATAACAATAGAGTGAACATTCCAAGGGCAATGTACATGCGCCATAGTTCACTTAACTTGTTTTCTAATTCTGTTTTTTGCTGCTCTACATACTTGTTAAAGTTGTCCAAGTACAAATACTTCTTTTTGTTTTTGGGCTTAACACCGTTATTCAACGATGAAGACCCTGCCTTCTCTTCTGACATGTTCTTTTTCTTCTAGTTCTTTAATAATTCGCTCCACGGTACGTCGGTTGACGCCTGCAAGTTCTGACAGAGTCTTGATAGATGGATAGCACCTACGTTCTTTGTCAAGGAATGTACACAGTAATGCGTACAACGCCTTGGCACGAAGTGATAGTCCAGGATCTTGGACTATGTCAGCGTGGACTATTCCAAATTTTCTTTGCTTTGTCATAGCTATGTGGATTAATGTGATTGCCTAGAAAGGCTTATCATCACTTAAGTTCTCGGGATATTCCTCCGAGTGATTGAATACAACATCTGGGATACATGAATAGGAATCTTCTGTTGAATTACCTGATTCATCTATGCGCTCATAACGTACTTGTATAGATTCACGACGGTTGTGATTGATATCAACAACTACAGCTTTCACTAATGTTTCTTTTACTAGTAAACCTGCTTCACGCATTCTATCTTTATTCATACGCCATGTGGGCATGTTGTCCCAAGGTATTAGTACATCATCTCCTATCTTTACATGCACTGATGGTTTTAATCCACTAAATGCATTATACAGATGAGATAAACCCATTTCTGAATCTGCTAAACCATCTACAATGGTTTCTGCGATAAGAGTGGCATGTGGGGTACCTTTCATGCACCCCACTAGCCTTTCTTTAATTTGTTCCACAGATGTTCTTACTTCTATGTATGACTTTTTTCTTGACATTACTTTAAGTTAATCATGGGTGTGTTATTACCTAAGATTGTAGTTGGCAACTTACCATCCCAAGTTTGTGCTTTGATAAAGTCCACATAAATTGGAGACAATTCTTGTTTCTTCAAACGCATTGCTTCTGCTACACCTTTGGCTTCAATGATATCCGCTTGTGCTTTACCTGATGCTGTAATTACGGCTTTAGCTGAGTCACCTTTAGCTTGAGCGATTAACTTCTTGGCATTGGCATCTGCTACTAAAGCTTCTTGCATTTTAGCTTGTGCTTCTTGAATTGCTTTGGTCTTATTTACAATAGCCTCTTTTAATGCTTCAGGAGGAACAATGTTGGTTCTCAACTGTGATACCGTAAACCATTTAGAAACGCGCTTATTACATTCTGCTACAATAGCTGCTTCAAACTGTTCTCGGTTATTGAAGATGTCATCAACTGCCCACTTATTGGCTACGTCATTAACAGAGCCACATACAGCATTCATTAACCAGCCCTGTTCAATTTCTTTAACGCTTACACGCAAGTTGACGAACATATCACCTACCTGGTCTGGCTTTAATGTGTAATTGAATGTTGGTTTAATCGTTGCTGAGAATCCTCCTTTAGTAATTACACCCTGGTCTGCATACTCAATATGCTGTTGGAATGTAGGAAACTCATATAAGTCTTCAGCCCAATTATTATACACGACCCAACCTGTTTTATAAGTATAGTCTGATACACCACGTTCATTACCGGTTAAGTTCACTTTGATACCAATATGACCCGCATCTACACGTTCAAGACTATAAGGCTGAAATATGGCTACAATAAGAGCGCTCACCGCAATCACAATTGGCATCTTCAGCCAAGAACCTTTTACCTTTCGGATTTTATCTCCATAACGCGTTTCGGTCACTGTGAAACCGTCATTACGAGTTGCTACTAATAAACCACAGGCTAATGCTAAGCCTACTAACAAGATAATTAATGAGATCATTCTGATTTAATTTTTAAGAGTTTAACAATTAATTTTAACAGGTAGTAACCTACCATAGCGTCAATTCCAAGCACTACTACTAGAGCTAGAAAAGCTAACGCTCCCGGAACTATGTCACGGTTTACAACGTACTCAAAGTACGCACCATTTAGAAGCAGCAAAAAACTTAATGCTGCACCTAACTTAATCAAGTTTCTCAACATACTAGCGGAAAAAAAAAGATTTAAAAATGCGAAGCGTAATATTTAGCTCAACAAAACACATAAATTCTTACATGTCTTGTTGAGCATAATTCTGTTGCCAAGCTCTACTACGAGCTCCGACTCTTAGTCAAATTTCACGCGAGCATATCGGTCTGTCATCACTGTGTCTAACATCAGTTGTTCAGGTCCGTAAACCTTACCCTTCAGAATAGACTTCAGTATTGATGGACTGAAACCGGATACCAATCCTACGCCTTGGTCTTGAACCTGTGCAGGAGAATTACCCAAACGACCGTTCACATTCCAGAAGATAATCTCAGGCATTACATAACCAGATTGGTTATACTTTGCACGGATTACATCCAAGTTTGTAGAGCGATTGTCTCTAGTTGCTGTATTAAACTCCATATCAGAGATAATTAACAACTTAGTAGGCATTTCTTCAGAGGGAATATTCTCTCTGATTGCACTGTTCAGGATTAGGTCAAAGGAAGCCTGCAGATTAGTGGTCATTCCCCACGCTGCTGAACTCAACTGACGCATCCTTTGAGTCAATGACCCTTTCAGGTATTGCATCTCAGGATTTGAGCTGAATGTCAGGAACGCATCCTTGAATATACCTTCGTTTCTCTCAGAGATATAAATCCCAAGAGCAACGGATACATCCATAGGTAACCCACCGTTATCATTCATAGAGCCAGACACATCACACATCGGTAAGATGCGTTCAGTACTGCCTTCCATGTAATTAGGTAGGTTATTCCACTGAGCTTCGATTGCGCTTGCATTTTGACCACTCTTAACTGCTTGATACAATTGATGAGGGAACAAAACAGAGGCATTAATCTTGGCTTCTCCTGAATGAACTGCATCGATATATGCTTTCATGCGAGCTTCATCATGCTTGAAAAATGCCGTACGGTATCTATTCATAGCAATCGAAGGTACATGAGCATAATTAATGCCACCCCATTCACGTCTGCACATAAGCGTCTCCACTACTACAGTCTTTTTCACTAAGTATTGACGGAACTCTTTTGGAGTTACTTTCATATACTTGTGCATGGCTACAAACCATGGACCTTTGCGTGGGAACCACTTGGCTAAAAGACCAGCGTTCTCCGATTCCTCTAATGTTGTTTTCAACCAATTAAGGTTGTTATCATTAGGTTTCTCGATAACGAACACGTCTTTCCAGTATCCGAACTCTGGCACAAGAATCATCAGCTGATCAAAGACTTCCGGATAGTTAGTACCAATATGGCTCATAACAATTTGGAAGAATCTTCTCTCACCTGCACCTCCTCGTGCGTCGCGAGCCCAAAACAATATCTTCACAGCAACTAATGAGTCTTGAGCGAATGCTCTCTCAAAGGCTGTCACGATATCTTTTGGTTGCATGTTGCGAGATGCTCCTGCTAAGAAGAACAAATCTACACATGAATTTAACGAAGTCGAGTGCGTAACTGCTCCGTTTGCTGTCACGCTATTATAGCTGCGTGTTGCGTTTACTAATCTACTCATTTGGCTTAGGTTTTTTAGTTAGTTAATAATTGATTAATGGTGATGTACCCCTCTGCACTCAGTTATGCATGTTGTTTACTTCATTTCTGAAGGATGATTCGTTAGATGCTTTCTAGGCTCCTATACAATTGTAAGCAAATAAAAGTCCGTAAGATTTCTCTTGGGAACAGTAACAACAAACGTTAATCCATCATTGACTAATCTTGCTTGGTTCCTCGCGTGTTAGTCTACATAACTGCTCACCCTTGGGAAGTGAGTTATGGTGCATTAATATACAGGCGTGTTCAACATGTATAGTGAGACTTCATCTGTGTCTATACACTTCCCTCATTAAGGCCTTAGCCACCTGTAATGTTATCTCAAGCACTTAGTTGTAGTAGTCAGACTGGGATTGATTACCCAGGCTCTGGCAGGGTACCACAACTACTGTCACACTACAACATTGTGCTATGAGAAAACTGTGTTGATTTTTAACAATGGACCAGGTTACTCCACCAATCATTACTAATTGGCTTCATAGATAAAGCATCATAGCTCACCTGAGTGTTTTAATCCATCTAATCTTTAACAGTTATAGAGATAATAAATAAATGCAGGTCAACATCATCCCTGCTTGCCCCAGATATTGAAGACTAGATATGCTCTAATTGGCTGTTCTTTGGGGTTACCCTGATGGTTATTAACCTATTCCACTCAGCTGTGGGGTCAGATTGTTTAAATTAATAACTCGTGCTCTTTATACTCAGCAGGGAGAGATTTTGGATATCCCTCTGCACTCAGTTGTAATAGTTGGTCTTAGGTCAATATCAATAGATATCCCATGTACATTACAACTGCTCACCCTTGGGAAGTGAGTTATGGTGCATTAATTTTGGGAGAACCCACCACCTTTTCACGGGTGATGGGGCTCAGATGTACGACAGGATACGGTTACCACCACACGCTACTTTCGTAGGCAGGTTCTCCCGGGTTATTGAACTTATAGTTTATAGTTTATAAGTTGCTGATGTATCCTTTGACATCTAATGTTTGCAGAATGCTACTAAGCCAAGTTATCAAATTGGATTAATATGCTGAAGCATTCTTTGTTTGTGGGGGCAGCAGGATTCGAACCTGCGACACATTGTTTTTAGTTTGGTATGCTGACCCAATCAACAGATTGGACTGCTTTCGCAGTTATAGACGATTGCTCTACCAGCTGAGCTACACCCCCGTTTGCTGTCTGTTCCAGCTGTCAACCCGTATTGTTCTTATTGGATGGATGTTACCTCAATGGGCTCATTTCGATGCCAGTGTCCCACTTATTGCTCTGACAAAATCAGTTTTCGGGCCCGTTACTGTTCTTTCGAACTTAAGTATCCCTGATGCTGAAACATGGTGTGCAGAACTTTCTCTGTAGTCAACCACCCTTATGTAATTAAAAGTCACTAGTACTTCTCAGTCATAAGGCAGGATTTTGTAGGGAGGGCTGGACTCGAACCAGCGACCACGACGTTAACAGCGTAAGTTGGTATGCAGTTAGCAACCTTTGACAGGCTGCGTTTTACGTGCTCTAACCAGCTGAGCTACCTCCCTAAAAATACGGACTCCAGCTTGATTCATTAAAAGTGAATTGCTTAAGTTGCTGTATGGAGTCCTTATTAGACAGATTCCCTTTTTGCTTTTTCCAATAAAAGTTTTTTAAGTTGCGGATGGAATCTTTGTTTAAGGTGGCTGAGAGTGTTGAGCTTTGTCTTGCGACTGACTCAACCTTTTGCTCTCAGCAATTTCTTAAAGAGTTCAGACTTGGTTACCTGGTAACTGTTGTCTCGGATCTCTCCGGCTACGTTCACTCGAATGGTGTCTACGCAGCTAAACTACATGCATTGTTCCTGACTTTCGTCAACGCTTTGAGCTTATAACACTCACAGTTGTTTTGCTCAGACCTTTTTTTGTATATTTGTCTTATGAAGACTTGTACACAATGTGATGGTAAACATCACGCTAAAGGTTACTGTAAGATTCACTACAAGGAGTTTATTCTCGACAGTAAAAAGCTTAATCAACTATGCTCAATAGATGGTTGTAACAATAATGTTGGAAAGAACGGTTTTAACGGATTATGTTCTAAACATTATACCCGTGTAAGACGTAATGGAGATGCTTTAATTGCAGGTAAAAACCGACAGTTTTATTCACTCCAAGAGTTCTTTAACACTAATGATACAGATACAATTCTTGACACTGTATTTGAAAGCAGAGTACGCTGGGCGTTTGCCGTCAAACTTTATTATGGTGACAAGTGTTGTAAATGTGGATGGGCTGAAACATCTTGCGATGCTGATCATATCATCCCTTTTGAATCCGGTGGTCCTAACACAATAAGAAATGGACAAGTTTTATGTCCTAATCATCATGCTATTAAACACCGACCTTCTACATCATCTTGAGTTTAACGTGGCTCAAACCACGGTGCAAATATACACATTAATATCAGAAGAACAAGAGCCGGTCTAACCATCACCACTGGTATAGCTGACCGACTCCGCTCTATATCTTGACATCATATTCCGCCACAATAGGCGCACTCAATCCAAGCACCTGTACCTGGACCACCAACATATTCATTATGGCCGCAATAGCCACATTTGAATACGAGCCTTTTGGGTTTTACTTTAGGCTTTGATTTATGTTGTTTCTTTTTCATCAAATTCAAAAGATGAGACCGCGCATTAAATAGCTAGGTCTCATCTTTAAGGTATTTTCAGCTCTCAGACACCGCCTGGGTAACCTTGGGTCTGAGCCAGAACTTCTGTTAACTAACGTTCATCTAGTTCTCGGCATCCTTTTCAGTCAACCCATTCCAGCGCTAGAGTAGGGTGCTCTTCTTGAAGAATGACTAACTGACTTCTTAAGCTCGTCTGCCCATATCTTATAGCTGGATGTTGAACACAGGAGCAAGAGCCAAATGAGGCTGTGTGGTATTCACTTCTTCTCCTGATTCATTTAGTTTTACTGCACATTCTGGGTATAATACAAACTCGGCCATGACATCAATGTTCCAATTCATTCCCATATACAACCAGGTTGAGTAATGCTGTTTCCAGTCACTACCATCTACAAATAATGAATCAAGTTCATCCATGTAGATTCTGGTTTCTCCTCTTTCAATTTCTACTTCAGTTATGATATATATCATACTCTTACCGAAATTGTATGTTGCTGGAGTATTGTCATCCACTGACATGTTGCATGTGTGACGAGCGAATGCAAGTATTTGTTCATGTTGACCTTTACCGATTCGATAATCGCAGGGTTCTGCATATGCAGCTTGCAACGAGGGTTTCATTTGTTGTAACTCCCCTAATACATGTTGCCCTGGTAAAACAAGCAATGCCTCACAAGAGAGGAGTAAAGACGGGTCATATTCACCACCGTTATGTTCAATGACTTGATGACCCATCTTTATTAATTTTTGTTTTACCACATTGTACACTGAGAAATTAGCCTGATTACTTTTAGAGAGATATATTCTCATTAAAGAGTCTCTCCAAATAACTCAGTATAATTAGCTTGGGCAATAGCTAATTCGATTTTCTTGTTTGCGATTTGTACTGATACTTTTTGGTATTCAGCAGCCCAGGAGTCAGCATCAAATGCTTTACCTACCGTTAATGAATAACGATTATCAGGAGATTGGTCAAGCATTAACTCACGCTTATCTTCCAGGTTCATGACTTCTTTATCTAAGCCGTCGATGATGCCACGTTGAGCAACTTTACCTGATTTAATAATACGATCGCCTCTGTCTCCGATGATGGCGTCCCCTCGACGTTTAATCATGGAGTCGAATTTACCTGCTACTTTGCAGTTTCCTTTTTTGGTTGATGTTCTTGTACTCATTTTCTAATTTTTTAAGTGATTGATGATTGGGTTGATATATTGAGTTTACGAATTTTCCCAACTCCCACTCAAGGGAGCCTTGCGAGCGTGACGGTCGTTGCACATTGATTCAGCTACGCTAATCAAGAGGTGGTACTGAAACTGACGCTATGTACAATTAGATACTCTCTTCAGAACCCACAACCTTAAACCGTTATAAGTGTTACAGTGGAAGACTAAAGAGAGGAAGCAAAGCTTCAAATGTGAGGGTTCTCAGACTTTTCCCACGGCACGCCTGGTACTAGGTTGAGATTTAACCCTATGGTTTCTTTAAAAGAGCTTCTAAATCAGACACAAATTCAAGAGCCAATACTCTTAAACTAGATATGCGTGTTCTATCTTTAGCGAACTCGTTGTACTTGGTACGCATTGCAGTTATCTTATTGATAACTCTGTCCAAATCTTCTTTCCCCTCAAGTCTTTTGTTATGCTTAAGATGAAATTCAATTTCAAGTCTCAGCTTATTTTTGAACAGGAGCTCATCATTTAATCCTTTGATTTTGAGTTCAAGATTATTCAGATGATTTTTCACATTTTGACGTGTGTTTTTAATACGATGGTAGTCTTTACTGCCTTGTTCTACCTCTCTGTATTTATCTCTCAACTGAGATAATGAATTCTGAAGACTGACTTTTCTGTTGATGTAGTCATTCCTCTTCTGCTTAATATCCAAGATTAAACTCTCGATAGTATGCAGATTTTCTTTGGTTGGATTAAACGTGTCTGACATGGTGTGTATAATTATGATTAAGAATAATAATGATTGAACCCGAGTCCAACGGACCACTGCGAGTTGTTGGCTTTTCAATTCCTCGGCACGCCAGGACAGCAGATACTCCAATCACAGGTTCAATAAGGATATGGTAGCCGGTCTGTTTAAGACGCAGTATCGGGATTGCTCCCTAGACATCCCGTAGTATGTCACCCGGCAGGGCTTTCGAGATCCTCCCTCCGTTCCCCTTTTACCATAATGTGTTGTTCTCCTCTTCTGTATGTAACGCGAGAGTTGATATTACATTCGCCTCAATCCCATACTCGCCATCAATCCGCTGTTTAGTGCTTACACTCACAATAGACTTATTACTCCACGGCACGCCTGAAGATTCGTGATTGTTGGGGATTCTGTTGACCGCAAGAAGATACAGAGGGCGATGACTAGTATTTGCTCATGGGCTATGACCCACTTTACCCCTCTTAGAGAACAATATTTTTTTTTTTTGTATATTTGATACATGAAACAAGGTAATCATTCTGACCGTGATCGTGAGTTATATCTTAAAAGCATACGCTTTAAGGGTTTAACTGCTGCTGAGAAAGCTCTTCTAAAGAAAGAGGAGTCAAAGTTTAGGGATATCAAACGAAAGTACAATCTTACTAAAGAGCAGTACTTAAAGATGATTGATAATCAGAACGGATTATGTCTGGGTTGTGGTAAAGCTCCAAAGAAACTCTGTATTGACCATTGTCATACCACAGGCAAAGTCAGAGGTATTTTATGTTCGGATTGTAATGTTGCTCTTGGGCTTCTTAAAGATGATCCAAATACTTTACGCAATCTAATGCATTACCTAATACGACATTCCTGACCATACTTGCGACATTTTTGTCGTATCAAAACGATGTTGTTAAGTTATTCAAGCCCTTTAATAGAGCGCTCTACGACTGTTCAAAACATTTCCTAACAATACCAAGAACAGGACCATACAAAAGATGGTTCTCTTTGTGCGACAAATTTGTCGTATTAGGTTTGCTTCAGCTAGGTAAAAACTTAAAAACCCTTGACCAAAGTCTTTCGTGCACTGTTTTGTAGGTCTGTAAGGTGAGACTTAGGCGTTTCTCCATTCACCACTCAGATTTCCCGAGGGAGGCTTTGTCTGGATTGGACCATATCTCACCCAACTTCTTAATGTTTTGCTCACTTACCACATGGTTTTAATGGGAGCTACCCAACATAGCCTAGTTTATACACCAGGTCAGGTGCTCCTGATTCTATAGTGTACTTTAGTCAGTGAGCTAAGGTTCCTTCAGTTGGTCCGGAACCTTAATGTTGTTTCCAATCAGCCTCAGGTTGATTAAACTCTGGGTCATTGTCAGGATCTGGATGAGCGATTTGCTCACCATAAGCTTTCTTTAAGTCCTCTTGTTTTTCCATGAGGCTTTTGTAGTTGTACATAGTACCTGGTCGTTCTTTGATTCCGACCATTATATAATTGAAATGGTCTGACGGTAGATGCTTGCTATACTCAATCTTGTTGATGGTAGCTTTTCCTCCTGCGAAATCATCCTGACCGCGGTACACATACAATGCAGAGGGAACATATATTACGTCACCCTCTGCTGGTTGTTTGTACTCTGCCATGATTAGTATGTGTTTAATGATTATTAGTGCAAGAGGTAGACGCTACTCCTGCTCCCGGATTCTTTCTCAGCCTTCTTGGCTCTTATGTCAACCACAATTAAGAGAATCACTCCTATTTGGTTCCGGTGCTGGTTATATTTATCAAACCAGTCAACTTTAGACTCATTACGGGATGTATCTTCCTAGGAAAGTTACTTGTCCCTCGCTTACCCTCAGTGATTAGTTGAGGCTGGGCAGAGTCCAATCAGCGGTAAGTAGAGGAATTGAACCTCATGTAACCAACGTACGGATTCGAACCGTATCTTCTCGCTCCCTCCTCAGGAGCAGCCCACCAGACAGGGACTTACCGTAAAAGGGATCAGTGTAGTATGGGAACTACACTGTTGCCCTTTCTGCTAGCTCTCCCACCGTAGGGGTGGTTGCTACTCATTGTCAATTGCAGTAATCATTTAAGGTAATCGTATTAACCGTGCCTGCTGCACATGATGACCCATTAGATTGACAAAAATTTAAGAAAACACCGGTTGTCTTTGTTATTACACCATCCCTGAGTATGCTAAGCCTGATTGTATTTGTTAAATTACAATTGGCACTTACATGGTTAATGAAGTTAGGTCCAGGTACAATGTTTAATGAGAACACGGGTGCATCTGCATTGGGTACAATACTCTTTGTCCATATAGTTCCTGTTGCTGTAGTATCCTCAATGGTATTGTTGTAACCATCAAGATATAATATATCATACTGGCCTGAGCTAACACTTGTACCAAACTCTATTTGGTATGTCCATGTGCTTGACTTACATGATGCAACAGATGCTGTACTTGCCGGAGCGGGTGATGATGACTTTTTACTGCATGCCACCATCATCAAGATAGACATACAGATTAGGATAATCTTTTTCATTTTGTTTGTTATTGAGATGGTGGTTATGGATAACTAATAGCGGATGTGGCATAACCAATTAACTACATCCTGTAAGGTATGCTCAATAGAGATTTGAGTGTGCTGAATTTAACATACTGCCTAAGCAATAGAGGTAGATAAGCCTTTCAATTCCCGATATTGGTCCCTACTGAGCAATATCTATTGTGGTGAATTACGAAGTGGCGGTTGCTCTTTCTCTTGAAATGATACTGATGGACCACTATAGTAGTAATCAAGTACCCATAGAGGAATACCCGAGTCACTCACTCTCTGTATATACTCTTCATGTTGAATAGCTAATAGCTCATCTCTACTAAGAGAGTCTATATAAGAAGAACTATTAGTGTGTGAATCAGAGCGTATGTTGTTTCTAGCCATATAGTGCGATTGAAAATGTTATTGATGACAAGGTGGACAGATTAGAATGTAGACAATATGAGGGATGGTTGAGGACCCTCTCACACTTTCTCCCTCACTCTCAGCTACTTACAGCTAAACCATATAGGTGAGCACGTTTAGCAAGAGAGCAAAGCGAGAAAAAAAAGGGGAAGACTCTATGTCCTCCCCTCTTCTCTGTCTAACAACACTATTACATGTTGTCTATGCCCTCGCTCTTAGCGACATCAGCACCGCCTAACAAGTGAGCAACACTTGCCTTAGCTAACTCTTGACCGAAGTTACCTCCGTACTGTTTAGCTAATGATGCTGCCTGCTCGAATGCAGACATATCCGGTACAACTTTACCCTTCTCTGTTACGATAAGAGTTCCCGTGTTACCGATGCAACGGGTTGTGAACCATAATGGTACACCGTTTTCTGTCTCGCGATAGTTGTCGCCTTGAGCCGCCTTATACGCCTCGATTTGTGCTTCTGTTCCACTGCCTTCGTAAACGAATACTGTGTTACCTTTCTGTGATCTGTACGATCTGCTTAACTTTACTTTCATGTCTCTGCTTTTTAATTGTTTGACTTTTATTTATTTGTGTACTCGCAATGCGCGCCTTACTTATATGGCGAACATGTACGTATTAGCAATAGATGTTTGAGAAATAGGCGGGGAGGAAAAGCCGGAGCGAAGCGGAGGCTGTGGGGAGGAAAGAAGGCGCGAAGCGCCCACGTTTATCACACACGCCTTATATATATGTATAACCTGAGCGTGTAACCATTACATTCTCAAAAGTGTTCGTCGAAGAATTACCTGTCATTTATACCTGTTTTCCCAGGGTTTTACAAAACTCATCGGTGATAAACAGACATTAGTCGAAATGAGAGCGTGTAATGTTTGTGAGTTGAGTTAGAGGAGATAACCCTTTTACTGTACGTCTAGTTTGTGTTTGAGAAATAGCTGACCGAAAAGAAACCCGTATTGCTACGGGTCTCAATGTGTTTCGTTGCTTAGCACCTGTGCTCAGGGTTATCCTCACTCGTGGGTGAATGACTATCACAACGGGGAAGTCCCCCAAGGCTTACGCCTCAGGGTTCTCGTCCTCGGACTTGTTACCAAGCAAGTTGGCAACAGACGCCTTTGCAAGGGCATCACCGAAGTTTCCACCAAACTGCTTCGCTAAGCTTGCGGCTTGCTCAAACGCAGACATGTCAGGAACAATCTTCCCTTTGGAAGTTATTACCAACGACCCACTGTTGCCAATGCAACGAGTAGTGAACCACAATGGGGTTCCGTCTTCTTGCTCACGGTAGTAATCACCGCTTGCTTGTTTGTAAGCCTCAATCTCTTCAGGCTTAGCAGTTACTGCATAAACGAATACAGTGTTACCGTTTTGAGAACGGTATGAACGCTTTAGATTAACCTTAATCATGGCGATGGGCGCACAAGAGGACTATATCCAACAACATGTTGAATATTTTCTTATGCAATTACAATAGATGTTTTAGAAATAGTTAGGGCAGGAATGTGCGTGGAGCGCTGACCGTAGGGAAGCGGAATTAAGGGAAAAGATAACGGCTAATTGCCGTCATCATTCTCCATATTCTTTTTACGGTTAATAGCTAATGCCATTGGTCCGTAGACTGCTGCCTGAACTCTGAAGCGGACTAATCCGCTCAGTTGTTCAAGCTCTGCAGTTGTCTTGTCGTACAGCTCATCAAACTCTCTTGGTGAAAGTCTTGGTAATCTGTACTGATGTAAGGTTGCCGCTATGCAGTAAATGTGCTCAACCTTGATTTGATTCTCTTCCGAGAGCGTGAGGTAAACAACCTCATTGAAAGTTTGTGTCATGGTGATAATTTTCATACAATAGGGGTTTTAGAAATAGCTGGCTTGGTGAGTAGGCCCGAAGGCCCTATACTCACCACAAGTTTCTTTATGTGGTTGTGTATTCAGGAGAAGCAAGCTACTCTCTAATGAGAATAGCCTGCAAATGTACTACTTCTTCCCAAAGTGGAAGTTTAGTAGTTGTACCTCACGATGTTCAATAACATCGCATGGATTGATTCTCATTGGTCTGATTGGTACTAACCATTGAACATCAATAAGGTCTCCACCTTGGTACGTGCGTAGAGACTTTGCACCACAAGAGTAACTAACTTCTTGTTTAACAGCTGGCATTCCGTCAACTGTTGTGATTTGGATTGGTCCTAAAATCATGGTGATGAGTACGTAAGGGATAACATCAAACAACCTTGTCTGTATGTGTCTTATCGTAGATACAATAGATGTTTGTGAAATAGCTGAGTTCAGCAAAGCCCTTATTCAGGGCTGCTGTTCTCGGCTGCATTCAGTTGGGCTTCAATGTATTCTTGAAGATGTGCACTAAATGCCTCAAATGCATTTGCCTGTCCTTGACAATATGCTTTTAATTCTCTTGCTGTCTCACACTCAATTGGTGATTGATCAGTCATACAATCTGCAGCTGCTTTGTTTGCATCAGCCGCTAATACATCAAGTTGTTTGATGATGTCTAATACGTCCATGGTAATTAGTTTAAATGATTAATAAATAAGTAAAGCCCCGAAGGGCCTTACTCTTACTTGTTTGCGTAATACTCTTTACGTATTACAGATGCCTGTTCATCTAACAGGTCAGCCTTAGCTAATGTGGTTGCACTGTCAATTGCAAACCATATTGCAGACTGTTGGTGTGCTACACAAGCAATGAATGTGTAACCTTTCAATGTAATGAATACACTGATGTGTTGATGAAAGTGTGCAGGTAAGCGCTTTAATATGGCTGTTGCCATCTCAGTCTTATAACGCATTTTCATCGCCTTATGAGTGCCCATATAGGCATACCCAAATCTGAAGCTTTTCAATTGCTCCATTGTACAGTTTGTTGTCATGGTGAGTATGTTTAAAGTTATGTATGTACAATGGAGGTTTTAGAAATAGTTAGCAAGCTTAGGTTGATGTAAATGTTTCCAAGAAAAAAAGAATTCTTAAAAGTTTAGCCAGATTTTCAAATGCTCCAAAATAAAAGGTGGGGGTAGGGGCCCTGGCGGTTAGACCCCGGGGTGTTTTGTAGAGGACCCCTCTCTCATACTCACATATATCAAATCGCCCACCCGTCATAAACAGGAGTCACTCCTAATCTTCTTGTCCTAGGGGGTTTTGCTTTTATGCAGAAAGATGCATGTCACGCTTGTTTATTCGCTGGAATTTTGTATATTATAGAAAACAAACATTATGAAAAAGAAACTCTTATTAATCATCTTGGGTTCTCTGGTTGTAGCTGGGATAGCTGCAGCAGTTTTGATACCCTTAATTTTAAAGAAAGACCATCATGAAAATCCGGTACCAATTACTCCTTCTCCTGAACCCCAAGATACTGCGGGCACGGCTTTACAAATTTTCAACCGTTATGACAGTGCTGTTGTTGTTTACATTACTCTTGGCGCTACTCCTGGTTGCATTCAGTCTGTTCTGGATTTGCCGTTTAATGTGGATACCGTTCCTGGCTCTAAGAAAATGCAAGGAACATTCTTATTGGCGCCAGGTGATTCTACTGTTGCATTCAACTCAGATACCCTCGGCTTTAACGGGGTTATTTCATTTGGCTATGCTCCTGATAATTGCCCTTCTCCCCGATATCCCTTAGGTCTTAACCAGTTCGAATTTATATTGAATAATTCTTTCCAGCCGGGTCAACCTCAGGAGTCGATAAATATATCATGTGTCCATGGTGTGAATTGTGTTATCAGATGTGATGTGAAAACGGATTCGTTAACTCCATTCAATGCTGGTCCTACTATTCCTTTGGTACAGAGTTTTGCTAATACACTTAATCGTTCTCAGATTAATATTGTCGGTGTTTATCCTTACGGATGTACTCACTGTACTGATTATATAGGAGCACCTAATTGTATTCCGGTACCGCAGCCAGTTAACACGGAAGCTATTTGCCAGGTACAAAGACCTGCTGTAAAAACCAACAAGGGAAAAATTTCTGTAATTTATTTAGGAAAAATGCAGCCCGCATTAAAATAAGTATTATATTTGCACCATGTTCAACTTTGTTCAACCTTGTCTATATTGGAGTTTGTTTTCACACATCAATGTGAACAGGGATAAGTTTGTCTATTAGTTAGTAAAACAAATTTTGAAAAAGCCCTGTAGAAATACGGGGCTTTTTTTTTGGGGCTATAGCTCAGTTGGTAGAGCAGCGGACTGAAAATCCGTGGTCCCTGGTTCGATTCCAGGTAGCCCCACAATATGCCGACACTGCAGAGTGGGAGATCTGCACCAGACTGTAAATCTGGCGTCATTGACTTTGGGGGTTCGAGTCCCTCTGGCGGCACAACACGGAAGTGGTCTGAATGGACGAAGAGCTAGTCTTGAAAACTGGTGGCTGTAAAAGGTTTGGGGGTTCGATTCCCTTCGCTTCCGCAAATACATCTCTAGCTCAACTGGTAGAGCAGTGGTCTCCAAAACCAAAGGTTGTAGGTTCGATTCCTGCGAGATGTGCAAATGGTACCGTGGATGAGTTGGTTTAGTCTCAGGTCTGCAAAACTTGCTACGTCAGTTCGAATCTGACCGGTACCTCAAACATACGGAAGATAGGCAGATATTGGTTTGTTGCACCGCACTGCTAACGCGGCCCAGGTAAAACTGGTGAGGGTTCGAGCCCCTTGTCTTCCGCACTATGCCTCTGTGGCGGAATTGGTAGACGCGTTGGTCTTAGGAACCAATGTCGAAAGGCGTGCAGGTTCGAGTCCTGTCAGAGGTACAATGCTCCGGTGGTGAAACTGGTAGACGCGCAGGACTTAAAATCCTGTCCTTCGGGGTGCGGGTTCAAATCCCGCTCGGAGTACAAAAAAAAAATATTTTTGCAAAATGTTTGCAGGAATAAAAACTATGCTTATATTTGTAGCGCAAATGAAACATGTACAACATATAAATATCCAGGTGGCGAAAGCCATGATTACGCGCAGAGGCGATGAGCCGTCATGCCCGGAGGGTTTTGTATATTGTCTTGCTTCACATAAATAAGAAGTCATAGAAATCAAAATACGCAAAAGCCTCTGGGAATCATCTCAGAGGCTTTTTTGTTTTCGAGATGTAGTTCAGTTGGTAGAACGCGTGCTTTGGGAGCATGAGGTCGTCGGTTCGAGTCCGGCTATCTCGACTTAAATTATGGGCCAGATGCCGACGGCAGGTCAACCCGCTTGCACCGGGATTGTATGGGTTCGATTCCCACTGTGTCCACAGAGCTGATTATCAGGTGCAACCTAACAGCGGATTCGCAACCCGTCTGGATAATCAGGTTACATTAAGCGCCAGTAGCTCAATTGGTAGAGCTCTAGCCTTCCAAGCTAGAGGTTGCGGGTTCGAGACCCGCCTGACGCTCCAACATCTGTGATTACAATAAGCAGATGGAAGGGAAGTAAAATGAAATTCAGCACGGGGTTAGTTCTGCGTGTTTGTAAGGAGTGGTTGGAGGCCACAGTCCCCGACTAACAGGGACAAAGTACTGAAAAAGCCTTATAACGAATGGATTACTTCCCTATGATTTTTGGTCTGTTGGGGGAGTTCGGCCGTCCCTGCTGCACTGTCACTGCAGAGATCACGGGTTCAAATCCCGTACAGACCGCCAGGAAGCAAACATGGGTTCGATTCCCATCAACTGGTCTAGTGCCGGTTGTCGTCTAGGGGTCAGGACGGCTTCACGTTATTGCTTCTTAGCTCAGCGGTAGAGCAGCGCCCTGTTAAGGCGACGGTCCTAGGTTCAATCCCTAGAGGAGCAGCAAACATTGACACATGGCGCAGCCTGGTTAGCGCATCACACTGATAATGTGAGGGTCCCAAGTTCAAATCTTGGTGTGTCAACTTAATATCAGAATAGCTCAGCTGGTTCAGAGCAACACCCTTACAAGGTGAAGGCCGGGAGTTCGAATCTCTCTTCTGATACACAAAATATATTTAAACTTGTAATGTTTACACTAATAAGATATAGAAGAAGCAAGGCTAAGATAAAATCTTAGTCCAAACTCCTCTATAGCTTAGCTGGCTAAAGCACCATACTTTTAATATGGGGACCGCGGGTTCGAATCCCGCTAGAGGAACAAATCTCTCCCCATAGCTTAACTGCATAAAGCTTTTGCCTTCTAAGCAAACGATTACAAGTTGGAATCTTGTTGGGGAGACCACGCACCTTTAGCTCAGTTCGGTCAGAGCAGCTCACTCATAATGAGAAGGTCGTTGGTTCAAGTCCAATAAGGTGCACAAAATATTTGGCGGGGTAGAGCAGTCGGCTAGCTCGTGAGACTCATAACCTCAAGGTCACTGGTTCGAATCCAGTCCCCGCTACTAGAGTGCTAATGACGCCTGACAAAGGAGGGGATATATAACGCAGGTCTCCCGACACTCAACTTGTTCCTGTCTTCTAGGGGTTAGGATATTGCCCTTTCACGGCAATGACACGGGTTCGAATCCCGTCAGGAATACATAAGCCAAAGTAGCTCAGCTGGTAGAGCTCCTGATTTGTAATCAGATGGTCGTAGGTTCGAACCCTATCTTTGGCTCTGTGTTAGTAGCATATTCGGTTAATGTATCAGATTGTGGATCTGAGGAACAGGGTTCGATTCCCGCTAACACCCCAATTGGTTTCGTAGCTCAACTGGATAGAGCGTTACACTACGGATGTAAAGGTTCGGGGTTCGACTCCCTGTGAGACCACTTCTTATTGTCCTGTAGATTAACTGGCAAATCGTCTGATTTTGGATCAGAAGACTCCTGGTTCGAACCCAGGCGGGACAACTTTCTTTTACAAGTTCTTGCATATTTGAATTGTTTTCTGTATATTGATTAAAAGATATTGACAGCATCATGGATATAGAAAACATACAAGCATTAATTGCTCAGGGCAAGATTGTAACACTTGCAGACATTGACCCTTCACAATCTTATGTAGGAATCGGTGTGTATCAAGCAGGAAACAGAAAAAGAGGTAGTGCTAACAATAGTTACCCTACTTATGTAATTCCTGTTTCTGAATTAGGAGGAACTCCTCCGGCACCTTATGTGTACATTACTCCAAACATTTTATATGTTGATAATGTTCAGGGGAATGATGCAACTGCTCAGATTGGATATCCAAACAAGCCTTACCAAACGTTAGATGCTGCAACAATTGCAGCTAGTGCAGGTGACTTAGTTTTAGCTCGTAGAGGTACCTACAATGTTTCAGTATCTTTTAAGCCAGGAGTTAATTATGACCTAGGTGTTTCAACTGTATCAATTGGATACATGGTAAACAATGACTGGGGTTCTGGTTATTTCAATGTATATGGAAATGCAGACTTCTTAGTATATGGAGGTCTTGTAAACAGCTGTATAAATAGTACAGTGTATATTGAGTGCAACTCAGTTATGTACTGGGCTGAACCGGTTGGTGGTATCATCACAAATTCTGAAATCACAATCAAGGTTACTGAACAAATGCAAGGAATGGCTCAATATGCCTTCTTATCATACTTAGACGGTAGCTCAACAAACGTAATTGTAAACTTTACAGCTGACCGCTATAATTTCCCAAGAGGTGTTATTAGCTGGTTCAACGGAAATAATCCGATTACATTCAACCTTTATGGTCGTGAAATGACTCACACGGGTCCTGATGGATTTGCTTCTTTAGCATGGCCTTTAGGTGATGGTATGACTATGAACTTCTATGTTGAACATATCATCATAAATGCTGTTGGTGCCAACGCATTCTTCCCATGGTACGGTAAATTAAATGTGTATTCAAAAATCACATGTAATACGGATACGTCATGGATTATGGCAGACGGTGGTGAATCTACCTTCTTTGGAGATATTGAAGCTCCTTTAGGTCTCTTATATGTAAGAGGTACTGGAGGAAAAGTTAACCTACGCCAAGCTAATTATAACAGTGGTCGTAACGGTTATGCAGCTTTAGTTAATGGAAAATTGACTATTCAAAATGGAACTGTTAAAAACATGTATGCTGCATTAGGTGCTCCCGCTATTATTCAGGTAAATAACGCAGCTGCATCATTAATATTGACAAACACTAAAATCATTGGAGACGCGGGTCGTTCTCCTATTACTGATGTAACAGCCGGTTCCGCTTTAGTTCAAGCTTACGGTTCGAATTATTCAGTAGGTGTACCAGTAGGTATCACACCTGTTCCAGAAACAATTACTCAATTTGCAGCATTACAATAAACCCCTAAGATATGAGCGCAATAACAATGAATAAAAAAACTACAGCTGATATCTCAGCTGAGAGACTTGACTTCAGTACGTTTCAAAAAGTACCTGAAGTAATTCCTGCTAATTCAGAACTTACATTTACAGGTAAACCTGCACCAGACAAGGTAAAGGTTATTGTAAAAGGTTTAAACCACATTTACAGTATTTCTGAAACAGATTGGGAACAAAAAGCACAGTAACACAACTTAATATAAAACAAGATGAGTGTAGGTAATTTAAAAACTAACGGGAACAAAGGAAACAACTTCCCATTCCAACTAGGAGCATTACAGCTATTAGGTTTAATAGAAGCTGGCATAACAGGTTTAGTTCCTCCAGGTGGTTTAGCCACTGAAGCAACAGCTTTATCGATTTTAGCTGCAATTCAAAATGGAAGAGATTTTGAACAAAACTTAGTAATAGATACGGGTGGTGTAGGTTGTCCTGCAAACTGTCCAACTTATTCTGAAATCAGAATTTGGAATGGAACTAGTTTTGATCCTCCTGTTTACTATAATGCAGCAGGTGCTGTTGTAGTTCCAGTTGGTCCATTGGAATATGTGAATCCTCAATTCACGTTAGAAGATATTTTGCAACAATTGGTTGCAGCAAATGCATTACTTACCACAATCGATGGTGATACATCTACGTTAAGTGCGCCTCAAACAGGTTTACCTCCAGTAATGATTAGATCAAGTGCTGCAGGTACGGTTGCTGCTGGAAAGCGTAGTATAGCTTTCTTTAATGCAGGTAATGCCGACGCCACTGTAACAGGTGCTGTTTTAAAGCCAGGTGAAACTGTATCTTTTTCAGCAGATGGTTTACGTGATACGTTAGCTGCTGCATCATATGATGGAACAGGAACTGATTTATTAATTACAACTGTAGGATAACATGAGCACAGAAATAAAAAGAACATTACCTAATGATGAGTACCAAGCTGCTATAAATTCAAGCAGTCCATCAAGTACTAATCCATTTGCGACAGAAGCAATTACTGATGCATTACAAGTGCAAATTAATGCAATTACTCCAGGTAATGTATTAATTTCTGGAGGAGTAGTTTGGTCAGGAACAGGTTTTACGTATGACGTATCTGCACTTGAATATAAGATTCAAGGTGTGACTTATACAACTTTACCTACATCTGTTACATTAAGTGCGGCTGACCCATCAAATCCACGTATCGATGTTATTTACGCAGATGACACCGGTGCTGTTGGTGTATTAACAGGAACACCGTCAGGCTCTCCTGTAAAACCAAGCATTGATACTGCAACTCAGATTGAGCTTACATTTGTAGCAGTACCTGCCGGTTCAACTACACCTGTGATTTCTACAGTACTGATTTATAATGAAAACATTGGTGCTCCAGGAGAATGGAATACGTCATCAGATGATGTTAACGTAAACTTTAACTCAACACTTGACCCATACTCAGGTGTAAAATCTGTAAACACACAATTACCATTAGGTATTAACCGTGAGATTATTTTCACAAGAGGTACACCATATCCAGTAAATGGTGGTGTATTAAGCTTCCGTATTAAAGCTAAGAATGCAATGAACACGGCAGGTGGTCGTGTGTATGTAGGTTTCTTTAATGGAGCTACCTTACAAGGAAATGCAGTGTATATTGGTGGTAGTAATGCAACCATTTACGGATTCAATCCTAACAATACAACATCTTACCAATTAGTGAGCATTCCTATGAGTGCCTTTGGTGTATTACCAGCTACGGTAGGTGCTTTACGTTTATACAGATTAACCGGTACATCTACCGCAAACTTCTTTTTAGATTTAGTTCAAATCCAAGAAGGTGTAGTAACTGTGCCATCAGCTGCTCCTGGACACGTTATCTATGAAGAAACGACTCAACTTGCACAAAGAACTAAACTGTCTTTTGTAGGGGCAGGTGTAACAGCTTCAGATGATCCAGGTAATGACCGTACAATAGTTACAATTCCAGGTGGAGTAAACTCTCTTGGTTCCATTGTAGGTGATTATAAAGTGGATACAGCTGTAGGAGGTAATCCTGCTCCAGGTTATATTCGTTATAACAATGCTACACAAACTGCAGCTACTGTTATTACTATTGACCACTTAACTGATAACGGTATTGATATTGACATATTATTAGCCTTAATAACATCAGGCTCTTCTTTGATAATTCAAGACAAAGATGATTCTGCAAACTATCAGATATTCACTATCACAGGTCCTCCTGTTGAAACTGTAGTAAATGATTACTGGAGTATTCCAGTAGCCATCAATACAAGTGGTGGTTTAGGAACAACTAACTTTGCGAACAACCAATCAATCATTGTAGCTAATTTTGCTGCAGCACAACCTATTACTATTTCAGGTGAGGCGAGTGGTTCAGGAACTACAGCTATTGCATTAACTTTATCAAACGCAGCTGTAATATCAAAAGTACTTACAGGTTACGTTAGTGGTGCAGGGGTTATTACAGCTACCGATACCATTTTACAAGCTATTCAAAAACTGAACGGAAACATAGGTTCTTTAGTAACAGGTGTTAGTTCTGTATATGGTAGAACAGGCGTTGTTACAGCTCAAAGTGGAGATTACAATACTTCACAAGTTACAGAAAATACAAACTTGTATTTCACTAATGCAAGAGTTCTTGCAGCAGTGTTAACCGGGTATGTATCTGGTTCAGGTGTAATCAGTGCTACAGACACTGTTCTACAAGCTATTCAAAAGTTAAACGGTAATGTAGCTTTAAAACAAGATGCATTAACATTAACTACAACAGGTACAAGTGGACCAGCTACATTAGTAGGTAGTACGTTAAACATTCCACAATACTCAGGAGGTGGAGGTGGTTCATCTTGGACTGTTACAACTCAAAGTGGAGCAAGTTATACTGCAGCTAATAATGATTTTGTATTAATCAATGCAGCTACACAAACCGTAACATTACCTGCAGCTACTGCTAATGCAAGAGTAGGGGTGAAAATGATTAACGCGACTGTTACAAATATTCAAGTTAAAACAGCTTCGGCAGGTGTAACAATTGACGGAGTTGATAGAAGCGCAACAGGTTTACCTATTTACAATCAGTGGGATTCATTGACTTTTATAGCAGACGGTACTAACTGGTTTATTCAATCTTAATCACTATGCCATATATAGGAAATAGAGGAAAATACACATATGGTTTAAAGACCATTGCCCAGATTGATGCCTTAACTGGTATGCAAGCTGGCGATACCGTTTATGACACTACCAATAATAAACCTACTCGTTATACAGGAACTGTTTGGACAAATGCCGATTGTGTAGTATTGACAAACAGAACCGGTGCAACACTTGTTAGAGGTGATGTAGTGGTAGTATCAACTAACGCAAATGCTGTAGCACGAACCATTACATCAGGTAATCCATTAGTGGTAGGACCTGTACTTTATGGAGGTGCTGACTTAGCAGAAGTTGCTGTAGCTATTTCTGGAATTTATGATGTAAACTTAACAGCTGCAGGAACTGCACGAGATGGTGTTATAACAGGTACTACTTTAGGTAGAGGTACAGGTACTAACAACTTTGCTCAAGATGGAGTTTTTGCAAGTATCCTGGTAACAGGAGGCGCTGCCGGATTACATAGATGTTTTATTAGACCACACCCTGAATACTGGTAAAATTATGAGTTACTTTAGTGAAAGATTTACATATGGACGTAAGACTACTGCTCAAATTGCAGCTTTAACTGGTATGCAACAAGGTGATACAGTTTGGAATACGACCATTAAAAAAAGAGAATATTATACAGGTACAGTTTGGACTAATGACGATTGTGTCATTCTTACAAACGGTGAAGGCTCCGCTGTAGGTGAAGGAAAGCTTATGTATTTAAGTGCTGCAAATACAGTGATGTTAGCAGATAACGTTGACAATGACTTCTTTATTGGAGTTGTTTTCAGAGGTGCAGCAGCAGGGGGTGAATTAGTTATTGCAACTAAAGGTGTTTACAAAATTGAGTTTAACCCATCTAGTTTACCTACTATAGGTAACTTTGCAAACCTTTCAGCTAATGCTAATGTTGGGTATGCGAATGTGAATACAACAGGAACTGTAAACAGCATAGCTGTAGTAGCAGAAAATTATTCAGGAGGACTTCCTGTAGACAAATTAGTTAGATGTTGGTTACACGATCATGACAGTTTTTAATTATGGCACTATTAACTAGAGGAGGTACAACCTTCGGAAATAGAACAACCGCTCAGATTGATGCTTTAACAGGCATGGCTGAAGGTGACACTGTGTTTGATACCTCATTAAAAAGATACAGAGTATATGACGGTCTTGGTTGGGCCGGTGATAATATCATTGTGCAAAAAATAAGTACAGGATTAGCTTCTGCTGCACAAGGGAATCTTATTCGACCAAGTTCTGTAGCTAACAATGAAATCGGTTTACCAAGCGTTGCTTCAGGTAATCTTAAACTTATTACGGCTACATCTGTTTCTACAGTAACTAAAGCACAAAACGAATATTGTCCTGTAAGTTATTTAGGCGTTCAACCTGCGAAGTATGACGGTGTAGGTGCTTCTGTAGACCCAACTGAATATGTTCAGATGTCAACAGGTGTAGCGGGTCAATTTACCGAAACTACTTTAGGTTCTGGTACGGCAGTATTCGGAGTCGCTCTTGAAACAAGCAACGTAGCAGGCGCATTAGTAAACATTATTTTTAGATCAACAGAAAAAGCTTAATAGATTATGGCACACAAGTATTATGCATATGCAAGACATATGGACGGAAGTCAAGAAATTGTAACTCTTAAATGGGTTGAAGTTACACAAGATCCAACATATCCATGCAGTGATGGTGGGTTCTCGAAACCCGTAAGTCAATTGGATGCAAATGAACAAGCACATCTTGATGAATTTCTTACAAGTGGTCAAACCCTAGAAGATGTAAGTAATTTGCCAAAAAATGAAGATGGCATGAACACGTTATAGTATTAATAATTATATTTGCAAAAGCTATACGTTATGACAACAGAAATATACACCTTCTTACTTGGATTGTCTGGTTCAATCATCATCCTCCTATTTGCAATAATAGGCTACTTCTTAAAAATTGTGCACGCTGATGCTAAAAAATCTGTTGAGGAGGCCGGAAAGAACAAAGGAAAAATTGAGTTATTAGAGCTTCAAATCAACAGCGACGTTAAACGTCTTGAACAAACTACACAGCTAGAGCTAAGGAATCTTGCTGATTCTGTTGGAAAGTTGTCATACAGTGTAGAACAGTTAGTAAAGATGAAATTCACAGATACACATAAATCTTAATGCATACAGCCAGATCTTAAAGTCTGGCTTTTAAATTTGCATATCTCCTCTAAAATCTGTATATTATATCATTATACAGAGCTCATGGCAGCACAAGATAAATTAACCCCTACAGCTATTACGTTAGCTAACAACCTAAATGGAACAAGGCTTTCAACAGGTGCAACTTTCAAGATGCCCTCAAAAGCTAAGTCTAAATGGGATAACCCGTTCATGGATGTAGTTAAGTTCTTTGCAAGCATTTATGCTAAGCAGAACAAAATTGCAACAGGGGATATGTCCTGGAATCATAAACTTGACGACAATCAACCGTTACAAGATGCATTTGCACTTGACCAAAATCTTGCTCAACTTACTCTCGGAAACGTGGTTGCTATTACAGAAGCTGAATGGAACGAATTTCAAACAGCTATCAGTCGTTGCTATAATATAATCAAATGGCTTCCACCGGTTGCTTCATTACCTTATACAGCAACTGAAATGACAAACTTATATAGTTTAGCAGGGATTGGTTACGACACTACTAACAAGATTTATGGTGCGGATGGTGAACTCCTTTACAGTGGTGCATCTAAGGCAGCTCCTGACTATACATGGCATGCTAAGTGGAACGAACTTAAGGTACCTTATGACAAGGTGCTTAAAGTAGATACTCCGTATGTTGCACCAATAGCGCCATCTGGAGTTAATCCGAATTCAAATTATTACCGCTTTACAGGTAATCGTAGATGGTTCTTTGACCAATCCATGATTGAGATTGGCTTATAATTAATGCCCTGATTCGTCAGGGCTTTTTTTTTCTCCTAGCTGTTAATAAATTTGTAAAGTTTAAATTTTTTGCATTATATTTGTCTGTAACTAAAAACTCATATCATGTCAGAAACAACCAACAACACTCCAGAGAGTACTACTGAAGAAAGAGTACCTACGGCTGCCGAGATGGAAGCATACCGTAAAAAC